ACCACCAGCAGAAGAACCTCCTGCTGAAGAACCACCAGCAGAAGAACCTCCTGCTGAAGAACCACCAGCAGAAGAACCTCCTGCTGAAGAACCACCAGCAGAAGAACCTCCTGCTGAAGAACCTACACAAGAAGAAGTTGTTGATACTGCTGTAGAAGATGCACTCGATGACGGAGAAATTACATCTGAGGATGCTGAAGAGATTTTAGATGCACTAAATGCAGACGGAGAAATCACATCTGAAGAAGTTAATAATCTTTCAGATGCTCTTGCTGCTGATGGAAAGTTGACAGAGGCTGAAAAAGACCTCATTGCAGATGCTCTTATTGAGTCAGTTGCTCCTGGGGATATTCTTACAAAAGAGCAGATTCAAGATGCTGGAATCGAGTATCAAGACTTACCAGCAGAGACCCCCGTTGAGGTTAGGCAAGATGAAAACGGTAATGAAGTTGTTATTACTGCTGAAGTTGCAGCAGCACTAGAGGTGCTTGCAAATCCTGTAGAATTACTGTCTACTATGTTTGACGACCCTGCTAAAGCACTACTTGCTTTAGGCAGTATCGGTGCTGATATGTCAGATGAAGAAAGAAAAGAAGCAACTGACATGGTTGTTGCAACTGTTGTAGCAGCGGGTGCTGCTATGAATGCAGTCGGTGCAGCAGCAGGAGCGGCTGGGAGTTCTAGCGGAAGCGGCTCAGGTAGCGGTGGTGGAAGTTCTGGTGGCGGAGGTTCATCAGGAGATAGCAAAGGCGTTAGAAGGAGACCAAAGCCATGAAGAAGTTATTTAAAGACATGATTGACCAACTATGGACACTACTAGGTATGTTTATTGCGTGGGTAGTTCTTGATGGTTCAGCAAAGACAATAGTGGGTTATGCAATTATTGGAACCCTTATTGCCTGGGCTATTACATACTCAATAAGAAATCCAAAAGAAGACGACGCCGAGGACTAATACCGTCTGTTTTTAAGTTATTCTATATATAGTGAATCAACTATATATGGAGAGATAATGGACGAGCAATTAACCGAGCAATACAAGACACTCATCGAGCCATTACTTCCGCTGGCTAAAAAAGCATATGGCTCAAGGACGCAAAATACTCCCGCCCATGAGGCTAGTCGAGAATATACACGATTATTAATTGAATTCCAATCTAAAGGTGGAAGCCTTCCTTCTCTAGCCAAGGCTCTCGATGTTGCATATCCAGGTCTACGCCGTCGTGTAATTATGGAAACAGTTTCAATTTCAGATATCAAACCAAAGCGTCGTGCTCATAGGTCAGAACTTCCAGCAGCCATTGAAAGAGTTAAGACTGCAAAAGAAACTGGCGCTACCGAATATCACAGACAACTTGCTATTGAATATCAAAATGGTTTTTCACTTCAAGATTTAGCAAAAGGTTTAGGACTTAAATCTGCAACACCTCTCTACTATGGTGCACAGCGTGCTCTACAAAGGACTAATTCGTGGCTGACTCAATGATGGAAATTATTGCCAAACTTCCACCAGAAGAACGGGCAATAGCACTATCAGGATTAGACCCCGACCAACTTCTATGGGATTGGAGTATGTGGGGTCGCCCAGAACAATTACCACCTGATGGCAATTGGAATATTTGGATTTATCTTGCTGGTCGCGGTGCTGGAAAAACTCGTAGCGCTGCCGAATGGGTAAGAGAACAAGCAAAATATACAACTGAAGGTCAACGTCGTTTTGCGCTTGTTGCTCGTACTGCTGCTGACGTTCGTGACGTTATTGTTGAAGGTGAGTCAGGGATTATGAATGTGACTCCACCAAGTGAGCGTCCACTCTACGAACCATCAAAACGTCGCTTGACTTGGCCTAATGGAAATACTGCAACTTGTTTTACTGCTGATGAACCAGACTCACTTCGTGGACCTCAGTTCACACACGCTTGGGGTGATGAGGTCGCTGCTTGGCGACAAACTCCAGATGCTGCTGGTATGACTGCGTTTGATAACTTGCGTGTGGGCACTCGTCTTGGAGCAAACCCACAAATTATGGTTACTACAACACCAAAACGTGTGCCTCTTCTCTACTCGCTGCTTGATGAAGCAAAGAAAAGTGGCAAAGTTGTTGTTAGTCGTGGAAGCACGATGGATAACCAAGGAAACCTTAGCGAAACTTATCTAGAAACAATTACTGGCGTTTATGCTGGAACTCGTCTTGCTGCTCAAGAACTTTATGGAGAAATGCTTGATTCAGTTGAAGGTGCTCTTTGGACTTTAGAAATGTTGGAATCAACTCGTATTTCACAGTTTCCACTACAAACACCACTTCGTGTAATTGGTGTTGACCCATCAGTTGCTGAAAATCCACGGGATGAATGTGGAATTGTTGTTTGCGCTTCAACAGCAGAAAGAGATTTGTATAAGCGTCAAGCCTGGGTATTAGAAGATGCAACTATTCATGGCTCGCCTGAAGTATGGGCAAACAAAGTTGTTGAGATGGCTAGACGTTGGGGTGCTCCAGTCGTGGCTGAAGTAAACCAAGGTGGCGCACTTGTGCGTAATGCTATTAACTCTATTGACCCAAACATTAAAGTATTTGAAGTTCACTCTAAGCACGGCAAGGCTCTTCGTGCAGAGCCTATTGTTCTTGCTTATGAACAACAGCGTGTTCATCACGTTGGGTATATTGCAGAGTTAGAAGACCAGATGACATCTTGGATTCCAGGGGAAACAAGTAAGTCTCCTGACCGTGTTGATGCACTTGTTCACGCAATGACTGCGTTACTTATTAAACCACCACAAGGATTTATAGGCGGTAAATTAACAGCAAAATCCCCCGCTGCTAGACGCATTCCAAATTGGAGAGGCGGCAACGGGGGAGGCGCTAGAGTTTTTAACCCTCGCTAATTACTTTACTGGAAATACAGATATTGCTTTCTTAGGGCAACCTGTGTTGTATTTCTTTAGAGCATCTAGTTCTTTTTGGTCAACTGTTAAAGACCAACGAACTTTTATTGACACCCAGTTTGCAACATAAGTGCAAGCATATTCTTTTACTGTTGGCATCCACTCCGCTGGGTCTTGGTCAGATTTAGAACGATTTGATGAACCTGTAACAGCAATTAGATGACGAGGGTCAACCATATCGTTTGCATATTGTTGTCTTTTTAAGTCTGTCCAAGCAGATGCACCAGAGTCCCAAGATTCTGCAAGTGGCACCATGTGGTCAACATCTAACTTACCAGCATCAGTAACTTCAACATTGTCATAAATGCTTAGCCACTTTCCACCAGTCAATACACAGCCTTTATCAATTGTAGGTTTTACAAGGGCCTCATCAATAATTACAGATTTGCGTGAATCGCAGCCAACTTGACCAGCACGAGAAATAGTAATCCAGTGCTTGAACTTTGTCCGAACATAACCTGTGCGTGACTCAGTAGCAACTTTTAAAACTTTTATAGCAGCATCAGTAGAAGCATAAGTTGTTGCTTTGTCAGCCGCATTGGCTGGAGCAATTGAGACTAGGCTTACTGCTAATACAGCATAAATAAACTTTTTCATCTTTTTTCCAATCATCTAAATCGAGCAGCAATGCTCCAGTCTACATCCATAGGCACACCGCTAGGTATAGCACGAGGAACTAAAGAGCGACCTTTAACTATTGCATTAGCGCCAACTCCTTCAACTTGATACTGCTTTTCCACTAATCTACGGTGGAAAGCAATCTGTGTCATAGGGCGCTCACCGCGGTCATCACTCCATGCACGATATACAGTATAAAGAATCTTAAGTTGAACATTGACTCCTTCATTTTCATTAGTTTCTTCTGACATAAAGATACCAATTCTATCTTCGTTCTTACGGTAAACATCAGATGCTTCGCTAACTACACGACAAGTCCCAAGACCATCACGAGAACCAGAGCCAAGAACTTTAATAGCACCTTCAATCGCCCATGAAAGAACACCAGGAAGACCACCTTCAGGGTCAAAAATATATTCTTTTAATCCAGGGTCAGGATTTTCTGGAACTTTTAAGAAAGGAATTGGTCGTATACGACGCCACATTGCATCATCAGTGATGATAGGTCGGTGGTTAGTTGACACCCACAACTTTGCACGAGATTCAAATGTAAACGGCTTTTCTCCAGGAGAACGAGCAGATATTTCAGATGAACCAGTTAACTTCTTAACAGAGTTTTCTTTCAAACGCTCTGAGTCTGGAAGTTCATCAACCCATACAAGACGACGACCACGAAGTTCAGCCCAGTGATAAAGGTCTTGACCAGAGGACCTGCCATCATTTTGAGCAAGAATACTTGAGTCAAGTGGCCATGCATATTCTTTTGTACCAAGACATTTAACAATTGCCTCTACAAAAGTATTTTTACCAGAGCCTGGAGGACCATAAACCAAGAACATAACATCGTAACGACGAGAACCAGTAAGAGAGTATCCAGCAGCACGCTGTAGCCAATCTTGATATTCCTTATCTCCATCAGTTGCAAAGTCTAAAAATTCTTCCCAACGAACATTGCGTTGACCTTTTACATACCCAACAGGCGCACGCTTTGTAATGTATAGGTCTGGTCTATTTCGCAAAAGTTCACCAGTGCGAAGGTCAATAACACCATTTCTTACGCCAAGTAGGTATTCATCCTTATCCCAGTCTTGGACAGGAAGAGTTACACGAGGGTCAGAGTTAGCCGCATCAATACCTGAACGAAGACGAGCAATTGACTTACTTAAATTTGCCCATCGGATTGCTTCAGTTTGCTTATCCGCATCCGCATACTGAGTAGATTGCTTTGCAATAAGTGAAGGAATTCGTTTTGCTAATTCTCTAATTTCTAGTGCTTCAGGGTCTGGTCTCCAATATGTATCATCCCAATGAAACCAGCCGATACCAGGTGTGTAACGAATAGAGTCTTCATATGTGTCAACTAAGCGACGTCCATTACCAATATCGGTGAATGAACGCATACCTTTTTGACCACCATCTTGAGGATTTACAGCATCAACATCTCCAGGCAGGTCGTGAAGAGTATTTATAATAACCTCACCATAAGCAACGTCATCATTTTCTTGATACATAGGAACATCAGGTGGTCTAACAACGCCAGTCATTGGTTGAAGTTCTGTTCTCATCGAGTAGTCATCAGAGTTTTGCTTAATAATCTTTGCCTGAGACTCTTCTTGACTTTTATTAGCCCAGTTAAGTAATCCAGGCCAAGACTGTTCACTAGTAAAATCACTCTTAGGATTTTTAAGAACAAATTCAATAGCACGACGAGTGTGCATTGTTACGCTATTAGGTCCTTCTAATGGCATAGGAGGTTTAACTTTTTCGTGATTAAAACGAATCATTAAAGTCTCAACAGCAAGTTTTCCTGCTTCAGTATCAATAGGGAATTTATTGGCTAGAGCGCAAGCAATTTGATAGAGACCGACAGCACGCTCGCCTTCTACAAGACCTTCTCCAAGCATCTTGTCAACATCAAGTTTTTTCTTATCAAACTCTAGGTCACCAAAAATTGACTCCCAATCTCCAGTGCCAACTTTTGTTCCAGAGCGAGAGTTACGCTTACGAATAAACTCTAAAAGTTGTTCTGGTGCTTCCGCCATTTGCATCTCATGCGGACCCTTGCCCTCAACCCACTCATAACTAATTCCAGTAAAGTGTCGTGAAGGAGCAATAAGCACATAACCGTTGTGTTTAATATCAATACCTTTTAGTCCAGCCTTATTTAGATTCCCGATAAGTTCTTCATCAGGGCTGCACTTGTAATACAAATGTCGTCCACGAACATTTTTACCGTTGTTCATGTATTGACCAGTTAATGCTTCAACTGTTGGTGGCAACGCGCCTTCAACTAAAGATTGGAATTTCTCAAATGACTCGACACCGCCAGAACGCGGGTCAATATCAATTACAAGAAAACCAGATGGACGACAGTAAACGCCAACGTTGTAGTCAGGGTCTGAGTGCCACCAACTAGAAATCTTTGTTAGGTCTGATGTTGCAGCAGCATTCCATTGATTTATTGCAGGGTGCTTACCAATGTCTTTTGGTTCAGGATGAGAATTACCACAGGTGCATTTACCACTATTAATTCCATAGCAAGGAAGAATTTTCCAATTTTGGTATCCATACCATTCCGCAGAAGCGGCTAATTTATTAACGTCTTGGCTCATTCAGCACCACCAATAGAAACAGATTCTTGATTCAGTGAAAGCGAGTTAAACCAAGCATCCGCATCGTTAACAAGAATGTATACACGCTCTCTTCCCGTTTCTGTGGTGGTTTTAATGCCAGATAACTCTCCAGACCATATGGCTCTTGTAACTACTCGGGGCGGTATTCCGTATCTCATAGCAGTCGCTCTTACGCTAAGCCGTTTACTTGTCTGAAGCATTTATATGTTTACCCTTCTTCGCTTTACGGTTAAGGCCCAGAGTTTGACGAATTTGTGTCATTTCGTCAATATGAACCACTATACATCTTGAAGCCTTTTTAGGGGGCTTTGACTACAAAATTAGTCAACATTTAAGAATAGATAACAAAATGTTATGAAATAATTAGTTTCTAACTACCTACTATCTATTGTATTGGTGTACCTATGTCTGAAGCAAATATGGTCTTTACTTCCGTTGTTGCCATCATTGGCGGGGTATCCCTTCTTATAGGGTTTTTATATTCTATGTATAAAATTGCAAAAAGGGTAGAAATGGCTATAGGGGTAGATGAAGAAGGGCGAACTCTATCAGAGAGAATGCATAAAGTTGAACATCAACTTTGGCCTAACGGAGGCTCCTCGCTAGCAGACCAAGTATCTAAAATTGAAATTAGTAATGAAAGAATTGCATCAGAGGTCGGCATTATGAAAGACCTAGTTATAGCAATGGTTGAGCCAAAGCCGTTAAAGGCTGTAAGAGCAGTTGGCTCAAAGAGAAAAAACTCTTAATTTTTAAAAAATAAAAATCTAACATATCTTCTCAAAAAAGCACTTTACCTGTTATTGTTGTGGGTGTGGAATCTGGCTGACTTATCAGCAGGGTTCCCAACAACATAGAGAGGTATGTAATATGAGTCTGGCAGAGAAGTTAAATAAGATAACCCCTTCCGCTCCAGGTCTTCCTTGCGGAATTGCAAAAATCCTTGCAGGTCTTGCAACAGAAGATAGAAAAGCCCTTGAAACCGTAATGGGTGTTCGCTCAGTTCCTGGTGGAATTTCTAATAGACAGGTCCACGAAATCCTTCTTGATGAAGGCTATGACATTGCTTTTGCATCAATTCGTTTACACCGCTCGCAGCAGTGCCGATGCTATATCGGTAAGAATAGTGCTCGTCGTGTAGCAATCCAAAAAACTAAAACAAAAAGTGACGGTAACTAATAGTGGCTGAAGATACAGAGTCATTAGCGGAGCGTTTAGCAAGGCTTGTTAGCCCAGGACCAAATGGCTCTGACTTAAAGGCTCTCAATATTCCTGAAGCGTGGCGTCCTCGTATGGATGTCGGACCAGAAGGTGGCTTTGTTGTTTCAACACCACGGCCTGGAAGTGAAATGCCAGATGCAGCAAATATCTTGGCAGAGTTTAAGTTAGACCCATCCGCATGGGCAATTACTTCTTTGCGAAGAGGGCAGTGGCAAACATTTAAAGGCGAGTGGCTTGAATCCATGCGTGTCAATGTTGTTCCTGTAGGTGTATTAAAAGAGAATGATTTAGATTTAGAAAAACTTGTTGACGAAATTTCTAAGTGGAGACCAAAGGCAAAACAGAAAACTACATCAGGAGAATTGGCTTTTGTTTTTGCACCTAGCGACCAACAACTTGGTAAAAAAGGTAGTGGGGGAGGAACAATTGATTCAGTTGCCCGCATCTTGGAAACCACTGAAGGTGGAGTGCATCGCCTTCACGAGTTGAGAAAAATAGGGCGCAATATTGGAACCACAGTAATTGCTCTTCTAGGAGACCATGTTGAAGGTAACGTATCTCAAAATGGAAGATTGCAAGGACAAGCAGGTTCTGACTTAGGTCTCACCGAGCAGACACGAGTCGGGCGTCGTCTTTTGATGTCGCAGATTAAAGCCTTTGCTGAAATATCAGACAAAATTATTGTCCCAGTTGTAAATGGAAATCACGATGAAGTAACTCGTCAGATAATAGCAGACCCAGCAGATGGATGGAACGTAGAAATTGCAAGTGCTGTTCAAGATGCTTGTGCAGAAAATCCACACTTGGCTCATGTTGAGTTTAGGTTTCCAGAAAGTGACCATCAAACTCTTGCTGTAAATATCAATGGAACAATGCTTGGTCTATTCCATGGTCATCAATCTAAAGACCCTGTTAAGTATTTATCTGGTCAAGCGGCGGGACAAACTGCACTTGGTAATTGCGATGTTTGGCTATCAGGCCACTTCCACCACTTTAAAACTATGGATATTGGACCACGTTTTTGGGCACAATGCCCAACCCTAGACCCAGGCTCGGCTTGGTTTAGAGACCGCACTGGGCTGGAATCTCCAGCAGGAATTCTTAGTATGGTAATTGGCGAAGGCTGGGACCCACGAAGAGATATAAGTATCATCAGAGCAAGCAGAAATTAATAAAACTAAAAACAGTTGTCAAAACCTAAAGTAAGGGTTGGCAAAACCCCGTAAAATAGGAACGATAAGAGGGATATTGTATCTCACCGGGCTGCTGTCGTAACTGGAGAATTAATGAGTTATTCAGAAGATGTGACAACTAGAACGGTCAAAGGCCAATTTACTAAGGTAAATGGTCTTCCCGCTTCTGGAACTGTCACTTTCTCTGCATCTGGAAAGATTACAGATACTAATGATGCAGTAATTTTATCAGGGCCTACACAACTTGAATTAGATAATACTGGTGCATTCAGTATTGATTTACCTACAACTGATAACAGAGCGCTGTCGCCTGTCGGTTGGTATTACACAGTTCGCGTCCGTGTTTACGGAGCAAAAGCATACAACTTTGACTTCTACTTACCAGATAATGATGGTAGCGATGTAGATATTACAAATGTTGACCCAGTAAGTGGAGCAGTTGCATCTCAGGCTGCGGTATCTGTTCCTCGCGGTTCAGTGGGTCCACAGGGTGCCACAGGTCCTACAGGTTTAACAGGTGCGACTGGACCAACAGGTATACCTGGCCCAGCAGGTGGACCAACTGGTCCAACTGGCCAACGCGGTCTTGTTGGTGCAACTGGTGCTACAGGAGCAACAGGTGTTCAAGGTGCTCAAGGTATTACTGGACCACAGGGTGTTGTTGGACCTACAGGTGCTCAAGGCATTCAAGGAAACACTGGTGCGACTGGTGCGACTGGTTCACAAGGTATTCAAGGAATTACTGGACCTACTGGTTCCACAGGTTCTCAAGGTATTCAAGGTGTTCAAGGTGTTCAAGGAATTACAGGACCTACAGGTTCACTTGGACCTACAGGTGCTACAGGTGCTGCTGGTACTTCTGTAACAATTTTAGGTTCTTATGCAACATTAGTTGCATTGCAAGCAGCACATCCAACAGGAAATCGTGGCGATAGTTATATCGTTGCAGGAAACCTTTATGTTTGGGATTCAGTAAATTCTCAGTGGAGCAGTGTTGGAAATATTCAAGGTCCAACAGGTTCTGTTGGTCCTACAGGTGCAGTTGGTGCTACTGGTGCTACTGGTGCAACTGGACTTACTGGTGCAACTGGTTCACAAGGTATTCAAGGTCCAACTGGTGCAACTGGTATTCAAGGTATCCAAGGTGTTGTTGGTGCCACAGGTGCACAAGGTGCAACAGGTGCACAAGGTATTCAAGGCAATGTCGGACCCACTGGCGCAACTGGTCAGCAAGGTATTGTCGGTGCAACTGGTGCGACTGGTGCAAAAGGTGACATAGGTGATACTGGTCCGACGGGTGCAACAGGTGCAGCAAGCACAGTTGTGGGACCGACAGGTGCAACTGGTGCGACTGGTGCGACAGGTTTAACAGGTGCTACTGGTGCGACTGGATTAACAGGTGCGACTGGATTAACAGGTTTAACAGGTGAAACTGGTGCTACGGGAGCGACGGGATTAACTGGTGCGACGGGTGCAACTGGATTAACTGGTGCGACGGGTGCAACTGGATTAACTGGTGCAACTGGACCTACAGGTGCTACAGGTGCGACGGGATTAACTGGTGCTACTGGTGCGACTGGATTAACAGGTGCGACTGGTGCGACAGGTTTAACAGGTGCTACTGGTGCGACTGGATTAACAGGTGCGACTGGATTAACAGGTGCAACTGGTGCGACAGGTTTAACAGGTGCTACTGGTGCTACTGGTGCGACTGGATTAACAGGTGCGACTGGTTCTACTGGATTAACTGGTGCAACGGGTGCTACTGGTGCTACTGGACTTACTGGTGCAACTGGACTTACTGGTGCTACTGGTGCGACGGGTGCGACAGGTTTAACAGGTGCTACTGGTGCTACTGGTGCGACGGGTGCGACATCTACTGTTGCAGGACCTACAGGTCCAACTGGCGCAACTGGTCAGCAAGGACAAGGACTTGCAATTGCAGGTTCTTACAATAGTCAAGCAGAATTAGTAGCAGCACGTCCAACAGGCCCAATAACTCAAGGTGACTCTTACCTAATCCAAGGAAACCTTTATGTTTGGGATGAAACATCTTGGATAAATGTAGGTAACGTTTCTGGACCTACGGGTGCAACTGGATTAACTGGTGCAACTGGTGCAACGGGTGCGACTGGTGCGACAGGTCTATCAATTACGGGCCCAACGGGTGCGACTGGTGCAACAGGTCTATCAATTACGGGCCCAACAGGTTCTACTGGTGCGACTGGTCAATCAGGTGCATCAATTGTTCTCAAGGGAAGTGTTGCAACAGCAGGACTTTTACCAACAGTTGGTAACTCAATTAACGATGCATACATTGTTGATGCTGATGGTGATATCTATGTATGGAATGGAACATCTTGGACTGATGCTGGTCAGATTGTTGGACCCACAGGTTCTACTGGACCGACAGGTCGCTATGGAAGATTTGCTTTAGAGTCATCAACACCACCAGCAAACCCACAAAGCGGTGATTCATGGTTTAACAGTCTTAATGGAAAAGTTTATGTTTACTACGATTCTTACTGGGTAGAAGTTGGTGCTGCTCCAATCGGGCCTACTGGTGCAGTTGGTGCTACGGGACCAACTGGTGCAAGTATTACTGGGCCGACTGGACCTGTCGGTCCGACTGGTCTATCAATTACTGGACCTACAGGAGCACAAGGAATTACAGGTCCTACTGGACAACAAGGTGTAGCAGGGCCAACTGGTGCGACTGGTGTACAAGGTCCAACAGGGCCTATTGGTATCACTGGTGCACAAGGTCAAACTGGTATTCAAGGTATTCAGGGAGTTACAGGCCCAACGGGGCCACAAGGAATTACTGGGCCGACTGGTGCACAAGGTATTCAAGGTATTCAAGGTATTCAAGGAATTCGAGGTCTAACTGGTCCACAAGGAATTACAGGGCCTCAAGGTTTATCAATTACTGGGCCACAAGGAATTCAAGGTATTCAAGGTATTACTGGACCAACTGGTGCACAAGGTATCCAAGGAATTACTGGGCCGACTGGACAGCAAGGAATTACTGGACCAACAGGCATCCAAGGTGAAATTGGTCCAACTGGACCACAAGGAATTCAAGGTATCCAGGGAATTACTGGGCCTAGTGGTACACAAGGACTACTTGGACCTACAGGCGCATCTGGAATTAAAGGAGATACAGGTCAGGGCCTCTTTATTTCTGGTTCATATGGAGTCTACGGAGTATTTATTGAAGAACGTCCTACAGGTTTTGCTGGTGAAGCATATATTGTTGCTGGTGACTTGTATGTTTGGGATGCTATTAACGTTCAGTGGTCAAATACAGGTCGTTTCCAAGGACCTACAGGTCCTCAAGGCAATGTAGGTCCAACAGGAAACCAAGGTATTACAGGCCCAACAGGGCAAGTCGGTGCCACTGGTGCAACTGGCGCCTTTGATTATGGCAGTTGGAATACATACACCCCTGTTTGGACTGCAACAAGTATTAACCCAACTCTTGGTAATGGAACTATCTTTGGTAAGTATGTTCAGATGGGTAGATTGATTAAAGGAAATCTATTTATTATTGCTGGCTCAACCACCAACCGTGGAAATGGAACATATAGAATTACACTCCCATTCACAGCGGTGAGCGGTATGCGAAACATTGAACCAATAGGAACTGTATCAATGAGAAGTATTAGCACTGGTAAAAATTTCTTTGGAACAGCCGCTATTAATAATGATGATAGAACAAAAATTGAATTGTTCATTCATACTCAGGTAGCGGTTTATGCAGAAGGACTACCTGCAAGCCATACTGACCCATTTACATTTAATGCTAATGATGAAATTATTGTTTCATTTATGTACGAGAGGACGGTCTAATAAATGGCTATTGATTTTCCATCAAGTCCTCAAGTAAATGACACTTATCAATTTGGTTTGCAAACTTGGAAGTGGGATGGAACAACTTGGAATATTGTTGTTAGTCAACTTACTGGGCCGACTGGTGCGACTGGTGCACAAGGTCCGACGGGTGCCTCATCTACTATTGCTGGTCCGACAGGACCTACTGGTCGTTACGGAAAGTTTGCCTTAGAATCATCAACACCTCCATCTAATGCTGCATCTGGTGATGCTTGGTTTGATTCTGCAACAGGACAGTTATATGTTTATTACGATAACTACTGGGTTGAATCTGCATCAAGTATTGGTGGAGTAACAGGTCCAACTGGACCAACGGGACCAACGGGACCAACAGGACCGACAGGCTCTACAGGTTCACAAGGTGTAATTGGATTAACTGGACCAACAGGCTGGACTGGCCCTCGTGGGTATGAAGCAAAAATTGCTGGAACATATGCAACTTCAGCAGCACTTATTGCTGCTCTCCCAACTGGACCATCTATTCCAACACATTCATATTTAGTTGATGGTCAAGTTTATTCTTGGTCTACAACATCTTTTACTTGGGAAAATTTAGGAAGTATTAAAGGACCTCAAGGAGTAACTGGTCCATTAGGACCAACTGGACCGCAAGGAATTACAGGACCTACAGGTTCACTTGGACCTACAGGTTCACAAGGCGCTGGTCTTACTATTGCTGGAAGTTTTAATACATATCCAGAACTTCTTGCTGCACTTCCATATGGACCAACAATGCCTGGACAAGGTTATTTAGTTCAAGGAACTTTGTATGTTTGGAATGCTTCTGAAGTTTGGGCAAACGTAGGTGTTATTCAAGGTCCAACTGGTATTCAAGGTATTCAGGGAGTTACAGGTCCAACGGGTGCGACTGGTGCAACAGGTCTATCAATTACTGGGCCACAAGGAATTACTGGGCCGACTGGTGCAACAGGTATTCGTGGTTTCCAGGGTGCTACTGGAAATATTGGTCCAACTGGTGTTCAAGGTCCCACTGGTCCGCAAGGTATTACTGGACCAACTGGTGCACAAGGTATTACAGGACCTATTGGGTTAACAGGACCGACTGGTATTGGTATTGCAATTAAAGGCTACTACCCAAGTTACCCTGCTTTGGCTGCTGCTAAACCTACAGGTGCTGTAGGTGATGGTTATATTATTGTAAACAACCTTTGGATTTGGAATGCTGCTGTAGCAGACTGGCAGAACGCAGGTCCTGTTGTGGGTCCGCAAGGCCCAACTGGGGTTCAAGGAATTACTGGACCTACTGGACAATCAATTACTGGGCCGACTGGTGCGACTGGTGCTGCCTCAACTGTTGCGGGACCTACGGGTCCGCAAGGTATTACAGGACCAACTGGAGCGACTGGGCAGTCTGTTACAGGACCTGCTGGTCCGACGGGTGCAACAGGTGCAGCAAGCACAGTTGTGGGACCGACTGGACCTGCTGGTCCATCTGTGACTGGTCCGACGGGTGCAACAGGTGCAGCAAGCACAGTTGTGGGACCAACTGGTGCGACAGGTGCTACGGGAGCGACTGGTGTTGGTGCGACTGGACCGACAGGAACTCCTTTCTATGAACTCACTGGAAACGTATATACAACTCCAATTACTCTTGCTCCAGCAGATGCATTTAAATTAGTTCGTATGAATGTCGCTATTGCACACACAATAACAATTCCACCAGATGGTCAGAGCGGATATACCTTCCCTGTGGGAACACAGATTGTTCTTATTCAATACAACTCTGGACAAACAACTATTGCTCCAGGTGCAGGAGTTATTCTTAACTCTGAAGGTGGAAAAAGAAAACTTTCTCAGACATACGCTACAGGCTCTCTTCTAAAGATTGCTGCTAATGAATGGTTACTTGCTGGAAGTTTGGTGGGTTAATCAATGCTTAAAGCCCTCCATGGGATTTGGTCTTCTCGTATCCGTCTAAATGCCCCGTCTTCATATACTCTTCAAACAAGTAGTTTTGGAAGCACAGAAATATCATCAGTAGAGTTTTTAAATAATCAATTTATTGCTGTGGGGAACTCAGGTAAGTTAGCAACCTCTCCTGAAGCAATCACATGGACTCAACAAACAAGTAGTTTTGGAACATCTACCATCTGGGACGTTGCTTATGGTGCTGGTGTTTATGTTGCAGTTGGCGCTTCTGGAAAACTTGCTACCTCGGCAGATGGAAATAGTTGGACACAAAGAACGAGTAGTTTTGGAACTTCAACAATTCTTCATGTAATTTATTCTGGCTCTCTTTTTGTTGCTGTTGGTGTTTCTGGAAAGTTAGCAACTTCTATAGATGGACTTACTTGGACACAGCGAACAAGTAGTTTTGGAACTTCAATTATTTATGGAATTACTTATTCAGGGTCTTTATATGTTGCAGTAGGTGATGCAGGTAAACTAGCAACTTCACCAGATGCAACAACTTGGACTCAAAGAGCAAGTAGTTTTACCACAAGCATTATTTATTCAGTTTCTTATGGTTTAAATTATTATGTTGCTTGCGGGGGAGATGGAAAAATTGCAATTTCATCAGATGGCTCTACATGGACTCAGAAGACGCAGACGGTTGGAGCGCTCACTTTGAGAGATGTAGATTTTGGTGCTGCAACATTTTTTATTGGCGGAGTAAACGGAACAACAATATATTCAACAGATGCTAATAACTGGGTACAAGTTGAGTCAAACTTTACTGGTTCAAATGTCAACACTGTCTCATACGGATTTCCAACAGGGATACCAAAGTTTGTTGCAGCAGGTCAATTAGGGCTTTTGGGCACATCGCTCATTACTAACTAGGAGAGTGAAATGGCGTATACTTATACAATAACAAGAGAACTGATTTGTGAAGTAAAATTAGATGATGTAGTTGTTGATAGTTCTGGCCCATGGGAGTCAGAGGCTTCAGCCATCAACTGGGCATCCGCATATACAAACCAATTAAATCTTGGTCTTGAATCCTAACCGTACAATTAGAACTATCTATTCTTGAGGAGAGTGTAAATGGCAGCGATTGATTTTCCTAATTCGCCTTCCCTAAATCAAGAATTTAGTTCTGGAACAAATACTTGGCGTTGGAATGGCAGTGTTTGGCAAGTTGTAAAGATTGCTCCAATTGGTCCTACAGGTCCGACGGGTGCTCGTGGTCTTCAGGGAATTACTGGGCCAACGGGTGCTACGGGTGCAGTTGGTGCTGGTCTTACACTTCTTGGTTCATATGCCACGCTTAATCAACTGATTGCTGCTGACCCTGTCGGAAGTATCGGTGAGGCGTACCTTGTACAAGGTGACTTATATGTTTGGGATGTTGTAGGCGCACAATGGCTTAATGCAGGAAACATTCTTGGTCCTACAGGACCTACAGGTTCTACTGGCCCAATATCTACAGTTCCAGGACCGACTGGCCCTACTGGAAGCACTGGTCCACAAGGAACATCTATTAATGTTCGAGGAAGTGTTGCAACTCCTCAAAATCTTCCACCTACAGGCAATGCTCGAAACGACGCATTTGTTGTTGACTCAGATGGTGATATGTATGTCTGGAGTGGCACTGCGTGGAGTAGCGTTGGACAGATTGTCGGTCCAACGGGACCAACGGGACCAACTGGCCCTACTGGAAATATTGGCCCCAAAGGCAAGGACTACGTTTCAACTGATGGAACTGGTATTCCTACAGAAACTTATATTGGTTTAGGCTCACCTACAGGACCAACCTCTGGTGATATTTGGTTTGATATTGATGACCTTGGTGCCAATGCTGCAATCTATTCTGGAACTACAGCACCAGACCCAGCAGAGTTTCAATTTTGGGCGTCTGAAGAAAATGTAATTGAAGAACTTATCTACTCCGACCCAAACCCTCCAGCAGGAACACGCTTTGAGGGAGATTTGTGGATTGATGAAGATGATATTGATTTAGATTATCTTGCTATTCAACCCACAGCACCAGATGAAGATGTAACTGTTCTCTGGGTTGACACCAGTGGTCAAGATGAAATTTTGGAAGGTCCCCAAGGACCAACGGGACCTACGGGTCCGCAAGGTATTGCTGGGCCAGCAGGACAAAGTTTTGTTCCTGGACCAACTGGACCGCAGGGCGTGCCTGGAGCAACCAACGAAGTTGATTTTATTTTAGGAAGCCACTTAGAAAATATTTCTAGGGCTCATTTAGGAACTAACTGCGCTATCAATATTAGACCTGATTTTGGCTCAAACCCAGCAGCAATTCTTATATCGCCAAAGGTATTGACAATTAATAGTATTTCTATGTTTTGTTTTAATGGCTCTGGCTTCTTGGACTTACCTGGAGCAACATACGCTAGATATCTTCTTTACACAATAAATTTACAGACTGGCGGTATGACTCTTGTTGCACGAACCAATAGTGATACAAGTTTGATGACCGAGACAGGTGCTTGGTATACCCGTTCATTTAGTATTTTTGGCGGGTATCCATCATCTTATACTTTAGTCCCTGGTCAAGCCTATGCTGTTGTTTTCTCAACAGATACATCCGCCACAACTTTACTTTTGGCTGGTATGGACCTAGGTAAACCTGCGTTTGCAAACACTATTGGGCTAGGAATTCCAGGAAATACCATTTCGGGAACAATCTCCAGAGGAGACTCTTTACTAACACCAACTTTACTTTCTACATATGCCAACCTTGTCCCCTGGGTCAGGGTATTTTAGGGCATATGCGGAAGTCGTAAAAGAGAAAATAGGATAATATATAGATGCTACTTGTTGACGAGTGTAGGAGCAATCAATGTCATTAAAACGCTGGACAGGTACCCAATGGGTAGTTGTTGCTGGTTCACGTCCGGGTGCTCAAGGAGCCCCTGGCCCAACGGGCCCTGCTGGCTCAACTGGAACCGCAGGAGCAGTAGGTGCAACAGGACCAACAGGCGCTGCTGGTGTTGCAGGTACTCGTGGAAGTAAAATTAATGTTGGCGCTGTTGCACCAGAGTCGGCAGGTATTTCTGGTGCCTTACAAGCAGATGTCTACCTAAACTCTGCAAACGGAAACTTTTATGCGTATAGTTCATCCAACAGCACATGGGTGTTGCAAGGTAATATCAAAGGAGCAAATGGTGCGGCAGGGGCAACTGGTCCTACAGGCGCTATTGGTGCACAAGGTATTCCTGGAGCAAACGGAACTACAGCAGACACAAATAGAATTAGTTTGTTAGAAATGAACACTTTGCTATCACTCGGCCTCTTTGGAGACCAAGCAGTAAGTTCAACTACAAACATTACAAATATTGGCTCAAACTCCAGTGCCCTAATCGCTCTGGCCCTACTGTAAACGATGGCGAGGATATAAAAATATGTCAAGAAGAGTAATCAGAGGTACGACTTATACCTTTAATCCATCAACTAAAACTATTGTCATCCCTCGTGTTGTGCAGCAAGAGCGTCTTATGCTCATTACCAACATCACTAGGGGTACAATTATTTATAACTTTGCCGAATCAACTTTGGCTGCACAATCATTTGTATATAGCAATGACCCAGTTGACCCGTCAACAACAGTAGTTTTAAACTCCTCTCTTTCTACATCAGGGATGTTGTCCACAGACAAACTTGCAATTATGGTGGACGAGTTAAATGAGACAGTAACTTTCTCCGACACTCTTCTTGATGCTGTAGATAAACTTCGCGTTGCCCCTCCACAGTCTTTGATGGATACAGACTTTGAATACTCTGTTCAGCCATCTAAGTGGGAAGCACTTTTATTGATGAATAACTACCCTTCATTCTTTGCAAAGGGTACTGGCGGTAACTCATTTGAAAACGTTACTATTGAAGGAAACGGTCAAGGACCTCGTTCTTTAGTTACTATAACAACTTTAGCATTCCACAATTTATTGCCAGGAAGCATTGTTTCAATTCAAGATACAACTAATTTTCGTGCTGAAGGAACATTCCTTGTTAACAGCGTTCCAACACCAACAACATTTACATACTTTGCTCGTGGACTAGTTTCTGGTTCAATCGCTATTGCTAACTACTCAACCGTATATGGTGGAGATACATTTGATAATGCTCATATTCCTGGTGGTGTAGCAAGTACATCAACACTTAATGGTTTTGGAGCAACAACAAGCGGTGGAAATCCTTCAATAATCACACTTTCATTTACAAACCCTCATGGTTTGTTCCCAGGTACACCTATTGTTGTTAACAACACTAGCGGTATGAATGGTAACTGGATTGTTAAGACAGTTCCAGACCCACGCTCATTTACATTTGAAATTTCTGACCAAGTTGTTACAGCAGTTTCAACATCGTCATCATCAGTTGTCTATACAAAGCCAGAAGGTTATGTACAGCATCGCCCAACAGACGGCGGCGTGTCTCTTACAACTCTTAGCAACGCAATGGGTTCACAGACAATTCGTCAGACTCGTCGTTATTTCCGATATCAGTCAGGTAAGTCAATCCAGTTCTCAACTGGTGCAAAGTTTACTCCTTCATTTGACATTGTTCGTCTTTTTGCAAGTGATGTTGGCTCCGCTGGAGTTAAGACAGTTACTGTAGAAACTCTTCAAGACCATGGTCTACAACCAGGAGCAACAATTCTTGTAGAAGGTATTGAAACTGTTGCTTTAAATAATCCTTACAATGGCACATTTACTGTCTTTACTGTTACAGACACAAATACTTTTTCATATCAAGTAACTCTATCTTCTGCTCTACCTCTAACAGATTTAACTCCTGGAGGAACTAATCGTTCAATTACAGTTTCTAACTGGATTGGAGCAACTACTCGTACAGGTATGTTTGATGACCAGAATGGTTTCTATTTTGAGTATGATGGTCAATATATGTATGCAGTTCGTCGCTACTCAAATACGGAGTTGGCGGGAAAAATTGCCGTTAATCAACGTTCAGGACAAGTTATTGGAACAGGAACAATTTTTAGAAAGCAACTAACAGTTGGCGATAAAGTTGTTATTCGTGGTCAAACCTATCTTGTAAATAATATTCACAGCGATACAGAGTTATATATTAACCCAACTTATCGCGGTGAAAACTTAACTAATGGTCGTATCCTAAAAACTCAAGAAATTCGTATTCGTCAAGACCAATGGAACTTTGATAAGATGGATGGAACAGGTCCTTCAGGATACGTTCTAGACCCTCGTAAGATGCAGATGGTTTACATTGACTATACTTGGTACGGCGCTGGGTTTATTCGTTGGGGATTCAGGACAATTCGCGGTGATGTGGTTTATTGCCATCGTATGGCTAACAACAACATTAACAATGCCGCATATCAGCGCTCAGGTAACCTACCTGCTCGCTATGAAGTATTTAATGAGCCACGCAGTGCACGTTTGACTTCAGGTGAAACAAATGCTGTTGGCTCAACGCTGCAACCAAATGCAACAACTATGTATGTTGACAATGTTACTGGCTGGGCACCAAGCGGATATCTTTTTGTAAAAAATGACTCTGCTTGCGAAATGATGTCTTATAGTCAAATTGGAGCGTATAGTTCTACTGCAAAGGGCTTCCCTGTAACAGTTGCTCGTCGTCAGACATACTCAATTTACTTCCCTGGTCAAACAGTTATTTTGGCAGCAGGAAGTTCATCTACAGCCTTATCATTTAACCCAGACACCACTCTAGGTGGAAATGGCGCTGCTCAGGTATCTGTTCAGACCGTCACACAAACCTGCGCCCCTCAAATCTCCCACTGGGGTTCATCTGTAATTATGGATGGTCGTTTTGATGATGACTCAAACTACACATTTACTGCTGGTATGCAGAAGACATTGACAGTTACTACAGGTGTAGCAAGACCTCTAGTTGCCGTTCGTCTTGCTCCTTCAGTAGATAACGCGATTGCTAAAAACTTTGGTAACCGTGAACTTGTTAACCGTATGCAGATGAAACTATCTTCGATGGGTATTTCTGCTAACGGACAGTTCCTCATCAGAGGTATCCTAAATCCAACAACAATTTCATATAACAACCACGCTGCGGGTTCATTTGATGTTACTGGATATACAGTTGTTACCGCAGTTGCGCCGTTTGCATCAGTTGCAAATACTGCGTTTCAGTCATATATCAACCTAAGTAGCGTTCAAAACTTAGCAGTTGGTATGCAGGTAAGAGGAGCAGGTACTACTGGAAGAGTTGTCACTGGAGCAGTTATTACCGGTATTTTTGGAACAACTATTCAGTTGTCACAGCCGATTACTGCTGGTGCTACCTTGAGTGGAGAAACAATCAACTTCACTGGAACTCCTGCATACAACGGATTACCTATTGACTGGCAGCGTGACCGTGTTGGTTCAGGTTCTTTGGCTCAGGTGCTTTACTTTGACAATTCTGGTCCATATGGAGGATTAGTTCCTGGAAGTGCTGGTACAACTTTCCCTGCTACTGGCTCGCTTTCAGGTGGTGACGAAGTGTTCTCGTTCTATACAGAAAACTCTGGTTCCACAGCGTTCAACGTTACTAACTATGAATTGAAGACAATTCGAGAACTTGGTAACTCAATTCTCAGCGGTAACGGTAACCCTGCTAGCCCAAGTTACCCAAACTCTCCTGACGTGCTAGTTATTACGGCTGCCAACATTGGTACTGCTTCGGCTAACATCTCTGCCCGTGTCTCTTGGACTGAGGCTCAGGCATAAAATGGTAAACTACAAAAACACCCATAGCAAAAAAACTGCTAGAATTTACAATCAAGGAATGGAGAAATAATGCCTAGTTATGACAGCCTGTCTACCCAAATTGATGCGGTTAAGGCAGAAATTACCACTAGCCTCGCTGCTAGTACTTATACTGCTCAGGACCTAGTTTTCGTTTCTAAGGCATTAGAAACTCTAGGCTCACTCCTAGGAGTGAATGATATTGTTGCTGCTACTACGGCCTCTGTTGCTCTCGTGAATAACGCTGGCACTACTCAGGTAAGTTCAGTTAACACGGCTGGTACTACGCAAGTTGCGGCAGTGAACTCAGCGGGAAACACAAAAATAGCAACAATCACTGCAACAGCAAATGATTTAACCATCAACTCATACATGGGAGTGTTAGCATAATGGCAACTACAGCAAAGAAACTTTTCGCGGGTGTGGCTACTACCTCTGGTGTCACTGCTTATAACGGCGTGCCATCAGGTGGAAACACAATCGTTACAAATATCGTCGTAGCAAATAAAACAGCATCTGTTACTACTATAACTGTCCAGTTTGGAACTGGCGGCTATAACTCAGCAACAGCATTTAACTTTTGTAGTGGTCTACAAGTTCCAGCCAACGGAACTGTAAACTTTGATATTCGTCAGGTTATGAACCCAAACGATGTCATCTATGTTGGTGCTTCATCCAATAACGCGCTTGATGTACTTATTTCAGGCGTAGAAGTCACCGCGTAATAAAACAGAAACGAGAGGCTAAAGAACAATGGCTATTTCAGGTAGCAAAGATTTAATTGTATTTCCTAATGACAACTCTGGACGCTTCTCGATTAAAGAAGTCCAGTACAACTCAAACGGCACATTTACCGTACCAACTGGCATCACAGCAGTAGAAGTTATTGCTGTAGGTGGTGGCGGTGGTGGTGGCGGTGGCGCTGACATTATTGCTGGTGGTGGTGGTGGCGGAGGACAGGTTGTCCAGCGTCAAGTTCCTGTTACTCCAGGCACAACATACAACGTTTCAATTGGTGCAGGTGGACATGGTGGTCAAGGTGCAGTAACAGCCATTACTGACTACATCAACACTATGCCTGGCGGCGTAGGTGGAACAACAGTATTTGGTGGCTCAACCCCTGTAAACCTTTTGATGAACCCTTCTTTTAACAAGGGAACTTCTCTCTGGGAAGCAAATAATATTCAGCAAGTTCAGAAGACTGCTACTGGTACTTCAGGTCTGTTTACAATTGATATTCGTCCAGATAATACTGGAATTTTAGTTGGTATGACAGTAACTGGTACAGGTATTGGTTCCAACGCAGTTGTGACTCAAATTGCAACAAACGTAATTACACTATCTGTTATCAACTCAGGTACCGTATCTGGAACACTTACATTCCTTCTACAGTCTTGCACAATCACACCAACAAGCATTATTTACAACGACAACATTAACCTTTCTGCATCTCTGGGAACAAATCAATCAAATAACTTGATTCAGGCTCAGTACGCTCAGTTAGAAGACGTTGCTCTTACTGGTTCTTCATTCTTCGTACTTGATAACTTGGCTTCTATTACTGCTCAGGTATCTTCAAACCCTTATCCAAAACTTGCTGAAATGGTTTCACCAGCAGCGATTGGTACATCTTCAGGTGCTAACGCACTTATCTGTACTAACTCAACAACTGGTGCTCGTCTAGTAGGTCTTTCAACTTCAGGCTCAGGTGCTCTATCTGGCGGAACAACTGGTTTTGCTTATGACCCTAACGCAACCTACACAGTTTCAATGTATGTTTACCACACAAGCCCTACACCACAGAACCTTGTTGTTCAGTTGCGTATTGGTGATGGTTCTAACTACCCAACAAATAACCAGGGAACTTCTTCTGGTACAGGAACTGTTTACTCATCTGGTTCTCCAGCATCTGGTGGATATAACGTAACTCAGGTTACTATTACAGCACCACTATCTGGTTACGGTGGAACAATTGCTAAGACAATTTCTGGTCTACAAGGAAACAACTTTATTGCTGTAGACAATGCTGACGGTCTCTTCGTAGGTCAGGCAGTTTCTGGTACTGGTATTGGTGCAGCAGCAACTGTTGTAAACATTGCTGGAACAACAATTACACTTTCTGCTAACAACTCTGGAGCAGTAAGCGGAACAGGTACTTTTGCACACACAGGTATTGTTTCTGGTGCATGGCGCCGTGTTTCTGCAACATTTACTGGTCTTCCAGCATATGCAGCAGGTCTAACTGCTAAGTGGGCCTATATTGGACTTCTTGTTCCTGCTAACGTAACTATGTTGTTTGATAACGTTCAGGTTGAACTTGGAAACTCTGCTACAGCATATCGTCCACCAACCTACAACAGTGGTGTTGGTCTTAAAATGATTTCAACTGTAACTACTGGTGCAAACATGGAAGTTTCACATGATTTCATCAAAGCAACACCAGGACAGATTTACACAGGCTCATTCTATGCTTGGGCATGGAAAGAATATAGAACTACTAATGCCTACCTTGAGTTCTATGATGTTGACCAGAATTTTATTTCTCGTACATCAGGAACCGCATCTCTTCTAGGAACAACTGGAACAAAGATGGGCTCTACAAGCAACCTTCAGGCAACACCTGGGCGTCGTTATACAGTAAGTGGTACAGCACCAGGAAACGCAGTTTATATGCGTCTTGGAGCAACATTTGCTTTTGCTGCTAACAACGCCACTGGTGGTTCTGAGCCTGAGTTCTACTTAGCATATGCTCAATTAGAAGCAGCAGGAGGAGTTACATTCTACAAGGATGGAAATACTTCTGGATATACATGGGCTGGCGAAGCACATTACTCTGCAACAATTACTTCACCTCTTCTTGTAGCCAAGGGCGGTGGTGGTGGTGGAACTTACAACACTAACCTTCGTTTCTGGCAGTTCGGTCTTCCAGGCGCTAACGCAGGTGGACACGGAATCACAAACTCATCTACAACACCTACATATGGTGGTGGTGGTGCTGGTGCTGGTGGTCCTGGTGGAAACGCTATTTCTTACTCAGCAGTAGAAAGCGCTAGCGGTACAACTTCTGGCTATGGAACATCTGGCTCAACAATGCTTCAGAATGTTCAGCAGCAGGGTAATCAAGGCGGATACGCAGTTTCTTCAACTAGCGCATCAATCCCTACTTACGGTGGAGATGGTGGTCCAGGAGTTCTTGTTAATGGAACTGGAACACTTGCTGTTACACAACTTGGTGGCGGTGGCGGTGGAGGCGGATGGAATGCCTTTGCACAGGGTTCAAACAACAACCCAGGTCGCGGTCAAGCAGGTGGCGGTAAGGGTGGACACACTTACATTGCATACTTAACTGGTCAGGGTGGCGGTCTTATTACAGATTACTACGCTCGCGGTCTTGATGCTGCTCCTAATACAGGTTCTGGTGGTGGTGGTGCAGGTTCAAACGGTGGTGTTTCACCTTTGACACTTCAAACACACTCAGCATCGCAGTTTATTAACTTCGAGACATCGGGTGCTCCTAACCAAGATATGACCCGCTGGGCTCCTGTATATAACGCTACAACAGCGCTTCTTACTGGTTCTACTAAGTACGGTACTAACGCACTTCGTACAACAATTCAGGATGCTGGAAATGCCAAGGTAATTACATCTTGGACAGATTTCCCAATCTTGCCTCGTACACAGTTGTTCTTCTCAGGCTTCTCATTCCGTTTGTCTACTGGTTCAAACCCAGGAACACCAAACCTAGGAACAAAGGTTGCTCGTCCTACTATTCAGTGGTATGACATCAACAAGGTCCTTATTCGTGAAGACCGTCCATCAGTTAACGCAGCACTTGTTGCATCAACATATTCTGATACAGTTGCAGGAACAATTTCAACATGGCAGCCACCTTTGGCTCCAGCCAACTGTGCATACTTCCAAGTTGCAGTTGAAATGTTGAATATGTCTGCTGGTGACGTTTGCGATATTGACTTCAACACAACTCAGTATTACCCATACGTTCCTACAGGTGGAAATGGTGCTGACGGTACTGTTATCATTCGTTACACCGAGAAGTTCACAGCGTAAGGTATAGGAGATAAATAATGAAAAAATTTGCTCTAATAGCGGCTGGCAAGGTTCAAAACATTGTCGTTGCTGAAAGCGAAGACCTAATTGGCCCAGAAGCAGCAATGTATGTTGTTGTAGATATTACTGATGAAGTACTTGCTCCATCAGTTGGCTGGACACATAACTTCAAGGAGAAAACATTTGCTCCTGAACTTCCAAAAGGAGTTCCTGCCTGGGAAGTCTTAGTTGCGGAAGAAGCAGCACCTGCTGCAAAGGCTACTTCTACAAAGAAGAAGTCTTCTGATGAAACACCTGCGGAGGAATAAATAATGCCAATTACAATGTCACCACAGGTGCTAACCGCATCAACTGATGCTTATATTACACAAGGTATCACAGCGCGTCTTCAGACTCTTTCTGGTGCTAGTGCTAATGGACCAATCACAATAAGCGTTATTGACTATCCAGTAACAGTTTTATCAAGCCAGACTGCTACATCAACCATTACATTTTCAAATGTTCCTAGCAACTTTGCAAATACTTGGTATGTTGAAACATCAAACCGTGGCTCAAATACAGTTAACTTCTCAAACGTTACTTGGGATGGTGGAGGAACACCTACTCTTGCAACAAGCGGAAAGTCTGTACTAGAGTTCTACAGCCGTGATGGTGGAACCACTATCTATGGTCGCGTTCGTTTTGCAAATATTGCATAATAATTAAGTAGCCTAAACCCCGTGCCTCCTGGTGCGGGGTTTTTGCTTTGTTTGGGGTAGACTACCCGCATGGCTAAAGTAAAAGTTGCTGTATACACCATTGCCCTTAATGAAGAGAAGCACGTTGAACGCTGGTATAACTCAGTAAAAGATGACGCTGACTATCTCTTAATTGCCGATACAGGCTCTACTGACCGCACTATTGAGATTGCTAAATCTTTAGGTATCAATGTTGTTTCTATTACAGTCAAACCATGGCGCTTTGATGTAGGAAGAAATGCATCACTTGCTTTTGTTCCAACAGATATTGATTACTGTCTTCCACTAGATATGGACGAGATTATGTTGCCTGGTTGGAAAGATGAACTACAAAAAGCCTTTGACAATCATGCCACACGTCCGCGTTATGACTATGTGTGGAACTTTAATGAAGATGGTACCCCAGGGACAACCTTTAAGGGAGATAAACTTCATGCTCGCCACGGATATCGTTGGAAAAACCCTGTTCACGAAATTTTAGTACCTGACCGCATTCAAGAAATTCAATATCATACAAACGCTGTAATGGAGCATCACGCTGACAACACTAAGTCACGAGCCCAATATTTAGATTTGTTAAAACTATCTATTGATGAAGACCCGTATGACGATAGAAATACTTTTTACTATGCACGAGAGTGCTACTTCTATCGTCAATACGAAGAAGCAACAATATATTTTAAAAAGCATCTTAGTATGCCAAATGCCACATGGGATATGGAACGCGCCGCATCTATGCGTTACATAGGAATTATGAATCAAGACGAGTGCGAGCATTGGTTTAATATGGCAATTAAAGAGGCTCCAGGACGCCGTGAGCCGTATGTAGAGTTGGCTAAGTATTATTACAACACCTCTAAGTGGAAAGAGTGCTACGAGAATGCCATAACAGCACTAGCAATCAAAGAGCGTCCGCAAGAGTATCTTTGTGAAGCCGATGCCTGGGGCTACTTGCCACATGACTTTGCTTCAATTGCTTGTTATAGGTTAGGCAACTATGCTCAGGCAGTAACTCACGCACAAGATGCTATAAAGATGGCTCTTCCAAACGAAATGGAACGACTTCTTAAAAACTTAGAGTTCTGTGAACAAGCGATGAAAGAGGCAGACAGTGACTGAACTACCTAATTGGTTTTTAGCAGTAGATGGGCCAGGAATTTTTGAGCGTCATCTATCTTCAAAAAGAATGGAAGAAATTCATTGTTTGCAGGTTGGAGCCTATAAAGGTGATGCATCTGTATGGCTTATTGAAAACATACTATTTCACCCAAAATCTACATTAACTGATGTAGATACCTGGGGAGGCTCTAACGAGGTTGCTCACGACTCTCTTGATTGGAATGAAGTAGAGCAAGCCTATAATGCTCAGACAGGTTCCTATGTTGAGTCTGGTCGAATTATTAAAAAGAAAATGACTAGCGATGAGTTTTTTGCAACTAAAGATTCAAAAAGTCTATACGATTTTATTTATATAGATGGTGACCATGAAGCAGTTCCTGTTTTAAAAGACGGTATGAATGCTGTAGAGGCTCTTAAAGTAGGCGGTATTTTGGCTTTTGATGATTACCAATGGGATGCAGGAAAAGGTCCAGCCTACCGACCAAGAGCAGCAGTTGATGCAATAATGCTCTGCTACTCAAATCGTTTTAAAGTATTAGAGATAGGACTACAAGTTTGGTTAGTTAAGATTTCTTAACTCGTTTACTTTTTTTCTCTAGTTTTTCTTTTTCTTTTAGTTGCTTAGCAAGTTTATCTTCGCGCTCTAACTTATAAGCATCTACCGCGTTAGCACTTGTTCGACTGCGCCAAGCAAATCCACACTCCGTGCAAGTAACAATTTTTGCTGTGGTCCAGCGACCAGTAGTAGATAGTTGTTCAATAGATACTTCCAGTTTTCCTGGACGCGCTGTGCAATGAGGACAGTTCGGGTAGCGACGTCTGCGTGTCTCTTCACCTAAGTAAGATACAGATAGCGCTCTACGAATCTCTACTTCGTCTTTGCCGCCCCATACACCCCAGATTTGACGATGCTCTAGAGCCCACTGAAGACATTGTTTACGGACAGGGCAGGTAAAACACATATTCTTTGCCGCATATTTTTCTGAGAAGTCCTTTGAAAAAAACCAGTCAATATACTCCCTATTTTTAGGTAGTGCACACACTGCTTCTCTTTGCCACTCAAGGCTATTTGCTGGCTTCCACATAATAAACAATAATACACTAAACAGTCTAAAAATTATGTAACTAAAGCAAACTAATTTTTATTAAATTTCTACCCAAGTAATTGGCTGAATATCTTGAACTATATCACCATATTCAGTTTCGCCAGTCTCATCGCAAGCGTATAAATCCGTATCTTCTTCAAACGTGCCTATCCAACCGCAAACAACTTTTGAAAGTTCAAGTCGTTTAAAAGCATCTCCTAGAGAATCAACAACTCCATCGCGTTGAATTGTGGAGGCCAATGCTTTTCTAATAAGTTCATGCTCGATGTCAATGTGGTCAATAGTAAAATAGATAAGAGAGTCGCTTCTTTCTTGGGACAGCCCGCAACCCGACCATTCAGACCACAGGTGCTCCCCGTGGCGTGTGTCTTTTGCCATTACTAGACTCCGAATCTACTCGTCGTCTATAGTATCAAATTCGTATTCAAAATCCTTGGCTGAGTCATCAGTAAGAAAGTAAACTTTTTGTGGGTCTTTTAATTCATATATTCCTGCAATAGTTATAGCACCACACATACAGCAGACATCAACATTTCCTGACTCAAAAATTTCAGGAGTTTTTACTCCAACAAGACGCATCATAATGTTGCCTTCTTCGTTAACGCTCTGTGGTTCCCAGTTTGCGTTATCTTGAAGCCAGCATATTTCGCACATAGCCATAGGACTAAGTACAGGCTCTGCTGCCATTTCAAACCTCTCTTTCTAGAGGTATGGTTTACAGCATAATTCTATCTCTATTTTGTATCCTATAGAGAAATATTAATGTGCCTTGCTCGTCTTATTTGAACTCTTTCTCTAGGCGTAAGTCCACCCCAGATGCCAAATGCTTCGTGAACAATTCCCCACTCAGCGCACTCTGTCCTATAAATACAAGAGGAGCAAAGTTTTCTTGCTTCTTTGTGGTCGTAAGAAGATGTTTCTGGGTCTTCATCTATATCTTGTATATAAAAAACGTCAAGTCCAACTTCTGCACAGGTTGGATTTTCAAATTCCCAAGGTTTGCGGGACACGGGAAACCTTTCTTAAAAGTTAGTTGTTGGATTTTTTATTATGTTCTAGCGAGCCCACCTCATACCCGCATCCTGCATATCCCGCAATATCAATCCATGTGTCAGGTTGGTAGCCAGACTTAGATGCATAGCGTGCCACCTTAAGCCCAACCATCATCATTGCCACATCTTCATTACTAATTGGCACTCCTAAAATTACTGACCAAATCTGAGCAGTTCTTTCAAAATTATCTTCGGGAGAACCGTACTGTTTGTTTCTATCACCAGAAATAATCTTTGCTGCTTCTCTTAACGCTTCAACACGAAGAGGGTTTTGCTGGGTTGTCTCATTATCTGTATTCATCTTTAATCCTCGCTATGACTTGGGCAGTGTATGTCTTGTTATCTGTGCCATCTTCTACAATAATCTCGTAGGTTAGATTATGAGACGTTGTTGGGCCAGTGTATGCATTAATTTTTTCCTCAGCAATACTGACAATCTCGTTGTGGTTCTTAGCGTTTACAGAAAACTTATATGTAGTTGTTGGCATTGTTATACCAACTTTTCCAAGTTTTCTGGTTTAAAGTGAATTCCATCTAGCACTGGAGTCTTGCCATCATCTGTCTTAACAATGACATCTCCATAACGAACTCCGACAACTCGTCCTCTACGTCCGTTGTATGCCTTACCTTGCTCTCCGTCAAAAGCATTGCTACGGACTCGAACAGTGTCTGCTACTTTAATAAATCCTGCCTGAGCAACAATCCACGACTCGTTTGGGTTGTCCTCCACTATTGAGTGACCTAAAGCCAACTTACTAAAGATGTTGATAATGTCTTTAGCATTTTTATCTGTTGGCTGTTTTAGTTGTTCCCAAGTAGCAAGAAGTTTTAAAACCGAATCTCCAACAACCTTTTTAGTTTTATTCTCGGTGAGTTGACTTCTCACCCAATCATTATCTACTTCAGCCATGTTCGTCTCCTATATCTGCTTAGTTAGTAGCGTAGTCTTTTTCAAACAATGTTTCAACCACAGAATTTTTAAATGTTTCCCAGGTTGGAATATTGTTTTTATATGATTCTTTTTGAGTATTAGCGTGAACTAGTCGTTCTTCTTTAGACATCTCTTCAATAACAAAAGGAAGAACTCCCCACTCTGGTCCCATACCGACAGTAAGTCTCCAGTCAGTAACTACAGGAACACCAACAAACAATGCTTGAGCAAGGCTTGGTAGCCACCACGAAGCACCATCACGATACGTTGAAATAAGAGCACCAGTTGCATTATTTAGTTTTACTAGAATATCTTGATTAGTTTCGGCTCTGCCGTCACGGTATTGCACAGTTTCTTGAGTCAAATGTTTTTTTGTTTTTTTAAACCAATCTGTCTTCGGGTCATCAATGCACCAATATCCGCCCTCAGCAAGCCCTCTAGGGCCTCTTTCAATACTAAGAAGAGCAGAGTCTGGAACTAAAGCAAAGACATTGCTGGGGTCAATGTTCGGGATGTATTTAAAAATAGACTCTGGTTTTGTCCAAGGGTAGCCAGGAATTATTGTTTTAGGCCACATCTCTGTGTAAAGTTTTGAAAGACCAGCAAACACTTTTTCAAAGTTTTTTGGTTCAAGCGTGTCATTAAATTCTTTACGCTTTATATAAAAATCTTTTACAAGTTCTTTAGGGTTTTTATATACACCTCTAAGCCCATTCCATACTTTGTGTGGCTCAGGAGCATCAACAAAAATACATAAGTTACCTAGTTCGTAAGCAATGTTTACTACGGATAACGCACCGTAAAGCCTGTGAGATGTTAGTCCCATCGGGGAAGACATACCGACAAGCACCGCATCAAATTGAGATAAGTAGTCCTTATCCATTTTAATTGATGGGTCTGACCAAGTTACGTCACATCCAGATTGGGTTAGAGCAAGATAAACAATTCCAGCAAAAGAAGGAAGACTCTCGCTTGCAGTTTTAGAGGCTTGTGGAGATGTGCAGCCTGTCATAAAAACTTTCATTAATCCTCTTTCCTAATTGCCAAGAACCACCCAACGATAAACGTTGGGCGGTTCCTAGCATCATTATTAGAACGGTGCTGCTGGTGCTTGTGTGGCTGAAGCAGGCGCTGGCGCTGGCGCTGGAGCAGGTGCTGGCGCTGGCGCTGGAGCAGGTGCTGGAGCAGCAGCCATTGCTGGTGCTGCTGGTGCCTGACCAGAAACTACTGGATAGTAGTTCTTGATTTCGTTCTTCTTTGTGCCATTCCATGTGCGAGTTCCGACCTGTGCTCGGAAACGACGACCATTAATGGCTTGCTCAATCTGAGCGTTTGACGGAGATTGCAAAAAGAAATCACGAGGGATTCCTAGTGCGTGCATCTTCTTAAAGAAGATACCCATTGCTGCATTGTTTTCAGGGGAAACCACTAAGTTATCCCAAACAAGGCGCTTATTGTGTGGCCCACCTTCGACCTGTGTTTTCACAGAGAACATAGTTTTTCCACTCTGTGTAACTTTTGCAGTTGCTTCAACTACAACGACGTCGTAATCGCCGTCTGGTAGTGGTTCATAACTGCTTGACTCACCAGCATCGCGGACCAAGTCCGCCCAATTTAGTGTACTCATGGCTTCCTATTCCTTAGTTGTTTTTTCTGTTGTCTGCTTCTCACCAAAAATAGTGTTAAGCATAACCTCGATGGAGAGTTTATCTTGTTCAACAATTGAACCAAGACGACCCTGAACACGTTCTCCTGCTTCGTATTCATTTGTTCGTTCAACATACATACGACGAACTTTGTATGGCCCCTGCATTGGGTCTGGGTTTGGAACCGTCTCCACTGTCAGTGCGCCGAGAATGTCATAAAAATATGGAGCCTGAATTGCAAGTTGTCCCTGCAAATATGGCTTATGACGACCATCTTGTGCTGTTCTAGACATTGCTGTAAGAACAACAGCCTCAAGAGGGTTTGTAGCGTGCATTGTTAAGTCACGCAAGTCGCGTAGAAGACCACCCATGTGACGAAGTAACTCGCCCCACTGTTGCATCTTCATTTGTTCGTTACCTGCGATGCTGTCCATACACTTCACTTGTAGTTCAGAGATTGAGTCAATAATCAAACTCTTGAAGTGATGGCGACCAAGTTGTAGCCATTGATAAGTCTTAATGACTGTGTCGTAATCACGAACTGTGACTACACAAGTATCCCAAGTTCCATCTGCAATAGGTGGTTCCTCCCGCAGTGGGTCCCAATACTTGACAACGATAGGGAGGAAGCGGTGTCCACCCTCAACGTCAAGCATGAGTCGTGGGTATGGTGCAGTTACAGCAAAGGAGGATTTACCAACCTTTGATTCCCCATAAACCATAACCGTCAAAGAGCGTTGAATTTCGCTCATATATGTCACTCGCTTCCTTTTGTTTCGTTTGTTCCGTAATATGCATAAGGGTCTGTCTCCTCATACATTTCGCTAAGTGCTTGTTCAGCGGCGCTTCCGTCGTCAAACATTGGGCATATAGCGAAAAATTGGCACTTCCATTTGCAGTCACGACTTGCTTTTGGATAAGCAAGAAATGCGTGGTCTTCACCAGCATCTAGTCCTGTGCGAACTCTCATTAAATCTGCAATCGTTCCGTGGATTCTATTCCAGAAAGAACGCATAGTAAAGATGTTGTGTCTAATTTCTACTTGGTCATAGAACGGCGGCTTAGCAGCAGCAGTGCGACGAACCTTTTTTAGTAATGTAAAAATTCCGCCATCGCTGCGCTCTTTTTCATCAACCTTAGTTGATTCAAGAAGCATATAAGTCATAACTTGCTCATTCATATGAGCCATATTAGAAAACTCTGCAAGAGAGCCTCCAACAGTCTTAAAGTCACGGAACATACGCACACCATCAGCCTTACGACGAACACGCATATCTAACTTACCTTGAAGTTCTACTTCACCATTAAATAGTGGAGCAACAATTGTTTCTTCTGTTGAAATCATTTCCAGTTCTGCATCAATGCCTTCTTCTTCAACCCATTGTTCGTAGCCTTCCAGCATAATGCGACCAAGTTCGGCTTCAGTTTCTAGGTTTGCTACATCACGAAAATCTGCAAGAAGAAGTTGTTTGTCAGTCTCAACTAGGTCCGAGTGTGCCTTGAGTAGCGGAATACCTTTTGCATAGTGGTCATCAAGTGCTTGGTGGATACGACTACCAAGTGCCAGTGCGCCAGTCATATCTTGTTGCTTAGGCTTTAGACGGCGATAGTAAGTAAGCCACCAGCGACGGCGACAATCTTTAAATGTTTGTAGTTCTGAGTTTGAAAGTCTTACGATTCCACTCATAGTTTCCCTGCCTTATCGTCTTGTAGAAGTTTGAGCAGTTGGTTTTTATCTCTAACAATTTGCTCAAAGTTGTCGGCTTTAGTTTCAAGAACTTGAATAACTCGCTCCTCGATAGTTCCGTCTGTAACGTAGTCAGTAATAACAATTGAGTCGTGTATCTCACTACCAATACGATGGACTCTATCAAGAACTTGTTTGTAATCAACAAGAGACCAAGGTCGTTGAAGCATAATCAATCTACGAGCAGCAGTCAAGGTAATACCAACGCCACCTGCCTGTGCCGTAAAAAGAATCCATTTAATCTTTCCTGCTTGGAAGTCATCAACTGCTTGCTGACGCTCATCTTCATCTTGGTCACCAGTAATTAGTCCGTGAGCAATTTTCTTCTTTGTAAGTTCTGCACTAAGAAGATTAATAAGTTGCTTAGATACAGCCGAAACAGCAACAGAATCGTCTCCAAAGTCTCCATTGTCAATGTCATCCATAAGAGCATCAATCTTGCAAGAAGGAGCATTTAGGATAGTTTTCTGCTCTCCAGTAGTCTCATCAACTTCTAAAGTAGCGTATGAACTAGCAAACTGCAACAATCTAATTGTTTGTGTGAGAACGCTAGGTGCAGTAACAACATCGCCATCATCACCAAGTTCAGCAATCATTAAGTCACGCATCTGCTCATATGCCTTCTTTTGTTTTGTAGACATCTCAACATCTCTGCGTTCAGTAAGAACTGGTGGCAGATGTGGAAGCACAACTTTTTTTAACATACGACGCATATAAGGATTGACGCTCTTATAGAACTCATCCTGCATATGTGCTTTAACTCCAAGAACCATCATTCCGCCAAAGGCGTTGAGCATCGTGTCAACCATACGGTCAATCCACTTTGTTTTTGAAGGCCAGTCTTTAGGAGATAGCCAGTGAAGAATTGCCCACAAGTCAACAACATTGTTAGCAATAGGTGTTCCAGTAAGTGCAAAACGAATATCTGCATCTCCTGTAGCAGCCCAAAGAGCACGGCTCTGCTTTGACTTAGGGTCTTTAGAGCGGTGAATCTCATCAGCAATTACAGCCTTGAAATCAATCGCATTAAGTTCTCGTAGGTGAACTTCACAACGAGCCTCGGTTGTCTTTTCATCTTGACCGCCACAAGCCTTGCAACGAGTTAAAGCAATAGAGCCATAGCCTGATAGTCGTGAATGTGAGCGAAGCGATTCCCAGTTAATAATAAATATTTGTGCTGGTTCTTCAAATTGGTTTTTGCGTTGAACCGCTGACCCTTTGATAACTTGTGTTATTACCCCTGGCCACCAGATATTAAACTCACGAGCCCAGTTCTTCTTGAGGGTATTAGGGCAGACAATCAAAATAGGAAAAACATCTTCACCCTTATCGTGCAACTCTTTAAGAGCACGAATGGCTTGAGCGGTCTTTCCAAGCCCTGGTTCATCGGCTAAGAGTGCTCGTCTGGCTGTGCTGAGAAAGGCTACTCCAGCCCTTTGGTGAGGGAATAGAACAGGGTCACCTTCATACGACTCTAACTCTCTAAGGGCGTTAGAAGGGTTTATACGGGTTTCTAGAAGGCTTCCAGCCCAAGTTGCTAAAGATGGCTGAATCTCTAAATCATTGCGAAATGTAGAGCGTAAAGCGAGACAGGTAGTCCAACTTAAAGGAGCACGCCAAATCTGTTCTTTAGGGCTCCAAGAGGCCCCTGGGAGGCTCTTACAGAGTTCTTTATAACGCCAGTCAGCGTTTATGACGATATGTTCTCCAGCGGAGTCAATATCTACTGAAACTGTCATTTTTACTCCTAATGTCATTAAGTATATATACTAGCAGAAATATTTAAGTTTTTTGTTTTTTCTTGCTAGTAACCTACTCTAGCAGAACTCTTGGCTTCCAACCTAACTTAGTCAGTTTTAAAAGGGCGTGTCGGATGGCATCTAGAGCATGACCTTCTCCGCCCCTATGCCAAGTTCCTACCTTACGAAGTGCTTCGTTTGGGAAAAGTGCTTTGGCATCGGCAGGAGTCTGAAAACTAATGTCTTCTGGAACATATCCGTTAATGCGACATAGGTGTTTAAGAACCCCTATCTGCTCTAGTGAGTAGGGCGCTTGAGAGTTACGAACAGTTTGGGCATTGATAGTAAATCGCTCGCAAGAGATAGCAAACTTTTCATATTGTCTCCAAGCAGTAAGACAAGTTGTTACGTTGTCAGCAAACTGTTCTGGCTGAGCCTCAAAAGAAAGTTCTAACTTTGGCAAATCTTCTTGATTACCAGACCAAGAGATAAGAGCAACACCACTGGCTTTTCCAGGGTCTACAGCAAGAACAGTTATCAATATTTGTCGCCCCAAGTCTCTAGTGGCCCATCAATTCCCGCAGTAAGTGGAACATCCCAGCCGTCAGTCGTTGTCATACATTCTTGCACGATGCGTTTAATTTCTTCTGCTTGGTCACGAGGTGCTTGTAGAACAATTTCATCGTGAACAGGAACAATAAGATTTTCAGTAAGGTCTGCTTGGTCTAACTTAATCAGGTTACTCTTAAAAACTTCTGCTGCTCCACCCTGAATTAAGTAGTTAATAAGTGTGTAGACACGGTTCTCGTCGCAAGGAATCTTACGACCAGTCCATGTGTGAATGTAGCCTTGACCCTCATCGCGTTCACGACGAGCACCAATGTTTTCAATTTCTTTCTGGAACTTAATCATTCCTGGATATCGCTGGTCAAAAGCATCAGATACAGCCTTCATCTGAGACTCTGCAACGCCAGCAGTAAGTGCTTGCTTGGCAACACCAGCCCCGTAAAGACGACCATAGACCATTCCCTTGATAAGAGTTCTGCGCTTATCAGAGCGAGTCATATCAGGTTCTTGGTAAACCTCACGACCAATTTCAGTAAACGGGTCAGAGCCAGTTGCATCAGCACGGTTGAATAGCGTGATGAGATTCGGGTCCTTAGATAGAGATGCAAACATACGAAACTCAACTTGGTCTAAGTCCGAGGTGATAATGACGTGGTCTTTATCTTTAGGGATAAATGCACGACGCACTGTGTCATCACCCTTTGGCAAAGTTTGTAGCGCAGGGTCGGTAATAGACATACGAGAAGTTCTAGCACCAAGAGTCTTCACTGACGGGTGAAGGATGCCGTCAACATTTTTGTTGAGGAAGTTGAGGAAGTATGTGTTAGCCAACTTATCTGCTTTACGTTGCTTTAGAACAGTCTCAGCAAGGTTTTTAACTTCTTCATTGCCAGTAATTGTGAGCATTTTAAGTTGGTCTTTAGATGCAGACTTTTGACCAGATGGAGTTGTCTCGGTAATTTCTGCACCAAGATTTTCTAATAAACGAACTAGTTGAAGATTGCTAGTAATGCTTGTTCCGTTATAGGTCTTTGCAGCCCACTCTTTAACCTGCTCTGTGTAGGTAAGAAGTTCTTCATACTTCTTTTTTGAGTATTCAAGGTCAACACGAGCGCCATTGATTTCCATACGAGTAACAATTTTTCTAGCAGCCATTTCAATCTCATACGCCTTGTGATAAGACTTACCAGGACCACACTTCTCGTAAAACTTTTCCCAGAGGCGCATTGTAAGAATTGTGTCGAGTGCGCCATAAGACCAGTAAGGTTCAAAGTTAGTTGGAACAGTTCCCCAAGTCCAACCATTTTTAGTTAAGTCAATATCAAGTTTGTCTTGTAGATACGCTGCTTGTGGGTCAATCAAAAGTGCAGAAAGGGGCTTCAAGCCACCAGGTCCTAGCGGGTCAATGAGGTGCGCCATAATCATTGTGTCATGTGCACGTTGCCAAGGCATTTCCCAACGGGACTTAACTGCAAACCATCGTGCTTCAAATGCAATGTTATGGCAAACAAGTGGTCCATCAAATTTATTCATTGCTTCATAAAAAACACCGCTCCACTCTTCCCAAGGAATAGACCAGCCGTGCATACCATCACCAACTTGAACAAGACGTAAATCGCCATGCCAAGGAGATAAAGCGTGGTCACGAGGCATTCCAGGACGTTCGCCAGTTTCTGTATCTATAGCAATTGCATTGTGTGGGCGACGCTCGCTAAGCCAAGAAATAAATTGATTGGCTTTTTCTACAGAGTCAACAAGAGTTACTTCAATACCTGAAAGACCTTCATTCATCTACAGGCTCCTCTTTATTTTTTTCTAATGTGGCAGTGTCCAAGGCTAGAGGACCACCATTAAATCTATAGTATCCAGTATGAATTAGGGATACGGTAGGGTCTATCCATGTAAATTCTCCTAGGTGCAACCATCTTCTAGTAAAGAAGTAGTCCTCGCTTAAATACTCCCTAGTTTGTTCTTCAATAGCAGTATCAAAAAATAAATGAACTTTTTTATCTTTATACAAAAACCAATCGTTATCATAATATTTTTGCATTTTTTCAAAAACTTCTCTTTTAATAAGAACAAAGCCAGTGCCAAGTCCAGTCACTTCTAAAAGCCCATTGTCTAATTCAATTTTTCCTCCAAGTGTGACTGATTTTTCAACACTATACTGAGGAATATTTACAACATAACTAGAAGAAGAATACATAAGCCCTTCAACAGAGTCTATTGAATCTTTATTCTTTAAAATAGTCTCCCAATTAATTTGCTTAATTGGATATGCTCCACCGACAATTTCTTTTTTTCTAAGAATAAGTTTAATAATATCTATAGGCTCAAAAGATATGTCAGCATCAATAAACATTAAATGAGTGCCATCAGTTTCTTTTAAAAAATGGTCAGCAAGTAAGTTTCTGGCCCTTGTTATTAAACTTTCATTAGAAAGTTGTTGAATACTAACTTGTAACCTAAGAGATGCTGCTAAATTTATAAATTTAAATATTGACATTGCATAGTCAGAACCGCACATTCCGCCATAACAAGGAGTTGCTATATGTAATTTTACCTTTTGTAGGTAATCTAAATCTTCTTGTGTAATTTCAAAAGTGTCGTTTGTCATTTATTTTCCTTCTATTGGTTTTACGGAATCATTTCAATGCGGTAAAGCGAGTCTATCCTCTCATCAAGGGTTGCTGCACGCTCTAGTAGCCTCTGAGCAACGTTAGTAAGGTATCTTGCACCACCTTGGTCATATTTGTAAAGAGCGTCTAGAACAGGACGAGGGTCTTCACTTACCTGAGCCCAGTGACGATACTTTTCAGGAAAAACAATTGGAAGAGTTCTAATAGGATTACATTCTTCGCAAGGAAGAGCGTCCTTAGATAAAACATCTGAAGTTTCTTCAGTTAGTGCATATCTTTTTACCAACGGACAAGCAGCACCATGAAAAACTAAAGATACACCAATACGAGAAAGAATGTAAGAACCGTTCTCTGTTCTGTAAAGTTCAAACTCAATCCATCGAGTAGAGCCGCGACGCCAAGAAGAAGACTCACCTAGTAAGCGACCTTTAAATTGAAGGGTTCTAGAGCCGTCTTTAACTTCAAACATTACGAACTCCTTCTGTCATTACTGTCATTTGTTTTCTAATGCTTCTAGTCTAGCGGATAATTCTTGCACTGCCTTAACTAAGGGAGCAATAAATTCGTCATATGCCAAGGCTTGCTGTGAGTCAGGGTCATTAATATCTCCAATAGACCAGCCAGCAAAATCCATATCAGGAGTGTTACTTAGTTCATCTAGAACTTCTTTGACTTCCTGAGCAATAAATCCGTAGTGTCTTCTTCTTCCAGGAATTTCTATGACTGAATCTGGATTAATATTCCCTTCTTCGTCTTTTTCTATATTTGATAGGTCAACCCTACCTTTATTGATAAGGAAAGATACAGGTCTAATTTTTTTAATAAAATTTAATCCTAAAGTTGCATTTTGTATGTCATTTTTTGTTCTAACATCTGATGTTGTCAAAAAAGAACCTGCTCTAGCAACGCCCCAACGATAACTAGAACTACCTAAATCATATGCTGTATCAAATGCTGTAGGGTTTCCACTTGTATTTAAAAACCCTGGAGCAATGTTTCCTTGAGAATACATTTGGTTAGAAGAGCCTTGAATTCCATACCCATTTGTTTGGAAACCTCTCAGGGCTGAAATTGTTCTATCCGTAATAATTGCGTACGGGCTAAATCCGCTACTTGGATATAAAATAGTTGAAGAGCCAACGTTCGAGATAGTTCCTCCAGAAGAAAATCTCCAACCATCGGTTGCAGAGCCAACATATCCACTAGTGGCATTGATAGTTCCAGTAATTGTTGCGCTCGACGCAGTCAATGCACCAGCAGCCGTAACCTTGAAAGTTCCATTGCCATTATCAATAGCACGGCTGGTAATTGTTCCAGCACTTATATTGTCCGCATTTAAGTTTGAAACTGTAATTACAGCAGCATTGATTGTTCCAGCATTAATTTTGCTAGCGCTAAGACTCCCAATCTGAGTATTGGTGATAGTTCCATCAACCAGACTCCCGCCAGAGATGACGTTAGTTCCAGAAAAAGATGATGCAGTTACAGCGCCAGTAAAAGATGCTGACCCATCGCTAGAAATATTTACTGTTGTTGTTCCAGAAGCATTAATTGCTCTAATACCACTAGTATCAAAAATAACTCTACTGTTAGGACCAGCACTTGTTCTAATAGTTGAACCAGTAATTGTTTTGGCATCTAGTGCTGTAGAAGCAATCATTGTTGCCGTGATAGTTCCAGCATTAATACGAGCGGCATCAAGAAAACCAGTAGTAATTTTTCCTGCATCTAAGTTTGCAACTACAGCATTTCCTATAGTATTTGCTTGCCAAGATGTGCCACCCAAGCCAGTCCACTGACCACTAATAATGTTTCCACTGGTGTATTGCCACCATATATCTCCAGCAGTATTTGCTGTTGTTCCAGGTGCAGCCAGAGAGTATGTAATTTTATTCTTGCCGTTTGCTGTTGTAATAGCAGTATTTGCAGCAGCAAAGGCTGTTACAGAAAGGTCAAAAGCAGCGGGGTCACCAACATCAATAAATGCTCCGTTGTTGTCGTCATAGACTGATACTGAGCCGTCATTTGGGTTAACAACTAATTGACCGTCTTTAGGGTCTGTAATGTCTCCAGGAGAACCAACAACTACTGTTCCAAAGTTAACTTGTTCAGGAGTGATAACTTCAGCACCGATTGCTTCAGTTGTAACAGACTTTGCTCCAAGTCTGCTTCGAGCAGGACGACGTTCTAGATAACGTATTCTGCGTTGAACATCAGAAAGGTTGTTACCTAGATTTTTATTGGCACTGCGGCGTCTACTTGGCATTATTTCTCCTATACCGTAATCTTCAATGTAGAGATGCGACGGTCTTCTTTCCATTCACTAATAAGTTCAAGGTCAACTTTTTCAGGGAAAGCAACACCATCTGGAACATTTACTTTATAACCAACTATTTTACGCACAATTACGTCCCCTCTAGGCTCTAAGTCACTAGCAAGACGCATACGAACAAACTCATCATCAATAATAAGTGAGCACCAATCTCCAGGTAAAAAGTCTCCAACATACGGCCCAATTGAACCGTTAATTGCAATTGTAAAATTGCCCTCTGGCGGACGTGCTTCGTCAACAAAATCTTTAGCATATGAATAAAGAGCACTCTCTCCATAGGCTGTTGTCTGCGTATCATTTTTTGTTTCAACTTGGTCAAGGACTGGCCATCCTTTATCCATTAAATCTGTAGATGCTGCTGCTGCATATGGCTGACTTGGGTCCCCATCAATATTGTCAGCGTTTCCAGCAACCCACATACGAGTAGCAGAGTTTTCTGCCGTCTCTGTTATCCCAAACTCAAGAACATTCCCTGGATATTCAAAGACATACTGGTCTGCGCCAAGAACACTAATAGGGTGCACCGAGCCAATATTTCCAGTAGATGCGCTTCCAGGAACATTTGCCTTAATTGCACTAAATGTGAATGTTGTTGTAGTTGGTGTTCCCGTTACCACCTGAGTTCCATCAAAAGATGTACCTACATCACTAACTACAATTTCTTGTCCTATAACTAACCCGTGGGCAGCGGCTGTAGTCAATGTTGCTACATTAGAAACAAGAGTTTTGTAGGTAACAGATATTCTATTAGGAGGTGGAATAAAGGGAACAAAGGTAAGTGTTTTAGAAAATTGACCAATATTTTTATCAAAATCACAGTCAATACGATACTCAAAACCATTTACATCTTTTGAAAATTCTTCAAGAATTTCTCCAAATGATTTTAAATCAGAGCCTCTAAATATTTGCTGAGAGACCCCAATGTACTTACCGCTCAAGTCTTGAGTAACATCTATGCCAATATCTGAATTTCCAGAGTAGGCTCCAAAAGTTCCAGCAACTGCTCTTCCACCCCATTTAACTGTGCCGCCATAGACTGCCTCAGCCTGAGCGTTGACTATTGAAGTTGAGTTAAATTTAAAAGTTCTAGTGTTAACAATTGTTGATACGGTTTTGACGCCATCATAGTCAGAGCCTACATTTTCAATAACAACTTTTTTACCCTGTGTAAGACCGTGATTAGTTGACGTAGTGATAAGGCCAGATTTGTATGAGACAGAGCCATAATCTGTTACGTTAATTACTCCAGCCATGCTGTTTGTCTGTTGAGCCTGATAATACAAAGTTGAAGGTGCATTTAAGGGGACAACAAATGTAATTGTTCCACTTGCTGTTCCGTTATTAGTTACTCCAGTCGAGTAAACTTTTCCAGCAGCATATCCTCCTCCAGAACTTTGAATCCAAAAGTTATAACCAGGGGAATTAATAGTAAGAGTGTATGTATTTCCACGAATAAAATATAAATTAGGATTATTAGTTGCTGTAGCAGAACCTTGAATTGTAGAGGCATAAGCAAGGTTATTACTATTTGTGAAGGCGTATGTAGTCTGCTCTCCCACTTTAGTTACTGCGGTAGAGGCAACATCACGAGAAGTTTTAGCAAAACTAAACTGTGTAGTAGAAGGAACTGCAATCACTGTCTGAGGACCATTAAGAACTGATTCATAGAAGAAGGTGAGTGTTCCAGTCACAGTTCCAACGTTCTCTACTCCTAAAGTAAGAATAAGTCCGTTAATAGATTGAATAGTTGCGTTAGAGCCAATACCTGCACCAGTCACACCCATACCAACTAGAAGACCACTATTCGAACCTACAATAGTAACTGTTACCGCTCCTGAACTTCCAGAAGCAGCGGTTTTTGTTACAGAGATTGTATTAGTAATATTTGAAATAGATACAGCATCTCCCACAGCCAAACCATGAGCAGATGATGTTGTCATTGTTGCTATGTTATTTAAGACTTGCTTAGTTGTAATTTTTAGTGTTGTTGTCTGTATTTCAGCGGATGTAATGTTGTATGTAGTTAGTGGAGTTAGGGCAGTGCTAGCAAAACTTGATGTTACTCCAGCAGGTTTGACTACAAAACTTGTTGTTGTTGGTATTGCTGTTATAACTTGATATCCATTAAGTAGTGCATCAACATCAACTAATTCTACTTGCTGACCTAAAAGTAGGTCGTGAGGTAGGGCGGTAGTAAGAGTTGCAGTCCCTGTAGCCATCACTTTATTTGTTAGAGAATATAGCAATTCGTTTGCTGGTTTTATTGTTTCGTTAGCAAAAGCAAGATTAGAAAAGTCATCTGACATATACCCAATTAAGTCACGGGCTAGGTCATATGTGTCAACAATTGTTCGTGCAAGACCAGTTGTTGATGGACTAGAGGCTAAAGTAACTCCGCTTACACCAAAAGTAAAACTTGCCGGGGATGGGACCGTAGAAATTGTCTTATCTCCGTTGAGAGCGGGGTTTAAGTTACGAACTCTTACTTTTTCTCCTGGTTTAAATCCATGGTCTACCTCTGTATATATAGTCGCTATTGAGCCGTTAGCCTCATAGCGTGAGCAATAATATTGCTCTGAGCCGTAATAAAGGGTCTGCCACAATGCACGATGATATAAATAACTTACAAACTCATTGGCATCAACACTAAGAGTTTTATTTGTTGGAGAATATTGACGTCCCCAGATAATGCCACCCCAAACGCAAACGCCATCTCTAAGAACATAAAGGGCAGTTTTTCCAGGCATTGTGTTGTCATAAAGTTCCAAATGTGTTGTTGCCTCAATAAGTGGAATAGTTCCAGAAAAAGAACCAGCCTTACTTAAAGCACGTTCATAGGATACACCTATAAAAGGAATTTCTGCAAGAACTTCGTTGGTCAACAAATCAGCAACGTAGTAGCGATACTCAGGGGGAGTTATCGAGTGATAATCAATTGCCATGTCGTCTTTTCCTCGTGTCGTTTAGTATTACGCTAGCCAGCCAGAGCGGTATTCCACAGATAGTTTAGCAGTCGAGTTAGCACTCCCGTTGTCGTAGAAACTAATAACATTTTCTCCTGGAGATAGTGTCACCCAGTCGTTGTATACCTCTAACTTCATACGAGCGCCGTAATACTCTCCATTAAGAGCAGTCTCTCGATTGTATGTGTCAATTTCAAGAATGTCTGGACCAAAAGTATATGTTCCAGAGACTGAAACTACGTTGACAGTATCAGTAGCAGTTCCAATAAAAGTAAATGTATTACTTGTTCTTGCTGTGATATATCTGTCGCCATCTATACCCGTTCCTAAACTAAATACTTCTACAGAATCGCCTATTTGCAGGATATGAGCAGCAGATGTAGTCAGGGTAACAACGCCACCAGTGATAGATTTAGAGATAATTGAGCCAGATACTATTGTTCTTAGTGGCTCAACAATTGTTATTGATTCACCATTTGTTTCATTAAGAATAATTGCTGGACCAGTGATTGGACCTGTAACTCTAAAGTAAGCACTGACAGGGTAGTCACCTTGATTTGTTAACACGGATTTACCGCTTCTTAGTGGAGTTGTTGATTTTGCAAGAATTTCTTCAACATCATATCCATCTTGATTAAGTTCATTCCAAGAATACTTTATAGGGTCAGCAGCACGAAGACCGATGGAAAAATCAATTCGACCACGAGCACTGACTGTCTCAAAGTTTGGTTCTCCACTAAGGCGAACCCAAGATGCTTTAAGTGGGTTTTCATTTGTTTTTAACCAGCCTCCTTGCCTTACTAAGTTAATTTGAGCAACTAAACGTCTTCGAGCCTCTGCCATCAATGACGGGTCAGTACACAGGATAGAACCTTCTAAGGTCAAATCACGAGCGTTGTAGCGACCTTTTACATCATATGAGCCATCTGCCCATCCACGTTTAATATCTGGCATATCAGGTGCTGGAGGACTCCACCAACCTTTAATATCGGTGACTACCCAAAGAACACCATAGTCATCAACAGTATTTAATACAAAATCATTGAGGATAATGTCTTCCTGCAACTTCATACCAGTCAGGTGCGGCTGTGGAAGTGGAGTCAGCGCTTGCTGAGTAATCCTATTTTTCTGTGCTTGATTAAGTTGTGCCATTATGCTGCTCCCTTACGCATTGCATATGAAAGTTGACGAGAAACGATTGCCGCAAGTTCACGTTCATCCATACCAGCAGAAGGATTAACAACAATAGTGACACCTCTACCAGTGCCGCCCATATAGTCAATCATTGCCTTATCGCGCTTAGAAAGCCCATCTGGGTCAAGAGGCTCTACACGCTCTGGCTTTCCTGCTTCTCCGATACGAGCCAAAGTTCCGCCTATAGAAGGTTGAACTACTCCACCTTTAGCAAAAGGTTGAACATATGGTGCTTGGATTGTAAATCCTTTACCAGCAATATTTAAAAATCTAGTTACAGCATTATCTGGAATGTTAAGTTCAAGTTTAAAACTATTCCACCAGCCAATCATTTTATTTATGACAGCCTTAAATCCATCGCCAAGCGGTCCAAATATATTAACTTGTTTAATTATGCTAGTTATTGGATTGATAAAAAATGCTTTAAAGAAATCTAAGAACCCTGATAAAAGAAGTTTTACACCCTTAATTGGGTCAGTAAATATGTACCACAGACCAGCAACAACCTTAATTACTCCTGAAATAATATCTGAAAGTGTGTCTATAGCATTAACAAGAATAACTTTAAATAGAGGGACTATGTACTTACCAACAAAGTCACCCATTGTTTTAAAGATATCACCTAGCCCCTTAATTTCAGGAGCAACCATTTTGACGGCATCCATAATTTGTTTAAAGGATGCTTGAATTTCTTTAAATACACCATCTATTAAATCTTTTATTGCTTTTCTTAAAGTTTCACTATTTTGATACATCAAAACAAATATTGCAACTAAAGCAGCAACAGCGGCTACGATTGCAATAATTGGTCCCATGCCAGCGCCAAATATAGGAGCCAGAGCCATCTGAGCCCTACCAGCAATACCAGAAGTATAGGTTAGTTGTGCCCATGCCTGAGAAAGTTTTGCCGGGGCAGAAGCAACTGCCTCAACTCCACCTTTAAGTTTTAAGAAGTTTCCATAAACTACTTTGCCAAAGAAGTCTGCTCCTTGACCGATAGTCTTCATTGCTAAGATAAATGGCAAAATTACTGCTGTTGCTTTGAGCAGACCTTGACCAAAGTCTGTATTTAAAAAGTCAGTTATAAACTTTAAAGCAGTTCTTAAAGTATTAAAGAAAATAGTTACAGCACCGCTATCAGTGACAGTTTTAACAAATCTAATAAACTCTGCAATAAACTTTCCAAATGCTGGAAGGCTGTCTGCAAGTGTCTTTCCTAGAGATTCAATATCAGGCATTGCTCCCTTTAGCGCATCAAGAAATCCTGACATACCCGTACTTGCACCAATTTTTATAATAATTCCTAAAAGTCCACCAACAACATCTAAAACCTTACCAGCGTTAATTGCACCTTGAAGAAAGAACTCTTTAAGAGGTGTTCCATCAATTTCTGTAAGATTCTTTAATTTAGTTGCAGCATTTGTGAGGTAGTCAAGGAGATAGAAACCGCCGCTTCCTTCTCCAACGTTTGCCTTGATTAAGGTTCCAATTGCGCCAAATGTTTCTCGAAAAAGTTTTCCAAGTCTGCGAACAACCTCTGCTGCTGTCTCTAGAGTTTTACTAAGTTTTCCAGACTTAGTATCTGCCTCAAGGGTTGCCTTCCAAGCACCAGTAATATTTTTAGTCCAAGTAGCAAACTCGATAACAAGAGGTCGTGCTGCATCTGCAATAAGAAGGAAAGAATCAATAAGATTGGCAATAGTGTCACCAAAAATAAGCAAAGCCTCGTTGTTGGTCTTCCAAATTCTTTCAATACGTTCTATGTTGTCTGCTCTTGTAAGGACATCAGCAATTTTATTTGCTACATCTCCAAGAACACTGCCCGTTTCAGCAAAAAGAGGTTTTAAGCGTGGAAGAAGTTTTGTTACAAGTTTATCTATCGCTTCTTCAAGTTTAGGAAATAGTTCATCACCAATAGCAGCCTGTAAATCTTTAAATGCACCTTTAAGACTAACAATATATTTAACAAATTCTTGAGCAGATGCTGGAAGATTGGACAATGCATCTTGAAAAGCATCAAAACCTGGACCCATCTTTAGGTTTGCTAGGTCATCCATTTGAATTTTTAAATCTTCAGTGGCACGAGCCAATTTAATTTCATTATCTTCTCGTGTTTGTGTTGTGTTGACAGATGCTTGTTCAGCAGCATACTGAGCATCCATAACACTCTTTTGACCTTTAATCTGGTCTTCTATTGTGCCACTGCCCATCTGAGCATTTTTTGCTTCTGTCTTTTTAAGGTCATTGTTTTTATCAATAGCACGGCGATAATTAAGGTCCGCCTGTGAAAATGCAAGTTCTGCTTCTTTACGAGCACGAGAGTTTGGTGGAAGGTCTGAAACACGAGCAAGAGTTTCACGAGCCTTTTCTAGTTCAAGAGCAGCCTTCTGCTCATTGATGGCAGCATCTTCTGAATCAAAAGCAAGTTGTTGAAGTTGCTCCATAGCATCTGCACGAGCCTTGTTAAGTGCAGTCTGAGCCTGTTCTTCATCATAAAGAGCCTTTTCATTTGATTTGGCAGCGTCTTTATATGAACGTGCTAAGTCTTCCGTGGCTCTGTCAACTGCTAGTTGCGCTTTTACTATTGCTCTTGCATTTGATATAGATTTCTTTTGATTCTTTAAACCAGCACCGATTGCTTCGGTTACCCCGTTAAATGCAATTTTTACAGTTGCTAATAGTCCAATTAAGCCAGCAAAACCATTAGCAAGTACAGCAAGGGCTGGTCCTGCTGCTGCAACTACGCTAACCAAAGAAATTAAACCGCTGCCTAAAGCACCAACTATCCCCACTACAGCAGTAATTGCTGGAGCAAGAACATAGCCAGCCCTTGTTAGGCTAGAAAATGCATCTGCTGCTGCCAACGATTGAGCCTGTAGAGCAGACGTAAAAAACATATTATTATTTTTTGGCATAGCATTTGACATACCAGCACTAATTGTTTTACCTAAACGAGAACCAACCCGCTCACCAACTTGGTCAACACCTTTAAAACCATTTTCAATGTCTTTTTTGACACCAGAAGTGATGGCGTGGACAACGACATATGCGTCACCGACTACAGCCACACCATCACCACCAATCTACTACTTAGCCCAGCGGGGCATCAATATCCATACCAAAAGGTTTAACAGATTTTTCATCAGGATTTGTTGGAGCAAAGTAAGGTTTGATAGGAGCCTTTGTAGGGTCAAAAGGCTGCAAGTCGTCTTCTTCGTCTCCAACAAGGCCTTCTTGTAAAACCTCGTTAGACATATTATAATCGTTTTTTCCAGACCCATATTTATACTTATGGTCATAAAAGTCCCGATAAATAATACTTCTAACTCTATCTTTTGCTTCAAGTTGTTCAGCATTTGATGAACTGGTCAAATCTTCTTCAAAGAGATAGTGAATTACATCAAGCATTTCACTAGATTCCATAGAAGAGAGTTGTAGGCCGCTCATCAGTGCCTTACCGTTAACGTAGGGCCAGAGGTCTACTGCCCACTCTGTAAGTCCTCTGACCCCTGTGTAGGGCGCGAGGAATACTGCTCCACCAACCAAGTAACAATCTCGCCAAGGGTGTCAACCGTGACAATTCGTTCTGGGTCATTAATTAAAGTATCAAAGTTCTTCTTACTTTCTGGCTGAAGAGTGTTAGCAAAAAAAGTATTGATAACATCTACTGCCATAGAAGAATCTTCTTTCATTGACTGAGAAACCATATCCAACATTACTTTGCCTTGGATATTTGGATAGCAATGAAACTCTTCTCCATGAATCTTAAAAGAGAGCGGTTCAGAAGTATTTTCTCCACCTGAACCAAAATCTTTAAATCTTCCTGTTGTCATATTTTTCTTCCTTCACTTGTGTCTTTTGTTTTCTGCTTTTGCAGTAAACGCTTTATTTTATTAACCCTAAGTTATCTGTTAAATAACGGTTAGGCTTGGTTCCTGGATGCATGACCGCATGGGCATACATGACTTTTCCACGACTAGTAAACTTCAAGACTTGAGCCCTATCAGGCTTAATCATGTGCGGTTTACTTCCTTCGTGATGAAGGAGTGCGTAGTTCATAGCCGAACCAATTCTAATGTATTGACCTCTAGTATCTCTAGAGTGGCGCATATGAATTGATGCTCTTAGGGCACCAGTTCTTACACCAACTTGCGCTTTAGCGGCACGAACAATTAAGTTACCTCTAAGCGCTAAATATCTTCCAACTTTTCCAGAAGGCTCGTTAAAGAAAAATTCATACTCTGCTTTACGAAGAACTACTTTTGTTGCCATTATGGGACACCAGCAGTCATAGTAAGGACAGCAGTTTGAAATCCGCCTTCAGCAGTTCTTACCTCAACTGTAGCGATAACGCCAAGACCAAAACCAGTTTCTTCCCATGCATCAAATTTTGCTGCACCTTCCATCATCACCCAAGCATCGTATGCAGATAGACGAGAACCTGCCTCGATAGTTTCGGCTGAGGGTGGGCGACCATTTTGTCCTACTGTAGGGACTTGACGTGAAACAGAAATATTTATTGTTGCACTTCGTGGGTCCGCGCAACGGCGAGGCTGTGTTGCTTCATCCCCTGGAGAACCAACATACATCTGAAGGAAAGATACTACAAGTTGTTCGCAATCAACAACTGGCTCACCTAAAGTCCAGTAGCGTCGGGCTGGAAGTGGCATACCGTAAGAAGCGTAGGTCGAAACAACTTTATCAAGTACAGCCTGTAAAAAGTTAGCAAGATGCTTTGCATCGTCGTCTACCTGTGAAAGGTCTGGTAACCCACTCATATGTCTCTCCTTCTTAAACTTTTATACTTAGAAAGTATAGATGGTCTCTGTTCGTGTTCCGAGTTGAATAGAGATGTTTGCTGTAAGAAGGTTGATAACTTCGTCAACGGCAGGGTTGCCTAGACTTGGTCGAGTACAGTAGATATCAAAACTTCCTGGCTCACGAGGTCCAAGAATAGCAAGAATATCGCTGTAATCTACGGATAAGGCAATCTTTCCAGTAGCACGATTGAGAGTTGCTGCTCCAGGAACACTTACTGTTTTAGAATTTGTATAGTCTGAAACTGTTAAAGACACTGCCCAAGCGTTGTCTTGAAGTAGGAAATCTCCACTAACTTCATCAAGGAAGATTTCTGTATCTCCGCCTGTAGGCAGCACTTTGAGGTCAAATGCTGTTTCAGTAAATAAGTATGGCTTAGGTGTCATACGACGAGCACGAGGCTGGTCAGGGGAGAATACTCGTGAACGAGCACGAGCATTGTCTGGGTTAGTAGTTTTTAAAAATAAGTCAACTGAATATAAGCCAGTTTTGCCTTGGTCAATAAAATCTTGTTGGTCAAGGATTGTGTAAGAAACACCTTGACGGGACACTGAAGTTACACGCTGCGGAAGAGCGCAGGTATCGTCGCCTTCATACAACTTAACTAGTTCAAGAGCAAGCATACGAGCAGCATTTTTACCTGCTGTAGGTGGCTCTGTTCCATATGTGTATGTAATTTCTACGTTAGATGGAGTCCAACTTGCCCCTGGAATTGCAAGCATTGTTGAGTGCTCAACTAAGTAATATTCTTTAGGGTCCACCACATTACCGTTTGTATCTCTTACGGTGTGGATTTTAATTACTTTGCGCCCACGCAAACGGACACGAGTTGCAGCAGATGAACCATCTCCTGCAAAGTCGCTATCGTTATATCTACCAAAAACGTTCACTTGAACGTTCTGAACTTGCCCCTGCACAAGTACCGGAGAGAAGTTAAGGCTTGATGCCCCCACTCTCAGGTAGGGAGAAAAAGACGATATGTAGCGCTCTGTAACTGTAGTTGTTCCAGAGTATTTACGACCTGACATTGCCCACATTAAGTAAGAGGCTGTTTTTACAGCATCATAGGCGTATTCAGAATTAGCATAAGACCCTAGGTCTTCTGCGTTAGTCCAAAGATGGCTCATGTCTCTCCTACTTTAATGAGAAAAGCGGACGACTTCCTTGTGTAAAAATACACGACTGGAATGTCGTCCGCCCTCCTTTTTACTTATTAGACTGTTGGGTCCTGTGATGAAGCAATGATGAAGTCAACAGGTGAATCAGCGTTATAAGTGATTCCACCAGGAACGTTATAACCTGTTGTAGATGACTGATAAGCAAAACTATTTACAGGTAAATAACCACGCTGGCGAACTGCTGTTCCAACTGGTGATACTGCTGCTGAAGCAACATCTGTTGCTGTCTTAGCATATGTAAATGTGTTGTTGGTCTTATTAGTAATTAGATAAGTACCATTGAATGTAGAATCTACACCAGCAACAGTAACGGTCTGGCCAATATCAAAGCCATGCGCTGCTGAAGTAGTAAGAGTTGCTACGTTAGAAGTCAAAGACTTGTTGCTAACTGATACTGACTTAGCGTCAAACCAGTCGTAGAAGCCCTTGAGACCTGTTGGAGCCCATGAACCGCGAGCGTATGAGTATGGACGCTGCGCTGCAACTGGGAACTCCCAACGACCATCTGGACCTGTTCCAAAGAACTGGTTTCCAAGGCCGTAACCTTCAAATGTGTTTGCAAGCATTCCGTTTTCAATTACACGGTCACCTGACTGGCGTAACTTGACGTATGGGAATACCCAGTAGAAGTATGGATTTGTTGTTGCACGCTTTCCATCTTTTACTGCAAATGACCAAACTTCTAGAGCAACACCGTTTCCTGCTGGATTATCGCCAACTGCTGGTGCGGCCCAGCCGACTGACTGATTGTCAGGTGTTCCAAGTGTTCCAAAGTTCTTACGAAGTAGCAAGCCACCTGAAAGAAGTGATGTTAATTCTGGGTCTGGTTCGCAAATTGCGAGTTCCATTGTGATGCGCTTGAGTGTGTCTGGTGCCTTGTATGAAACGCAAATTGTTCCATCGGCTGACTTCTCAACAATTTCGTCACCCTCTTCGTATTCTGGGGTAAATGAAGCGCGAAGGAACGCCGAGGTTGTGTAACTGTCACCATCGTTAGTGAGTAGGTTACCCGAGGCGTCGAGTCGTGTGACTCGAATCGCCACACCTTGGACGGAAGCCGCGTAGTCCTGAGTGGCCATTCTGTATCTCCTTAGTTAGTTTTTACTATGCAAGCGCAGGTACTGCTACCCGCACTGCAAAATGGATAGATGGGTCAAAGTAGACCGCAGCAGCACGGACGCCCTTGATAATCATGTCATTAATTCTAGCATTTATGCCCTGAGCGAGATTCTCATTTACAATCTCTGACTTACTTAGGTGAACCTCTAATGCTCCTGTAGCAAACATCCAACGATTTGTAAGCGACGCTGCTGCGTTGGCATTACCTATTGGACCTGCTCCTGTGTATCCAGAACCGATTACTACATCAGTTCCAAGACGAGTCATAACTCTTCCAGGCTTTGATTCCGTTCCTGGAATGTAGACAAGTTTTGCTCCAAGAATTGAAGCAACATCTCTTGTCATGTGAATGACTCCAGATGTACCAGTTGGTGAATCAGCGATGGATTGCTCCAAATGGAACAAAGCATCTGATGCTGAATATGCACCTGCAACTGGAATAGTTGATGCCCCTGTTTTACTTAAAAATCTATTTGTATTACTTGCCGCTAGTGCAGCACTTCCAGCCCACAACTCACGCTCTACGGCTTTTTGAGTTGCTGCTTCTAACTTCTTTAGTGCTTCATCAAAACGGTCTTCCCCAAGAACGCCAAGAGCACTACGAGAAACTTCTGATTCAATAAAGAATGGGTTGTAATCTTCGTAAATTGCCAAACTAGTAGCATCAAATAAAGTTCCACCAGAAACGGTGTCATCATTTTCAGTTAATAGTCTTACTGTTGCACGAGAATTAAACTTGTGAGAAAAGCCACGAACCCAGGTCTCGTCGTTTGCACGAGCCCCGTGTTCAGTCACATTGGCAACGCTCAAGAGTCCGCAAGGAGCAGGGACTAATTTAGGGGCCTCAAAGACTCCATCAAATGCCATATTTCTACTCCTTCAACTCTTGAGCGTTACCTAGTGAATTAATTTTTAACTATCGGGTACGGTTTAGTACTCAACAGCCGCAGCAGTTGCTCCACCAGTTGTGTCGCGGAGGGCAGCAGCCACACCGTTAACAGAGATGGTAGATGTAATGGCGAGAGACTCGACACCAACAAATGCGATGTTTTCGAATGTTTCAACGAACATCTTGTAGTCGTTAGTTCCGACTAGAGATGAATCGCGGATGATTCCGAGGTCAAGAGTACCGCCATCAAGGAACAAGAATGAACCTTCTGCGAATAGGTACCATGTGAATGAATCTGCGAACTCGACAAGTGCGCCTGTGCTCTGTGCACCAAAGACTGTTGCGTCAAGAGCGGTAGTTAGGTTAACTCCGCGAGCCTTAACGTAGCCATTGATTTCTGACTGAGCAACAGCAAGACTGCTGTCACCAGGCATATTGAGAGTAAGGTCTGCTTGCATTGCGTCAAGAACCCAGCCAGGGATGATTGCACGAAGTGGTGCATCAGTCTCTAGACGGTGACGTGAACGGTAAGCAGCAGCAGCGCGGCCAATCTGGACGAGGAAGTCACGACCAAAGCCGATAAGGCTTGTAGTTGTAACTGCTGTTGAAGCAGTACCAATCTTTGAAAGAAGGTTCTGCTCTGCTTCACGAGCGTGCTGGATAAGACCCAACTCGTTGTGACGAGCGATTAGTTCTGGGTAAGCACGAGTCATCAAGTTACCAAACTGCAACTGTAAAGTTACAGCATCTGTTGCAACAGTGTTTTCCTGTGCAGCAGAAACAGTAAGTGATGTCTTGGTGTCTGTGCCAGGAGTAATATCCTTAGCGTTTGTCCAGATTCCTACAGCGTCTCCATATGATGAAAGAACTGGTGGTGTTACGAAGCGGATACCGCCACGGTCAGCCTGGAATGTTGGAAGTGAATCGCGTACTGGACGTGCAGTGGTACCAAGACCAAAGATGTCGTACTTGATTGTGTATGGTGCTGCGTGACCACCTGAAGCAACAAGTGCTTCTGGGCCAGTTACAGCCTGGATTTTTGCCCAGTTAGATTCAGCATCCTGAGTAAGGGTGCGTGATTCTGGGAATGAAGTAGTGACAGATGCAACAATGTGCTGCTCTCCATCTCCACCGTTTACACGACGTAGGCCGTGTAGGCGCTTTGACATTGCTTCCGCAACAGCGCTCATGTCGTTCATTGGGCTGCCGGCTGTATATCCAGGAATATCTGCGCCCGCTGTGATTGCCACAGGTGCGGCAGAAGACTGGGAGATAAGACGACGGTCAGCCGGGACCTCAATGTTGAGGTTGTCTGCATTTTCGGCAGCGGCGGTCACAGGTGCCTCCATAGTTTCTTGAACCAAAGTTGGTTCACTTGCTTCTGATTTGGTTGATGCTTCTGAACCATCAACTGCGTCTGCAACTGCTGCGTCTGCTGCTGCATCATCTGATGCTGCTGCTTCCTCTGCTGTTGCTTCTGCTGCTGGTGCTTCTTCTGCTACTGGAGCGGCAACTTCTGCTGCTACTTCAGTGGTTGCTTCAGCAACGGGCGCTGCTTCTGCGTTTTCAGTCGAGAACTCTAAGTTCTTCTCTGCATTAGTTGATGATGATTCGGTCATGGAATATTCCTTCTTGTCCTTTTTCTCCGTGTCTTCTTCAGCAGGAGTTTCTTTTGCTTCTTCTTCGGGAGTTCCTTCTTCAACAACAGGAGCATCAGCAACAGGTGCTTCTTCTTCCATTGGTGCAGCAGCAACTTCTTCTTTAGGCATTTCTTCTACTGGAGCAGCAGGTGCTTCTGCATCTGCTGGTGCGGCATCAGGATTTTCTTCATCCATTGACTTATCCGCTGCTTCGCCATCTTGTCCGTGTACGCGGTTAGCGGCCTCGGCTGCTCGCTGTGCGAGTTCTTTGGCCGCAGTTTCGCGGCGCATGACTTCGTTTCTAACTCCGTCAAGCATATCGGCAAGCGACGTCATCGCGTCAACTGTTGCAAGAGAAGGTTCTTCTTTCTCAACCGTTTCAAACTCTTTGATGATTGAACTCTGTAGTTCGCTGACTTGTGAGTCATCGAGGTCTGAGAGTTGGTCCATCATTGTTTTGATTTGGTCCATACTGTCCCTCCTCTGGGCCAGTCACGACAGGCTAATAATTCCTGTCTCGCTGTCAGTCGAGGCCGAGGGACTCCAATACGCAATAAATGCGTGGAGGCACTCCACCTAGTACTGAATATTACATTAGTTTTATTAGTGTGATTTTTGGTTTTGTACGATTTTTATAGAACTTAGGTAAGTAAGCGAAGGAGTTTTGACATCTGGCTAGAAATCTCTCCCTGGTTGAAATAGTCCCCACCAGACATAAAAGTCTTTAGCCCTTGCGTAGCCTCAGCCGCGTCCTTATCACCAATTTTGTCTTTTACACGGGAAATCATATCTCGCATAAGGTCTTGTAGTACGGGTGGGACATCAGAAAAACGAATTTTTTGAGCATCTTTTCCAAAGGCAAAAGGTAAGTTTGCAATGGTCTTGCCAAGCATTCCAGCCGTAATTCGAACGTTTTCTAAAGATTGAGCATTTAGTGCCCCAGAGTCAAGACGGTCAACCATGCCAAGAAGTTCGCCAGCAGCCTTAGCAGATGCTAGATAATCACCAGTGTCACCTAGTTGTTCTATTTTCTCAATTTTGGCAAGGGCTTCAGCAGAACCATTTGGTCCTAAGTCAGCCTTAAGTCTTGCCAGCACAGTGCGGAATTTTCCTGAAGTATCTCTAGGCTGAGTCTTTCCAGGAACATACTTTCCACCAACCTTGCGCTCTACTTGACGCTTAGCCTTAAGTTCTTGTTTTAGAGCCTTAAGTTCTTCATCTGAGAGGTCTTTAATATCTTTATCAGTAATTTTAACTACTGGCTTTTCAACTCCAACAGGTGCAGGGGTTGCTGGTTGAGTAGGAACTTCTGCTTCTGGTGCTGCCGCAGTAATTGGTCCGCCAACTACCCAGGCATCGCAGGTGCGAGATGATGCACACTTAAAATCAAATGCTTCGCAGTATCCAAGTTCTGCTGTATCAATTGCATCCCAAGCATTTGCCTTACTTGAATCTCCTGCTTCTAAACCAGCAGAGATACAGTCCAACATTTTTGGTGTACGGATAAACATTACACAGTTTCCACATACAGATTTTTTAGCCTCTTGAATATCTACAGACCAACGAGTTGCTTTGGCTTGCCAAAACTTATCATTAGGTTCTTGTGGATTAAGAGGACCATAGCCACCATTGTCAATTGCCTTTTGGCGATTGGCTAAGTTGATAGAAATATCTCCCGTTGCAGGAGGGCAAGCGTCAGCAGAATCTGCTGATACTGGTGCCTGACCCCCCTCAACGAAAGGGAGTTCTTTAACATCTCCTGATGCTAAAACTGCTTCTACAATTGCAATTCTTTCACGCAAACTTGCAGTTACAGTAGTGTCTGATGCTTCTTTCCATGCTTCAGGAATAATATCTTTGCGGTCTAGAGCGCGAGCCATTTTAACAATATGGCGACGAACTAGTCCACGCTTTCCTGGCTTAGCGCGGCCAAAAGCGTGAATTGCATTACGCAAATCGCTTTCGTTACGAATAGGGAAAGAGCCATCCTTAAGTGCCTTTCCTTCTTCAGCCAATTTAATACGTTCACGACGTGGGATTATTGCTAACTCAGTTGTGTCGTCGTCCAGCATCTGAGTCATGTAAAAAGAATCTGCATCCTTGATACTTTTAAAACGCTTTGAAAGTTCTCCTGCTTTTACAGCAGCAGTCATTGATTCCATACGAGCCTTTGCATCATTAGCAGCAGCAACTAGTGGTTCAGTTGTTACTGACTCAACGCGGTCTAGGCGAGCCTGAATATCTGCAAGAGGGTCATGCTTTAGTTGAGCAAGAACACTTGCACCTGCTGCAACAAGAGCCATTACCTGGCCTGATGCAACGCGAGCGCGAGCAATTGGGAATCCTGGAACGTTTACTTGGCAAACAGCAACAAGTTCAAGACCACCCTTAATTGGACGCCAATCACCTGATGGTGCTGATGCACGAAGTGAACGAATCTGTTCTGGAGTTGTCCCTGGGCGTAGTGCACCAGAAACATAAATTCCGTATGCGTCTTCACCTGCATGAACATCTGCAATTGCTGAAGCAGTGTCGTCATAGTGACGAACAGCCTCTGATGCTGATGCTTCAAGTGAAGCGTGTCCACCAGCAAGAGTTAGTTGACCAACAGGCACATCGGCGCCTTCTTCAGTCTTTACAACTCCTGTATGGAAGTAGGCGTAGTTGCTACGACTACGAGGTGGCTTTGTTCCAAAAGCCATTCCAATGTGGTCAACGTGCCATGCGGCAATGTGACCATAAACTTTTCCATCATCAGTTACTGTCAGAGCAGTTGGCTTTGTCAACTTAGGGTTGTCGAACCACTCTTTTGGTGGAGTTACTGGAATCATTCCAGCAACTAGTCCACAAGCGACAAGTGCTGATGCGTCGAGAGGGTTTACACCTTCGACATATACACCGTCAGATAGCATTGCTTTTTCCTCCTGCTCTGGGGCCTTTGCTTCAGCAATCTTAATGGTGCATTCCTGAAACGCTGGCTTTGGGACAATAGTTACAGCCATAACTCTTGCCTTTGTTATCTTCATTTTACCTGCTCCGACCTTGGTGTCAGCGCCAGGTTCTGAAGCATTTGTTTCTTCATCTGCTTCAAAATTATCCATATCAGCGGATACGCCACGGATAAACCCACCGCGAACTAGTCTTTCCGCTTCTTTTCCGTGCTCTCCAGTATCAAACCAGCCACGAGCATTTCCAATACCGTTTTCTGTTCTTTCCATCTCGGTAATCTTGCCCACAACAACTGACCCAGAATGTCCCTCGCCAGTAGCAATTTGCCACATCAAAGGAAGAGGAAGTTCACGCATTGTGATTACTCCACTATCAAATTTACGTCCATCTCCAGACTCAACTCCTTCTGGAATCACTAGAGGAATAAAGAATGGTGCGCCTTTTTCCCCAGTAGGAGCAGACTCTGTCTGCTGTGCACGCCATTCGGCAGATGCAATAACTGAATCCTTTGAAATGATAAAGTCATTGCTATACAAGCGTTTTCCACTTGCAGTGACTTTATCAATTTGACGATGTTCTTTATCGCCAGTCCACATACCTGTTGCTTCGTGATGACGAAGAGCACAATAGCCTTTAGCACGAGGACCCATGTATTTAGAAAGTTGACGAACGCAGCGTGTCCAGTCTCCTGGAGTATTCCAACGAATCTTTGCTGCACCTTTTCCGTGTAGCCAATAGTCACGAAGGTCTTCTGCATTACCACGGTTCTTATCAATACCGCCCGCAGCCATCATTGAAACAATTGCTGAAGCAGTTGCTGCTTCTGGACCATCAATCTGTCCCAAAACATCTGCCAAAGTTGGGTTATCTAAAACAACAACTGGTGGTGGTGTAGGGCTGTTTAGGTCATTAAGAATTGCTTCATCCTTAACCCATTTACTTTCTTTACGCTTAAAAGTTGTAGGAACTTCTGATTGAGAATTTTTTGGAACAAGAGCAATAAGGTCCATTACAGCCTGTGCATCATCTGGTGCAACAATAGCCATATAGACAGGTGGAACATCAGAAGTATCTGGAGTAAGTTCAACGTTTTCTCCAGATGCAATAATTGCTGAAGCAGTCTTTGGCTTATCAACAATAGTTCCAGAAGAAGTCATCATCTTGCCAGCAGGAACTACAACACCTTTACGTCCATAGTAGACAGTTCCATCAGCAGCCTTATACTCTCTAATTCCGTCATAATTTTTGTCATATTTTTCTTTAGAAGTTCCAAGTTCACCAGTATCTCTAAGAGCACCATAAGACTCTCCTGGTTTAACTACAGCACCAGCATACTTATATCCTTCTTTAGGAATTTCTACATAGACACCCTTGATAGGGGTTCCTTCTTTATCTGTTTCAACAGGATTTCCGTTAATCATTGCTGTATAAATTGGAGCCTGTGGTGTACCAGTTTGAACTACTCCATTAGGAAGTGTCTTACTTGTAGATACAGTCTTTGCTGGAGCGGCAGGCTGAGCAGTTGGCTTAGAAAAACCTTTTGCTGGTTGCTGATATGCAGGACTAGTCATAGAAGGCATTGCTTCTTTGTTTTTAATAAAATTGCCAACACTAGATGTCTTATCTTTATATGCCTCAACTGAATTTGGATTAATACCAGCAAGGTCAGGGCGATACCAGATAGCGTTTGGATAACTTACTTCACCTGTAGGAGAAACAACTTTCTTTTCAAGAAAGTTTCTTAGCAATGGATTGTTATAAGCATTAGGTGTCTGATAAGCATTTTTTGCAGTAAGTGGTGCAGGAGGAGTTGCTGGAGCCTGAGTCCCCGCTTTAAGACTTGCAGCACGCTCTCCACCAACAAAATTAGGGTAGTCAGCAACAACGGTAGATGTTTGCTGAGGTGTCATAGAAGACATACGCTCTGGAAGACGAGCACCTGCTTTATCGGCAGGAGGTTTTGTTTCGCCAAGAATATTACGAGTTAATGCTTTTGCTTGCTCTGGAGTTGGAGCAGATGCTTCTGGTGCTTCTACAAATCCTTCGGCTTCTTGAGTAAGGTTTCCTGGAACATCAACAGTTACGCCATTATCTAATTCAACTCTGACAGTCTGAGTATCAGCATTCATTCCAACAATCTTGCCTGTGTATTTAGACTTTCCACCAATAACAACTTGTGAACCAGCCTTAGCAAACATACCTAGTTTGTTGCGAACCTGTCCGCTAGCGTTCTGTGAGCGTTCTGCTGGGGTATATTTTCCATCGCCTTTTTGAATATCTCCAGTAGGTGCATCCCCTTGTGTAGGAGCAGCAACTGGTGCGCCAACAGCAAACATAGCCTCTTCATACTCTGGGTCATCGCCCATAGATAGACGATAAATTTCTTCCCAGTCAATATCATCTACTGCTTCTGATACAAGCCCTGACTCTTCAGGATTTACTTGAGTGACACCAACATACTTATATGGGTCAACATCAAACATTCCAGAGATTGCAATAGCAGATTCAATATCTACAGGAACGTGCATCTTTTCTACAACATCTGAAGCGTCATCTAATGATTTGTCGTATGTGAGGAAGTCATGGTTAAGGTTTCCAAGGTCTTCCCACATTCCGTCATCCCAAACAGCAACTTCTCCTGTTGGTTCACACTTATAAAGACGGTCAATACCTGTACCATCTAAACGAATACGAATAAAAAATTCTGGAGCAAGTTCTGCTGGTAAAGTGCGAGCAAGTTCAAAAGCATTTAATTCTACTGCTGTAGGGTCATTCTGCTCGGACATGATGTATCGGTATGAAGCAGTAATAGAGTTTGATTGCGCTTTTTTGTTTTCACGTTCAACAATTGCTGATGCCCAGCGTTTTGCGGCATCCCCGCCCCAAAGAGCCCAGGCAATACGACCATTAGATGGATAAGACTTCTGACCTGGCTTGTAACCAGTGCCTTTCTTATCCACTTCGTGGCGTGGGAAATATTTTGCAATATGACGAATCTTTTTAATGCCAATCTGTCCACCCTTAGCAAGAGTGCGAGCAGTATTCATACCAACTGGTGTGCCACCGCGGTGATGTTCTTTATGCCAATCTAAAGCACGCTGTGCTTCAGCCTTAACAGCATCTGGAATCGTATACATACGGTCATTGCTTGAGAAGACTTTAATATCTAAATCTGTTGTTGCAGATAATGCTAGTTCGTAAGGCACTGAGTCAGGCTTATCTTGGTGCCCTTCTGGAACGAATGAAGCCAGCACTGTAGAAGCAGTGCTTATGTTAGATACAAGATTCTGTTTTTCGTTAACAAAAACAGCCGTGTTATCAATTACAAATAGAACTTCATCGCCTTTGCGACCTACGAACTTCATTTTTAACCTACCTTATATTCTTTTATGTATTCTTTTAAAGCATCAATGCCAATGGCATCTCCAGCCTTTTCCGATTCGTCATAAACAGAAATAAACTTTGAATCTATAAAATAAATTTCGTCATTTTCATCTTCTTCTGGAGTCGGTCCTGTCATCTCATTCCAGTTACCGTCTTCACGATAAAAAAGACCTTCGTCAGACCTATAGAAAATAGTGACAACTTCATCTAGTTCAGGGTCCAACTGAGCCCATAGTGAATCTACATATTGTGGTTTGTCAGGTGTAAACGCCATTACTTCATCTCCTTAAGGTCTTCTTCAGTTGGCTCTGGTTCGCCTTCAGTTTCAGCAAGTTGTCCAACTGCTTCATCATCGGCGCCATAAGCAGGTTCCCACTCCTCTTTAAGCGATTCAATTCGCTCTGGAGTCAGTTCTGCATCTGTGTATAACTTTTCAAACTCGATAGTCATTTTATCTCTCCTATTCCTTGTTCTCGTCAGCGATTTCTTTACCAGTTTTGCCGTATTTACCTACGCCAGAACCTGGTTTCTTGCCTTCAAGAATGTATTCAAGAATCTGACTAGCACCGCCAGCAGCCTTGAAAATCATTTCTCTATCATTTCTTAGGGCCTTTAGCCATGATTGAACATATGCAGCAGTGTGCTTTGTGTCAAGGTCAAGACCGAGTTTAGCACCAATCATTGCAGCAGCAATTTCTGCCATAAGTTCTTCTGTTGCTCTATTTGGACCAGAAGGATTGCCCATAGATGTTTCAGTTTTAATTCTGTCAAATAAATCTGAACGGTCTAAGCGGTCTTTATGACCTGAACTGTGTGAAAGTTCGTGAAGAAGTGTCTTAATATATCCTGCTTGGTCTTCTCCATACTGACCACGCTCAGGCATAGTAATTCCATCAGACTCCCAGTTGTAATGAGGAGCGCTTCCAGGTGCCATCGAGACAAACTCAATTTCAGGATGGTCCTTGTAGAGTTTAAGAATTTCTGCTTCTGCCTCTGACATAGGAACTGGAACTAGTTCTGGAATTTCAGGAAGAATTAAATTATCAAACTGGTCTACGTTGTAAACCTGTAGGAATGAAGAAGATGATTTTCTAAAGTATGCAACTTCAGTAGTATCTTTTCCAGCAGCATCTTTTTTAAATACTGGCCCACCTGGCTGATAAAGAAGAATGTCAGTTGGCTTAGCGCCATCCTTCAACACTCCTCCCATTTCGGAGGCTTGCTTCTTACCTAACCAGCGATTGCTTGAGAAGCCACCGCGGTCTTGAGCATATGCCAAGATGAATAAGTTAATGCCGTTATATTGCTTCTTTGTTAAAGGATTAAATGGAAGGCTGCCAAGCATTGCTTTCCACTTTGCTTCCCAAGGAAGAACGCCATTTTCAATATCAGCAAATATGTCATCAAGAAGTTGTTGCTTTATATCTTCAACTTTCTTTTCTTTCCATGCTTTCTTGTCGTCGTCAGAGAACTTAGTTTTCTTTACGACTTCTTTTTGCTCTGGCAAATCTTCTTCAGAAGGTGTAGCCTGGTTTAAACGAGTTCCTTCAGATGAAGAAGGAGTTTCGGTTGACTCTTCGTATTCTAATTTAGGAGGTCTTTGATTTCTAGGTCCTTCAAATGCCTTTGGAATCTCTCCATTAGGGCCAACAGGGAATACGTTGTTTGCTTGCCACTTACGAATAACTCCATTTGGATGCTCTTCTGAAGGTGGGAATTGAACAAAGATAAAGTCTAGATATACAACACCATCACGAACATCTCCACCATGCTTTTGGTCGCCAGAGAAGTTAATAACTGTTCCAACCTGGTTTCCAACCTTGTCACGGAAGTTCTGAGAAACGTGAACTACTCGTGTAGCCTCTGCAAATCCAACTTCATCTGCTGGCTTTAATTGATTACCCATACGGTCTTCATAACGACCAGCATTGGCACGAGCCTGTGGATTAAGTTTTACAGCAGCATCAACAATTACGCGGTCACTGTAGCGAGAACTTCTCTTTCCATAACCACGGCCTTTTCTCTTGCTCTTTTCAGCATCTTCTGGCGCGGCTGCTCTCTTGTTTGCTTCCTCTGTTGTCTGGTCTTCAATGCCAGGACGACGTGGGTTTGTGATGTCAGAGCCTTTGTCAAATTTACGCTCGTAAATGTTTCCGTCTCGTGGGTCACGAACGCGGAATAGCAACTTACCTTTTTCAGTTGGATGTTGATAAATCTCAACAATTTCTTCATAAACTTTATTAACATTGTGCTTAATAAAGTCACCAACCTGTAGGTCTTTTGCATCTGTATTAGGGAGCAAACCTGTAGAATCAAGAATAGCATCGTTACTGATACGAATTGCATCCAACTCTGCTTGACGCTCTGGACTAACCTTGCGTGGTTTAGAAGACTTCTTTCCTAAATCTTCAGGAACTTCTGCTGAAGAATATGCATCTGCTGAACGACTAATGAACTCGCGTCCACTTGATTCTGCTTCTGAGCGAGAGGTGTGAACTGTCTTTTGGACATCAATAACATCTCCATCTGAATCTATAAGAGCAGAGTCTGATGTGTATTCAGGCTTATCTTTATCTGGAGATGATGGAGTAATTTGAATGTCTCCAGTAAATCCACCAGGCAAATCTGAGATTTCAACACGCTGAGGAGCACTGTCAGCGTTGGCTGGAACTGTTCCACGAGATACAGGAGTATCTTCTTGCTTAGTGGCTTCTTCGCCTTGCTCCTTGGCTTTCTGTGCCTCTGTAGAACGAACATGGTCTTGAATAAGAGCCTTACCTTCAGCCTCAGCGCCTTCACGAGTGCGATATGAGTCTTCTACCTGATATGCAACATCCCCGTTGTCATCAAAGAATGTAGCAACCATCTTGTATCTACCATCTTCTGATGGCTCAACCTTAACAGTTGCACTTCCTGTAGAAACTGGAACGTATTGATTAGATGACTCACCGTCAGTGGCACTGTCATTAATTGGAGAATCTGTCGTATCTTCTGGAAGAAGCAAGTCATCTGGATTCTTAGGACGACGAACGCCATCCATCTTTGTTGGAGCCCAGTATTCAACCATGTGAATCTCGCCGTTTTCAAGGTCAGCGCGATATGCACGAACTCGTCCTGCTTGGAATCCAAAGTCTTCACCAGCGCGAACTGCAACAACTTGATACATACGGTCTCCGCTAGCAGATGCCATAAAGTCACCTGGTAGAAGGTCTTTCATACGAATATCTTCACGAGGAAGTAGTGTTGTATTTGCATCATCTACTGCCCACTCACGAGGCATCAACTTCATCTTGCCCTGTGGATATGTTCCAGCACCCTCAAAGTCAATAACTGCTGGCTCTGTAGATGTCTCACTCTTTTCAGATTCTTGCTGACCATCTGGGTTTGGCTTTGCAGCACCCTTTGCATCATCAATAACTTTATCTAAATCAACTTTCTTTCCAGCAAGTGCATCTTGGAATGCTTTAGCAGCAGCAAAGTCAGCCATCTTTTGTTCGTAGTCAGCCATAGCAGTCTGGAACTCTGTTTGAGCATTTTCCCAATCGGCTTGACGAGCATCTACATCAAATGTATCTGCGCCAGTCTTTTCCTTACTTGCTTGGTCAGCAAGTTTAGTAAAGAGTTGTGCAGTTGCTTCAGAATCATAATCAGCAGAGTGCGCTCTTTCTAAATCAATTCCAAAGTGTGCAGCAAGACTTGTAAGTTTATTGTCTTTTTCACCGTTGTATACATAAGTAGGTGCAGATGCATCATCTTTAAGAACATCTCGCGCAATAGGCAGTGTATCTAAAAGACCAGCAGGTGAGTATGGTGTGCCATGCTTATCTGCCATACGACGAGCAACTTCATCATCAAAGACCATGTTGTGTGCAGCAAGAAGAGGATTCTCTCCAGCCCAAGCAGCGAACTGCTCGTGTGCACTCTTCTGGTCAGGCTGAGAGGCTAAGAACTCGTCTGTAAGTTTTTCTCCATCGCCATTAACAGCGTTTGGCTTACCAGCAGTATCTCTTGAAGCATAGGTTCCTTCAATAGAACGACCTGGATTCATAAATACATTAAATCGGTCAACAATTTTTCCATTAACAACTTTTACAGCGCCTAGTTGCCATGGCTCATTGCCATCAGCAGCATCTACGCCAGTTGTTTCATAATCAAAGAAAATAATTTCTCGGTCTTTAATAAGTTCACGGAACTTATCCCAATCGCCACCTGCTTCACGAGCAATAGCAGCAAACTCGCCTTGGAACGCTGGCATTGTTGGTGAGCGAGGAGACTTTGGCTTCTTTACAACTGTTGCTTTAGTTGCAGTAGCGTCGGCTGTATCAGAGTCAGTTGCGGATGGCTCAATAGTTGGAAGTTCTTTTGGAACTTCCCACTTAGATGCAACATCAGCAATTTCTTTTTCATACTCTGCACGCTTAGCAGGGTCTTTATCTGGAACCCAGTTTCCCTTAGCGTTTGTCTTAGATGGTTGATGAATTTCTGGAAGTTCACCCTTTGCAGGTGCTTCAACATTTCTAATTACATCAATGTCAGTTCCGACTTTCCATTCCTTACGCTGTGAAACGTGTCCTGGATAGTAACCTTCAACGCTAACAAATCCTGGCTTTGTTGTCTCGTCTGTAAAGGTGCGCTCAATAACAAAGTGACCCTTTTCTGGCTTAGCAGAAACATCACCTGGTTGTAGGTCAGCAGCCTTAACACGAACTTGATGTGGAGCCTTTGTATTGTCTTTATTTGTTGGGTCTTCAAAACGAGCAATCGCTTCTGCTTTTCTTGCGTTGTATTCTTCCCACGCTGCATCAAGTCTTGCTTGGTCTTCTGGCTTAGACATAGCCCATTTGCCATCTTTGTTTTTATATGGCTTACCAAAGTCTTTTGCAAATGGCTTGCTAAGTTCTGGCAAGTCTCCCTTTTCAGGAGCCTGTGCACCACGAATAACAGTCATTTCTGTAGAAGCGTTCCACTTCTTTGTATTTTGTGTAACGTGTCCTGGATAGTAACCAGCAATCTCTAACTTGCTTGGGTCTCCTGGGAAAGGTCCACCAACAGATTCAATTACAAAGTGGTCATCAGCAGTAATATCACCAGGCTGTAAATCAGAAACCTTAGACACAATGCGATAAGGACCAGTTACGTTATCTGGCTCTAAGTTTGGAGACTTAGGGGATGCCTCAATACCATCTGGGATTTCTTGTTCAGATGAGACTTCAAAGTCAGAATCTAAGAAACCATCAAGTTGCTTTTGTAAACGAGCCATATCTTCATCATCAAGATATTGCTGCTCTTCCTGGGTCTTTGGAGTAGAGCCTTGCTGAGCCATCATGTCCTCAACAAGTTTGATGCCTTCTGCATTACTTACACCAATATCTGTAACTCTATCAAAAAACTCACGCTCTTCTGGAGTCATAATGCTTCTAGGGAAAGATTGACCATTAATGCTTGTACCCTTACGAAGAGCACTTAGAAGAGAGTCTAAAAATCCTTCACTAATATTTGGATTCTTAGGTGGAGTAGGGGTCTCTACAGCAATAGGTGCAGAAGGTGCAGCAGGTGCAGTTTGAAGTGTTGCAATCTCATCTGCAATTGTCTTCGAGATGGATTCAACAACTGCACGCTCTTCATCAGATACGTCATTTCTCATATCAGGATTTTCTAGTGCATGAAGAATATCTTTAAGAGTCTCTAATTTATCTACAGGTGCATTCATCTTAGAAGATGATGACTCATAGTGATTAGGGTTGTAGAAGAGGTTCTTAGCAACGCTTATTGCGTCACCTGGGCTTGGAGCATATCGGTAGCCGTCATACTCACGGCGATATAGCGCTTCATCGGCATCATAAAAATCTCCAGGAATATTTTCATCTCCAGATTGAGTGCTTGACTGCATATCTGTGTAGAAGTCTCCGCTATCTGCCCATGCAAAAAAGCGAGCAAATGCTTCAGGATTTTTACGAACTAGTTCTTCAAACTCTGGAACTACAGTTCCATCTTTGATTACTTGGTCAATGTCATAAATACCTTCGTATGCTGGGTCAAGAGGGTCGGCAGGTCCTCGTGGAGGCTCTTTCTCAGCGGGCTTCTTTGTATAACTCTCACGCTGCCACTTACGATGAGCAGCAATAATTTTTTTGTTCTCTTCAATTTCTTGTTCTGGTGTGACAATCTTTGCAATTGGCTGTTCTTGACCGACAACTTCTTGCTTCTGTCCTTCAAAGCCTTCATCTGCAATTTTCTTAGTAAGAGCGTTTGTATCTACGCCTTGTAGTTGCAATGCATCACGAACTGCTTCGCCTGGAACATCTGCAACAAACTCTTCACCAGAGTCTGTCTTAAGTGAAATCTTTGCAGTTCCTGGAATGTCATTACCTGGCTCAAGAGCGCGAGTAAATTCTTTTTCTAGTTCTGGTGTAGGAATGTTCTGTGCAATAAATACAGGGTTGTCACTAAAACCTTCTGGAAGGTTAGGGTCTGGATTTTCTGCTGTTACTTTCTTCCACGCAGCGTATGGTTCTGGGCTAAGGGATGCGTAGCCAATAGGCATTTCAACTTGTTCATTCTTTGGAAGGTAAGGAGTGTGGTCCTCTGATTCCATAAAGCGAGCAAGTTCGCTCTCTGACAAACCTTCTAGAAGTACAGGAAGTGGAGCAGCATCAAACTTTTCTGCATCAAATGCAGGTTCTTCTGTTGCTGGCTCAATGTCTGGGCCAAGTTCTTTTGTCTCACGGATAAATGCTTTATCAAGTTCAGGAGTTGGCTCCGAGATAGTTTCTTGCTTGCGTGAGGCAATAAGATTATCTTCGTTTTCAGATGTTCCAAGTTGCTTGTCGTAAATGCGGGCAACTTCTAACTCTGGGTCTCCGCCCATTTCTTGAAGTGCAAGGTAAAGATTTTCAACAGGAACTAATTGTTCTCCATCATAAGTATCAATGTTTCCGTAGCCAGTAGCGTTCTGACCTTCCTTCTTAGGAAGAAGTCCTTCTTCCATAGCGGCAATAAGGTCGCGCTCATCTGCATTCTGTGCAATTACTGTTGGGTCTTCGTATGACTCTTCAATGTCTGCATCAGGGTCTTTAGAAATCTTGTAAGCGCCTTCAGGGTAGTTGAAAGCAAACTTTTTAGGGAACGCATCTCTAGCAGGGCCTTTTGCTTTTCCATCTTTATCTAACTCTACTACTTGAATATTTTCATCAGGGTTAGGAAGTTTTACACGACGCTCATCTTCTTCTCGTTCTTTTTTTCTTTTGGCGTCTGTTTTTTTAGAACTTTCCTCAAGTTCTTCATCCCAAGCATTAATTCCATCAAATGCATCTTCCCAATCGCTAAAATTACCAATCTCTTGCGATGAGCCACTCATAAACTCAAATTCAACATTTAAAGAGCCGTCTTCGGCTTTTCTAACAACAATCCCAGCATTCTTTTCATCAATGCCTTGCCACTTATTTTCACCAACTTTTTTGAAACCAGCAGGTGAATCAACAAACTTTAAATCTGCTTCATTGATAATTACATCATTGTCTTCTGAAGAAACTTTTGCAGGAACTGGCGAGAAACCGTCCTTTGTAGGATTGATAATTGCAGAGATAAACTCACCCTTAGATGCAGGGATATTTGCAATACGACCATCTGGAAGTTCTACTTGAACATCATCACCATCAGGACCATCTGCAATAGGACGACCTGTAAGGCTACGAACTTGTCCATCTTTAGCCATACGAATAAGAGCACGCATACCGCCACCCATAAAAGCAAACTGACCGAAGCGGTCACGACGCTGTAAGCGAGCACGAAGAGAACGTTCTGCTGAAGAGTTTCCATCAGCAGTAAGAGATACAAGAATGTCTTGTGGAACTGAGCCCTGTGGAAGAGATGCAAGAACTGCTGAGTAATAAGAGTGTTCTACAGAACCAGGAGTTGCTGTATATGCAGAGGCAACAATTGACTTTACTTTTTCGTTAGTGATGCGTGAATCATCGGCATACCAGTTTGCTCGTGCTGAAATAAGAGCAGATGCTGTAAGTGTGTTCATCTTTGTTGAGCGTGGGTGCGCTACAGGGAGAAGGTCAGTATGGCTTGGCTTAATCGCAGCGACTTTATTGTTTTGAAGAAGTGTCACATATTGTGAAAGGTCCTTCATTGCGATGTGCTCGCGGATTGAGAATGGTAAATCTTTTGTTGCAACAAGTGAGCGGTGGACAACTGCAAACGCAGCACCACGAGTTAGGCGACGAGATGTAGATGCTTCAGCATTAGTTGAGTCAATAAACTCAATAACCTTCTCACGCAAATAGGCAGCCTGTTTGAAGGTGCTGGCCTGTGCTCCATTAGGAGAGATGGCATAACCAAAGCGACGCACTACTCTACTCATTATTCGCCGTCCTCCTCAAGGATTGGAAGTAAATTTCCATCAAGACTGTCTTGTCCAAAAGATGCAAGCATCCCTGCTCGCATAAATGGGTCATCTCCATTACGCACTGCACGAAGCCAAGATGCGCGAATGGCGCTCTCTGCTTCATACCCATAACCAGAAAACTCAGCCATAGCAATGATTGCTTCTTCTGGATATTGATAATCTTCTCTTGTTCCTAGTGTAACTAACAATTCTTCTTCGTAATCTGAATCCAAAGCAGAAGCCTTTACACCTCGTGAACTCTTTGGATGGGCTGCTGGAAGCAAATCATTATCTGTCTTGTATGCAGAGTTTGATGGCTTGCCAGACTTTAATAGTTTAAGAAATGCATTGACGCGGCCCATAGCCCACTGATTACGGTTCATACCTGGGCGATGCGATACAGAAAATGCTCCTGCACCACGGCGATATACAGCCTTAAGCATTCCAAGTGTTGCTTTGCGGCCTTCAGGTGCTTTTGCATTGTGAGTCTTAACTTTTTCTGCCAAAGATGCTTCTGTTGCTTTACTAAATACAACTTTCTTAGAACCAGATGCAGAGCCCTTTTCATTTTTATCTGAGCCCTTAATCTGGTCTTTCTTTGGTGCAGATGTTTGAGAAATAGTTTTTTTACTAGCAAACTCTGAATTATCTGAAGCATCAACAGGAACGCAGTTAGGAACCATTTTTCCATCTTTTTCTTTCATTCCAACTTGCTTATAGCCGTCCCAGCAAGGACCGTTGTTAGAGGCAGCAGTAATTACTGCGTTATCTATATCATCAATCCATTTTTGTGCCATTTTAGAATCCTTGTCCTACTGAATCTTCTGCTGTGAGGTATGCATTTAACTGCCAGCGCCACTTTTGGTGCATATCAATACGCTCTGCAAGTAGGTTTGCAATTCCTTGTTCGTTAGAATCATTTGCAGCAGCAAAAGCGTTATTTAAAGAAGTAAGCATTGTGTCGTTAGCATCGTAAAGGTCTTTGCACATTGCCATAGCGTTCTGGCCAACCTCTGTATCCTGAATATCAGACATACGAGCAAACTCAACAAGACGATATGGAGCAACAGCGCCCATCTTACGAATACTTTCTGCAATTGGGTCTAGAGAGCCATAAACATCTTCGTAGATTGATGCAAAGAAGTCATGGAACTGTGAGAAGTCATTACCAACAACATTCCAGTGATGCCCGTGAGCCTTGAAATACATTACAACGGCATTGCTAAGTGAATTAGCAAGACTATTTACTACTTCTGGCTTCTCTACGTTCATTGTTATTCTCCTTCTGGTGCTGGTGCTTGTTCACCAGTTGCTTGGTCAAGAATTTGTTGGATATCTGTCGGGATAGGTGCAACTGATGCCGCCTGTTGTGCTTGCTTAACAGCATCCATAATCTCTGGAGCAAGTGCTTGAAGCATTGCCTCAGTAAGTTCAGGTGTAATTGCTCCACGCTCAGACAAAAGACGAAGCGCCATTTCATTTGAAGTAGGTGCATCTGCTGCTGAGAAACCGTGAGCACGACGCCATGCATCAAGTGAGATTGCATTACGGTCTAGACCACTATCTGCATCTGCTGCACGGTCATTGCGTGTTGCAACTGCTGATGGGTCATACCAAATAACAATCTTCTCAACATCGGTGACGCTATATCCCTGTGCAATAAGGTATGGGCGAAGATAAACAACTGTAAGAGCATCGCAGATGAGCAACATCATTGGCTCAATGTGTGCCTTATACAGTGCTTCATCAATCTGAAGTGCGTTTGAATACTTAACGTTTGCAAGTCCTGTTACAACATCCTTTGGAACGTCTAGTCCTTGAAGGATTCTTTCTAGAACACGGTCTGAACGCTCTGCAAGTGATGGGTCAAATGAACGCTCGAACTTAAATTGCTTAATCTTGTCGCCAAGTTCTGCTGGACCACGAATAATAAGTGGAACAACTGCTGATGCTGACTCTTCATCACGAATTGGAGTCGTCATAGCATCAATTAATTGCTCTTCAAACTCATCCTCTGCCTCCTCGGCAGTAAAGTTTGGATTCAATTCATTATCTGAATCGTATGGCTGGTCTGGGTCGCCCTGTGCAGCAACTGATAAACCATCTGGAAGATAAAGTGCGCCAGCATTTAGGCGAGAGCGTGCTGTTGCACGGAATGTGCGGTTAAGAAGTAAAAGTTCTGCACACATATCAAGCAAACCGCGAAGTGATGAATCTGCTTCGTCTGAGTAGCGTGGGTGTGAGCGCCAGATGCGTCCTACAAATGCATTCTTTGAAAGACGATTTGTTGCGTTGTTCTGATTCTGTCCGCCAGAAGATTGCTCACGGCGACCAATGATATTAAATCCACCACGAGCATCTGCCATAACTTCATCAACGGAACGAATATCCCAAGACTCAGGTAATCCTGAACCTGGACGCTCTGGCATTTGAACTAAGTAACATTCACCAGCAACTGAAAGATTAAGTGCTGCATCTTTAAGAAGACCAGCCTGTCCACCATATGCAGAATCAAGACGAGCAAGTGCACGTTCTGCTGCTGCTCCCAATCTTGGGTCAATCTGTGTAGATGACTTTACTGAAACTGGAGTTTCATGTGCATTCTCAATAACGGCAGAGTAAATACGAATACGAGATACAACAGATGCAACTAAGTTAAATGCATATTTGATTTCACCAATTGCGTCGTAATATTCCCAAGCCTCTGCTTGCCATGCTGACGATGCAGCAGTGCGACGATGCTTAAACTGTTCGAACTCGCCCTTGTCATTAATCTTTACTTGGGCTGCTGCGGCAGTAAGTGTTCGTGGTGTTGAATAGTTAGCAGCCTGTGCTGAGTTTGGCTGAGATAAAAATACTGATGCTGCACCAGTTACTTTTGGTGTCTGACTTAAAACTACTTGACGAGAGCGACCTGTTTGTTTTGATTTATTAGTGCGCTTCTGTGGCTTTGCTTTAGGGGTGACGGGAGTAGAAACAACCTCGGCAGATTCGCCTTGTTCATCGCGCTTGAAAACGCCCACTTAAAACTCCTCGTCTTTGTTACGGAATACTGAGGACATTATTTCTCCTCGTATGCAGTTAACAGCCCCGCAAGGGCAGACAGTGCGAACACTGTTTGGATGCCCAATGTGATGCTGGGATTAATGATACGGGATATTTCAGATAGTGATGCGACCCAAATGGACGTACACCAAGTGCAAGTAAACCAGTATCCAAACTTTGAAGTCTCAGGTGGAAACCTCTTCCATATCCTATCTCGGATTGGGTTAAAAAGGGTGTCTGTCGTAATAAATCTAGAGACTCTATAAACGGCTAATGCTGCTATTACAAAGGTAAGTGGCTCAGTCATTTTCGCCATCCATAGCCATCAATATGTGCCCGTAAGGATTCCATGTCCTGAGTCTAGAGCCACATCCGCAGTTATCGTCCTTACGAAAGGAAACAATCTTTCCACTCTCGGTAATTACCCTGTGAATTTTCTGGTCATCTTTAATGTAGGAGTGGCACGCTTCACGAAAGACAAGTTTTGCTCCCTCTGGGGAATCAACAGCAACCATCAACATATCGTTGAAAACCACAACGCGGCAACGGTCTAGACGTCGAGTTCCTTCAGGAGCAGCGCCTTTTGGAGTCAACTCCATATAATTTTCTAAGGAGCCTGGTTCGGCAAGAGCAATCACTGCTGGAAAGACATCTGCCTTAACGTTCATTATTTCTCCGTATATTCTGAAGGGATATGGAAATCTTGCCAGCCTAGAGCCTTTTTAGCAATCGTCAGCGGGACTAGCAAAGGTTTCTCCCTAGTTGCTCCATTTTCTAGAACTAGCCAGAGGTCTAAATCTGATGGGTCGTGAGCCACAGGGCAGAACATCCACGACTGAATTTTTTGAAGTGTTTCTAAAGGAAATGCAATAGGGATACTTGAATTATCTGTTGTAAGTGTTTCAAGAAGTCTAGCCTGAGAGCGTCCCTTTTTACGATTTGGATTAATCCAAACGGCAACAACTAACTCTGATTCAGAGTATGTTCCAGATGCTGTTTTATATACCCTAGCCATTACTCAACCGCCGAGCCATTGCACGATAGGTAACTCCAGCCGCTTCTGCAATATCAGCAGCAGGAACCCCTCTGTGATAGAGCGTGAGCGATAGTTCTGTTAGTTCCCTATTTGCTTGGGCTAGCGGGCTATCGTTAGAAGTCTTGGCGCGATAGCGTTTTGCTAGCGCTGAGAGTTCCTGTAAGCGTGGTCTCAGTTCTAGAGGAACCGTAGGGGAAATAGAACGAGTTCTAGGGGTCCCCAGAAGTGGGGCAGAGACTGTAAGAGATTTTGGTGGTGGCATTGGTATCTGGCGACGCTGCTCTGTAGAGGGAGCGTTCTTTACCCAGAAATGCACAGTTGATTTTGGCTTGGCTGGTTTGATTGAGGAAGCAATAATTCCTAAAGACCAACCTGCTTCCCACAACGCTCGAAGGCGAGAATGAACTAGATTCGGGTCGAGAGCAGAGATAAAACGAACCTCATCGTCGGGGAGTTTTACCTTCTGTTTCATTACCCTATTGTACAGCATTTTAAAAAGCCGTACAGGGATGGGCTAAGACTATTGGACGAAAGCATTGAAACTATGAACCTTTCCATTAAATGCTTTTGGCCTGTGAGAAGGTACCGCTTATATTTGGGGTCTTTCCAAATCGTTTCCGGGAAAATAACATTTTGTTATCAAAACTTTTGTTTTGTAACTTTTTGTTATAGAAAGGCAAGGGCATATAGATTTTATTTTATTTATATAACAAAAAGTTATTTTTTAACATAACTAATGTGTATCAACAAACTTGAGTCAATGCGACTCAACTTTCTTATGAACTATGACTCAAGGTGGGTCTTAGTTATTTATTTATCTATCTAATAGGCTTGCTTAGGTCTAATAACTATAAACAACTTCTCAAAGTAAAGGCTTGCCAAGATGTCTAGTAAGAAATCTAAAGCAAGGTAGTCAAGTAATAATTTCTAGCAGGGGGGTGGGGGTCTAGATATATGTAACAGGTCTTTACTTGTCTAGGCTCTAACAGGGGGGTAGGTCTGCCTAGAAAAGTAAAGGGGGTAGTAGGTATCTAATAACTTTACTACTCATTAGTAACATAGGATGGAAATGTGGGGTAAATCACAGGGGAGATAGTGCTAATGGTCTTGCGTTATCTCTATGCAGATGTAATACTTTAGACATACAGAAACCGCAGGGGTTATGTATAGAAAAGAAAAGGGGAAACAAATGTCAGCATATGGAACCGCAGTTACTATCAAGGGAACTACTTACCGCTACATCATTGACACAAAAGAGCAGGTAAGAGAACTTCTACTAGGTGCTACCGCACCTATCGAGAAGGTAGAAATCCAAGAAGAAACTCGCGGAGAACCTCACCGCGAGATGAGTGCAGAGGAAATCCTTTACCTCGTCCTCAATCACCCAACACCCGCAGAGGTTGAAGAGAAAGATGTCGTAGTCCTAGCGACTACATCAGCCTAAAGAGTTACAGAGAAGCCCCCGCAGAAATGTGGGGGTTTTTCTATGTGGTGCAACTCACACGAAATAGGAAAGAAAAATCGTCAATGAACTTGCACTATCCGTAAAAAGATTATATGCTTAGGCTAACAAAGAAAGGGGGAACAAAATGTCAGTAGTTGAAATCCAAGTCAGCCCGCTACAACTCTTCATCTTGAAGCAGGGTCTAGAACTTGAAATCAAAACGGAATTGCGTATGCAAATGTCCGCAGAGTCAAGCCTAAAGGCGTTCAAGCGTCTAACAGGTATTGACACAGGCAGAGGTCTAAAGGGTCGTGAAAAGGCTCTAGACATAGTTATAGACTTCCTGAAGCAAGTAGGGGAAGAATAAGTCTGGAAAGGAAAGCCCCCCGCAAGGGGGGTTTTCTCTTGCAGGAAAAGACAGGTAAAAAGTAAAAACTTGCGAGCGCAAAGTTATCCACACCCTGTGGATAACTTTCACTTCCCAACAACTTCCGCAGGGGTGCAAATGTGTGGTGCAACTCACACGACATTTTTAATCTTTTTTGCCAAATGTGGTTGCGTTACCCGTAGCCAACCCTTATACTTCAGTTAGTGGAAATCGCAAGGGGCGATGGATACAAAGGGGAGATGATAGAAATGTCTTACGGCTCATTTCACAATCTACTTGCTGGGAACAGTAAGTCCCTTACCGAAATTGAAATCGGTATGGGCGCAACACAAATCGGCTGGTCTGACCGCTACGCCTACACAGTAGTAGGGTTCGAGCGTTTCAAGACAGGTGCAAAGGCTGGACAAATAAAGGCAGTAATTGCCACTCGCGACATTGCAAAGCGCACAGACTCAAACGGCTACTACACAGAGAGCCAAGATTACGAGTTCACTACCAATCCAAACGCTAAGCAAGAACGCTACACACTCCGCAAAGATGGTCGCTTTATGCGTGAAGGCGCAACTAATTCAGGCGTTCTCCTAGTCGGTGTGCGAATGGAATACTTCGACCCACACTTCTAAAGTCGGAAAGGAAGCCCCCTCGGAAGAGGGGGTTTCTTTTTTGCTGGAAAAATTAAAACTATGTAAAAAGTAAAAACTTGCGAGCGTCAAAAAATGTGATGCAACTCACACCAGCACATCTAAACAATTTTCCCAAATGGTCTTGCAACTACTCAACTAATTAGATACACTTAGACCAAGAAGCCAAGCCACAGGGGGCAAGGCAACTAACAAAGGGAAGCAAATGTCTAAACTAATCACAGACGCAGAACTAATCGCAGTAATGAACGGCACAAACAAAGACGGAAAGAAAGTCTTTCTTGCACTTTTTGAGCCACGAAAGAACTCACTTCCACAAATGGACGGACGCTCCGTAACCTTCCACGCAGACACTAAGGCAGAGGCAGAACGCCTAGCCAAAGAATACGGCAGAAGGATTTTGGATAGACGCTTAGCGTATCTAATGTCTTGCGAGGTTGAGGAAGCCCGCTACGGACTTCGCTACTAAAGTTAGCGAGAAGCCCCCGAGAAATCGGGGGTTTCTTTTTTTGCATTTTATTTTTTGATTTTGAGTAAAAAGTAAAAACTTAGTGGCTAGTGCTCGCAACTTCCAAACAACTTTTAGACACCGCACAGGGGGTGGAGAGAAATGGGCTTGCATTGTTGCAACATATCTTGTATGCTATATCTACCAACTACGAAAGGAAACAAAATGCAATTCACAATTGACCCGCAACTAGGTTCAGGCACTTCACTCAAAGGTTATGTAACTTCAACACTTGCAGAACTTATTGAAACCTTCGGAGAGCCCGAATACTTCGCAGAGGGCGACAAAGTAACAGTAGAGTGGTCAATCCTTTTTGATAACGGCACAGTCGCAACAATCTACGACTGGAAGCGTTACGAGATGGGAAGACCTGCACTCACCGAGGTATTCCAATACAACATTGGCGGACACGACCACGAGGCAGTAACGCTAGTAAAAAAGGCACTCCGCAAGGGGTAGTCTCCCGACTTGCAATCAGTAATCCTATGGGTTATGCTTGCTATAAGACAAACTACGAAAGGAACAAATGACAACAGAGACAACGAAAAACGCTATACCGAAACGAGTTACATATAAAATTGTGGCTAGTGGGGAAGGAAAAATCATCAAGCGAAAGCAAGAACTTCCGCAAGATGTATTAGATATCTTCAAGGGTATTAGCGACATAAAGCAACGCAACCAATACATAATTGCATTGGGCGAGGCTGGCTGGACGGACTCTTCTATTGCAAGGGCAGTAGATGTTTCACGGGAACGAGTAAGGCAACTTGCTCAACAAACAACGAGCGACACTTCTCTCATTGGTGATTTACCAATCCCAAAGCCACCGCGAGAAACAAAGTATTCTAAAGTCTATCCCGAACTTCCAAAAGAAATGCTTGACAGACTATTAGAACTAAAACCACTTGCCCAACAGGTAAGAGGACACGGCAAGATGTATCGTGCAGAGGCAGATGAATACACCTACCTTCTCAATCAAGCAATAACAACTCAAGGCATTTCCGTATATCGTCTTGCAAAGTTATTGGGTGTAACTATTGGTGCAATCCAATTCCGCTTGACACGATACGGCTACCGAACAACAACAGGAAAAAGTAAGTGCTTCCAACCAATTCTAGAAAAGAACCGCCGTGGCTAAACCGCAACAATGTAGTAAATGTCAGGCGTGGTTCAATCCTAAGTTCGGTGGTGGTGGAGAGGGGTTATGTAAACCCTGCCACTATATTGAAATGAAGAAGGACAAAGAGTAAATGAAAGAGTTAGACGACCACGAGTTTCTTGGTGCTTGTCCAAAGTGCCAACAACTTATACAAGGTGCAGAGGTGTATGACCGCGAGCGTGGGTGGATTACAGTATGGATTCACGCACACTCAAGACGAAGGCTCTGCTTAGTGGCATAAGAAAACCCCCTAGACGAATAATCTAGGGGGATTCTTATTTATAAACTAATCAGCAGACTTACGCTTATCTACAAGCGAAAAGGCTTCGTTGATTTCAGATGTAGTCAATTTTCCATCAGCAAGGTAGGCACGGGATAGAGCCTCTACAACAGTAGCGACACCCAAACCACCCGCAAGGGCAATAGATTTCCAAACTTCAATACCAAACAAAGAACCTGCTCCGACCACTGATAGTCCCGAGGCAGCGAAAGTAGCGATGACGCGACCAATGAGCATTTTTGCTTTCTCAATAGCCTTGTCGTCCCGACTTACTTCAACCTCTCCTTTTGCTTTTGCCATTTGTGCCGTCCTTCCTTGTCCTGCACAGAGCGTAAAAAGTAAAAACAACGCTCGGCTAGTCAATTTTAGATGACCAACCGAGCGTTGATTATTGAAAAGGTGTTTAGGCTACGACTTCTACCGCAGTGTTCTTGAATAACTTAGTAATAAGTTTCTCATCTAGGACGAGTTCTTGGGTAGAACAACCACAAAAGTCAGCAAGGGCTTTTTTAGTTCCTTCGCTTAGGTGTCCGCGACTATCAGAACCTGCGTCATCAAACCCGAGAACAATAAGTTGTTCTTGAACTAAGGCGACAGACGCAGAGTTGTGAGCAAACTTGTTTCCAAGCGCAGACAACGAAACAACTCCCGCAGTTGTTGAAACAACAGCAGGGGACTTTTTACTTTTTACTACTGGTTCAGGCTCGACAGCCACAGCAAGAACAGGGGCAGGTTCTTCAACCACAGCCACAACCTCTACAACGGCGTCAGAAGCCTTTACTACTTCAGGCTCTACCGCAGGGGTAAAGACACTATAAAGGTCTTCATTACTCATTTACGACTCCTTCAGGGAACTTGGCATACCACTCTTTGAATCTAATCTCATCACTATTTGTGAGAGTGCCAGAGATTTTCCAAGCAGTCCAATCATCTCCACCACCGCTCATATGAAAGGCGACTTGAGCATTGACTACTGGGTCAAAGAGTTCTACATTGCTATTGAGGTCAAACTTGTCTCGGCGTGTAACACCAAGACCACCAATCATATTGATTTGGAATATGCCATAAGACGAATCGCCTGTTCTCCTATTGCCATTGAAGGCTAGAGGGCGACCATTAGACTCCTTCTTGACAACAGCCCAAGCAGTTCTAAGGGCTTTACCCTCAAAACCAACCGCGTGAAGCAGTCTGGCTAGGTCTTCATCAGTCAGGGTTGTCTTTTGCTCGGAGAACTTCTTGAGTTCTAGCAAGCGTATTTCTTCATTCTTCTTTGCTATTTCAGCCTCTACCGAAGCGATAGATACTGGCATAGGTTTTTGCTCGGCTCTGGAACTTTGAACAAAGGTAGAAAATACCGATAGAAGAATGACCGAGATGACCACACTTACTATTTGTTCAACAGTCTTACTTTCGAGTTTCTGCATTGATTATTCCTTTGTTAGGGGACAGGACAAGGTGGCTACTTAGCCCACCTGTATCACCCGCTCTGGGGAGATAGGTATTGCGACCTACTTTCTAATGCGTCTTGCATCATTTCTACTAGACCACCTTAGCACACTAAAGTCAGGAAAGTCGCCCCCAAGCAGGGTCAGAGGCGACCTTCCATCATAGAGTTACTTGGTGTAGCCAAACGCCTTACGGCACTCCGGCCCTAGGGATAACTCACGACTACGCTCATCAGTGAGTTCAGCACCGCACTTTGCACAGCAACGATAGTGCTCACCAAAGATACGAGCGTATTTGTGAGGGTCAGAAGCCAAGATACGCACAAACGCAAGCGTGTCGAGCGCATTAGGCTTGATACGGGTAAAAGAACCAATAGAACCTAACAACTTGCGTAGGTATGTGGTCTTCTTGAACTCACGAACCTCTACAAACAGTAGGTCTCCGTGAATTTTATCCGCTAAGAAGTCCGAAATAATCTCGGAAGTTGGGATAGCGTATTTAGATTTAGGAAGTTTAGAAAGTGCCTCATAAAGTTCCGCCCATTCGGACTTAGAAGGCAATCTTGTTGCAACTTGAGTATTCATTTGATACCCCCCTTTCAAGACAAAGCATATAACACTCCATCATAGAAGTCAAGGGCAATTAGAAAGGAATCAGGAAGAAGTTGTTGGGAAGTTGTGAAACCTGGCGAGCGCGAGGGCTTGGAGATACGCATAAAAAGTAAAAACTTACCCGCACAAAAAGAAACCCCGCACAAGGCGGGGCTTCTTCGTGGCAAAGTTATTTATTCAAGACCTAACCACATCTCAAAACCTGCGTCTTCAACAACAACGACATCTTCAACTTCAAGAGTGTCGTCTTCGTCTTCAGCCCAAGGGTCATATTCAAGACCATTGTTATCAATATTTACAGACATTGGAATCCCCTTTCAATTTGTTAGGCACAATATAACAGTCTTCAGGCAGTAAAGCAAGGAAGTTGTTTAGAAGTTGCCCGCAGCGAGGCTTGGACTCACGCATAAAAAGTAAAAAGTCCCACGGGAAAAAACGCTACTAATCTTCGTAGTAGCGATTTTCGCAGGAACGCGAACCACAGTTGGCATAGCGAACCCCCGCAAGGCGGAAGGGAATGTCCCCGCCACAAATCTCGCATAGGGGAATGCACTTCGAGCAGAAATCGCCCAAAGACTCTGCGGGCTTACCGCAGTCAGGGCAGGTGTGCGACAACTCCGCACAACGCCCGCATAGGTGCGAACCACGCACCACAGAAATATCATCAGAAGCGTAGCCACAGTTGGCGCAAGTGTTGGAATCGAACATAAAAATACCCCCCGAGAATTAGATGAACAACGCAATAATAACTAACATCATCTAAAAAGTCAAGCAAGCAGAAGAAAAGAAAGGCTGTAAGTGGGGGAAGTAACCTACAGCCTAACTCTCGGAGAAGTAGGAAAAAGGGGTTTAGCCTACTTCTCTCGACTTGCTAAGGTTGCAGAGGCAACCGCAGACAAGCCCAAACTAATAGACCACGCCACACTACCTTGCCAAGACGCCACGAAAGACGCCACGATAAACAAGATAGTTCCAACAGCAGTCCAAACTATATTCAAGTTGTTCATTTGTTTCCCTTCTTTCCTTTAGGACTTGTGCGTCCTTTAGTTCTAGCAGAGGGGTTTCTTATTTCAGCCCCACCACCTTGAATTGCTTTGCGAGCGCAACGATAGGACACGGCAAGTTCTCTAGCCACATCATCTATCGAAAGACCACCGCGATACAAAGAACTTGCGCTGGCTTCTAACTTTTTACTTTTTGCTACTCTCACGCAGACTTGTCCTCTTCATCTTCGTAAGGTCGTTGAACCGCGTTACGAATTACCGCAGGGTCTAATCCCTTGTCCCTCAGCCATTGAGCAGTCTGTGGGTCTTGTGCGTTGTCTGTAACGTGCCTTCCTTCGTTCCAAGTAAAGAAAGAAGTTGTTCCTTCAGGTAGAACCCAAAGATGGTATTGGTTAGAGGTATCAACAAGTTGGCTTTCAGGTGGAAAGATTTCTACGGCTTCTCTTTCAGAACCTGCAAGTTCGTTCTTGATACGCTGGAAGTGTCGCCAATCTCTAATAGCCTTGCGTTCGTTATGACGAATCGAAAGGTGAAGACCACTGGTTTCTCCAAGTTCAGGTTCTAAAATTGTCTTGACGACAACATAAAACCTGTTCTTCCAAATTGTTTGATGGGGTTCAAGGTCAATCTTCTTCCCATTTACAGTTGGAGTTGCTTCCTCGAACTTATCCCAAAGGGGCTTAGTCATTATCCGCGCCTCTTCTTGATAACTCGATAGATTCCATAACCAAGCAGAGCAACAATTAGTGCTGGGGTATAGACAGATACGCCAAAGAAGTTTGACGAAATTTCAATCCACTCGAACTGGCAAGTGAAACTACAGTTAGCGTCAGAAATTACCTGTGTTGTTTCCATTTTTACTTTTTACTCCTTTCGTCTCGTAGAAGTTTCCGCAACCGATAATTCTCTTTTGTGAGATTTCGGTGGGACATTATTGAGATTACCATTACGGCGCACGAACTGGCGAGCGCAATAGTAATTCCGATTAGCGTTCCTGTATCTAAATACATTAGTTTCCCTTCTCTAGTTTGATAAACACTTCATCTTTTTTTAGATGAGGCATAGGTAATGCTTCCATAAAGGCTTTTACTTCCGCTTTTGTTTCCAGTTTGCACCACTTCTCGAACTGTTCATCACTCATAAACGCGAACTTGAGCAAGAACTCCGCACGATTAGTTGGTATTGGGGTTCTCTCTTTTAGGAGAGATTCTTTATTTTTTTCTAAAGTATTTCTTTTTTTAGTTCTCCAGCCCGACATTTTATTCCCCCTTATGGATACAACAGGTCTAGGCAGAATTGGTTCATCTGCTCTGTTGGAACTTTACACATTTCAGGTGTTGTGGCGTCTAACGCCCACGCCATAAGCGCGAGAAAGATAAGCCCAACCGCAATACGGCGTCTTACATACTTTGCTTCTGTTTTCATTTCTTGCCCCTTTTCATTTTGTCTTTTTGTTAGTCCCCTTGACCAACAAGATAAGCATACAACACTTTACCCTTTTAGGCAACTTCCCTGCCTTTTATTATTTTGGCGTGTCGCTCTTTTTCTCACGCCAAATTACAGGCATAGTTTCTTTTCTTGGCTCTCGCTCGGCACGCTTCTTATTAGAACGCTCTGCCAACCAAATCATAGGCATTGCTATCATAATCAGAGCCTCTACGAAGCCTTGACCTTCGGAGCGATAAGGCTTAGGTGTTTCCTCAACCACGATAGTAATTGAGCCTTGTGAGCGTTCAGGCTTTTCAGCCTTTACCTTGTGAGCCTTTGCCTTTTTCTTAGCACTCTTTTTTACAATACTCTTTACACGCTTGGCAGTTCCTAGAACCGCACTATCAGGTAGTCCATACATCTTGTTCCCCTTTCGTTGTTGTTAGCCCAAGTATAACACTCTCTCCCCCCGAAAGTCAAACAGGGGGTTCGGGGAGAGAGCGTGTCGTTTAGGGGGCACATAGAAAGTTTTTACTTTTTACTATCAACCCCAGTTAGTTTGGCACAGTTTCCATATTAGTTCTAAGACATTGTTCTTAGCCTCATAACTCTTTTCTGTTTCCAACACTTTCGCATACTCCTCTAGTGCGAATATGATTGTGCCCTTCTCTTTAGTGTCTAGCATTGTTCTCCCTTTTCTTTTTAGTGTTTAGCATTTACCGCAGACCAAACCATTATAGTAATTGTCTTGGTCAATCCTCATTGACTTACCGCACTTCCAGCAAGCGACATAAATCATCACCTTCCGCATTAGCGTAGCCCTCTCACCAAAGTAATCACATTGACCGCTTTGTAAGTAAAGAGTTCATAAGAGCCTTCGCAATCGCACTTGGCTTTTATTTCATCACCTTTGTAGTCATACATACAATCGCAGTTGTCGTGGCGATAGTAAACATAAATAGTTCCTTCGCAATCCTCTATCTTGTAGATAGTTCCGCTAATCGCATAGTTGTTTTGATTATCTACAACATCACGAATAAAAACATCAAGAGCAGAAAAACCTTCTCCACCTTGATACATAACATCGTCAATCATCAAAGTAGTTTCATCATCATTGTAGATAGAACCCTTGTATGAAAGAGTTTCATTTACATCGTAAAGAGTTTCTGTTTCCATTTTAGTTTCCCCCTTAGAAAACTTGTTGTTAGATGAAGTTTACCCTACTTGCCATTTTTTAGCAAGTAGGGCAACCTCGGCGTGTCTTAGGCTTCGTAGGCTAGTGCGTAGCCTCTGTCGTAAACCTTTGCGTTTTTCTTATCAAGAGCAAACCAGCGAGCCTCTTGTGTGCTTCCAAGAACAACAACCTTGCTTTGGCGTTGTGGCTTTTCTGCCATTCCCCAAACCATTGTTACCTTGTTACCCTCTAGGGTAATTTCGTAAATCTTTTTCTTACCTGACTGACCGCGACTTCCGTCGCTTTGCTTGACCAAGACCCACTTGGTCGTTGTTAGTGTTGTGGACACTTGTTTCCCCTTTTTCTTTTTGTAGTTGTGTCGTTGTTTTATTTAGTTGTTATTTAGTTGTTGGTGTAAGTATAAAACTTTTTTCTTGATAAGTCAAGTTATTAGTTTTACCTAGTGGCGGGGTTTCGCCTAGTTCCTCACTTTTCTACCCTGTTTAGTTGTTGTAGGAGTATTGTAGCGTTTTGGATACCATAACGCAACTTATACTCGGCGTGTCGTGGTGTGAGTTACATCACACGATTACAACCTGTGGATAACTTTTGGAAGTTGAGGCGAGGCGGGCACCGGAGCGTGTAAAAAGTAAAAACTCTCCCCTGAGTCCCCACTTCGCAACAACCTACCCGCGAGCGCAATAAAAAAATCCCCCACCTCTCGGCAGGGGACTTTTAGGGAAGTTATCTGTATCTACTTGGCACTTTCCTTTATGAAAGTTAGTAGGCAGTCGTCGCAACGAATTAGTAATTGACCCTCTGAACCAATAGTTTGTCCGCAGTCGGTGCAGTCAATTTCATAGTAAGGCGCGAATCGGAATCTTGCTCCACCCATAGGCTCATCGTGCGATGAACGCTCCGCAGTCAATTCATTACCCTCTAGTGTGAAAGTAATTGTGAAGTCGCCATTCAAGGTTACGGCGCGATGAAGATTATCGTAATCAACCTCTGCCGACCCGCTTGTCTTTCTCCATCCCATTCCTTTTCCGAATGAGATTACTTTAGAGAAGTCTTTGCCGACTCTCTTAGTCCATTCTTTCTTTAGATAATCTAAGTTATCTAGAGAGTCTTGGTAACAACCGAAGCATTCTTCGGAAGGACTTTCATCCTCATTAGTGCAATTGCAGTTACTTTCGAGAGTAACTACTTGTGTTTCAAGTGTGTCCACTTGTCCCCCTTTCTTAGGTAACCGAAGTATAACAACCTATCACGAAGAAAGTCAAGTCAAGACACGAAAGTTATTGTGAAGTGCAGGACCGGCGAGGGCCCGGACTGAACAAAACTTTTTACTTTTTACTTTCATAGGGAGATGCAAAAGCCCCCGCATCTCTGCGAGGGCTTCCGCGTCAACCTTTAGAGATACTTCATCGGGTCGGCATCTTCAAAGATATCTTCGATATCAGTGAAAGACCAAGTCTCCCAATTTATCTCTTTCATATTGAACTTGATACGGCAGTCTTGGCAGGTATCAAGGTCGCAATTAGAGTGTTGCATACTTCCCCCTTTCTCTAATGTAGCCTAAGTATAATAGTCGGCTAGAGATAAGTCAAGGGCAGACACGAAAGTTATTATGAAGTCGAATGCACTTGGTTGCTGTTGCTGAAGAAAGTTTTTACTTTTTACTGTTACCGCAAAAAAAAAGAAAGAGAGCGCGGGGGGAACCGCGCCCTCTCCTTGTGGGGGAAGATTAGTTGTAGAGCGAACCTAGTAGGTAGGCTGTCGGAATAATATGCTTGTCGTATGCAAGCCAGTGAGCCACTTGCTCATCTGTTAGTCCGAGTGTTTCCCCTTCATCGTCCGCACCGCCAGTAATGATTACATTACCGAGGATAGGATTACTTGCCTTGAACGCTTCATAGTAGATAGCCGAAGCAACCATATTGAGAGGCAGACCCTCTGCAATACCATTCTCGTTGCACCACATATCCGCACCTTCAAGACCAACACATTCGATATATCCACCAACGGCATCGCTTAGTGTCTTATATGAGTTTTTGAACTCGAACTCGACCACGGACTTTTTGCCATCTGTGTCTATAACTATTGCTTTTTGTTTTTGCATATACTCCCTTTCTCTTTGTTGGTGTAAGTATAACTAACTATTTATTGCAAGTCAAGTCGGGACACTCCGCACACTCGCAACACTTTGCACCTTGTGGGATTAGTTGGTGAGTCGCGGGTTCGCTGTCCCCTTTATGGCAACCAACGCAATACTTTTCCGCGCAACCTAAACACACGGGATAATCAAAACGATAATCAAAACCTTCATCGTCAAAGTTTTCATTACAACGCTCGCAATAAGTTCTCTCGTCTTCCACCTCACTCACCCCCTTCCGAGAAGTGGCAAGAGCAAAGGCAACAAGTTGCCTTCGCAAAGTCGAAGCCGAATATATCGGCAAGGTATTGTGGAGAAGAAAGGCAGAGGCTGTGCTCCGCAATAGAGCAAGCATTAGTTGAAAGGCGTGAGGCAGGGACGAAGCCCTTGTATGTATAAGTTTTGTTTGTTGTTGGGTTTTTTAGGTTTTGTGTTTGGGTCATAGTTGAATAATAAACCATCAACCGCAATAAGTCAAGTATCTAATAAACCGAAAGTGTGTTCTACATCACATAAAAAGTTCTCGAAAACATTAACATTTATTTTGCTAAGGGTTTTAGCCAATAGGCGTGAGAAAGTTGTTTGGAAGTCCAGCACCGCTAGGGGACAGCCCCGCATAGTTTTTACTTTTTACTTTCCTATTGCAAAAGAAAAACCCCGTATTTCTACGGGGCTTCTCTCTAAGGCTTATATTGCCTCTGCCATAAGGCAACGCATTTCTTCTTCCGCAACATCTATTGCGTATTCAAAGTTCTCCGCGTTTGCGACATAACCTGCACGATAGGAATACTCCCCACCGAACACGCCACGCCAAAGTTCAAGATGGTTCTCTACGCGATAGAGCCTGTATTCGCCTTGCTTCTTGATAGCACGCATTGTGTTCCCCCTTTCTGTTGCCCTAAGTATAACCCTAGAAAGGTTCATAAGTCAAGTCAAGACACGAAAGTTATTGTGAAGTCCAGCACCGCTAGGGGTAAGTCCGCGTATAAGTTTTTACTTTTTACTGTTTCACCGCAAAAGAAAAAACCCCACCCGAAGGTGGGGCTTCTCCTAATTGTTTATCTGTAACCCGCAGCGTGGAGAGCCTTGAAAATATTGTTCACTCTTTCAACATTTATTTTCTCGTGCTCGTTCTCTTGCTTGTAGTTCATCATTTCAAACTCTTGAAGAACGCAATCAAGTTGTGCTATTTGGCGTGCGTCAAAAGTTACTGTAATGGTAGTGCCTGTTGCTATACCCATTTGGTATCCCCCTTTCCCTGTAAGGCAATAATAACACTAGGTGCAACCCTAAGTCAAGTCCATTTTTATTCCGTGTCGTCCTCGAAATCCTCGCCATCAAGGTCGAAGAAGCCCTGTCCTATGAGAGTTTCAAAACCCTTGTTCGGGTCTGTTGGGTGAGAGTTCACCGCGTCAATAAACCTAAGACCGCAAGAACCCTCGAACCACTCTTTTAGAAGTTCTAACATCTGTTCGGGTGTTGCTTCCGCATTAGTAATAAGTGGGTCATAACCATAACCGCGCATTACCTCTACCTGCTCATCGTCCATTAGCAAGTAAATCTTGTGGCAAGTATCGAACGCAATAGCCTTTGCGTCCTGCACTCTTTCTTCTACCAAACTGTAATCAACACTCATTTCTTTTCCTTTCCAAACTCACAACGGCATTTGGTGTAATACTCACCGCAACTCTTGTGGCAAGCAAATTCATCTACAAGTCCCGACAACATCATTTCTTCAAAGTCCGAGAATTGTCCGACAATACCTTTCGGCACATATTCCTCTACAACATCTTCCTCGTCATAGATTTCTTGCTCCCGCATAATCCAAGCGTCTAACGCTCTTTTATCAAGGCTCATTTTTTCTCCCCTTCTTCTTTTTCTAGTAGCCCCATAAGTTCCATTTCTTCAAAGTAATCTAATGCTTCATTAGGTTCATCTATAAAGAAAAGCATTACTTACGCCTCGCAATCGTGTCCATAAGCCCACTCGTTAGCATCGTTGCTATCTAGTAGGTCAAACACTCTTGAACACTCTACGCATTTTGCTTTAGTTGAAATCTTCATTTCATTTCCCCTTTTCATTTGGTCTTGCTAAGGCAAGTATAAGACCTGCCATAGCAAAAGTCAAGTATTCTTTTTATTCTTTTTTGACTCTTGAAACTTTTCTTCGCAAGAGTAGTTGTAGCAAACATTGTCCTTGTCGGTGTTATACATAGAAAGTTTCTTTTCGCAGATAACGCAGAAGCGAGTGTTTTTATTTATTTGCGTTGGTGTTCTACCCGGCCCCGCAATACCGCGACCCGCGTAATGAGTTGGGCGAATATAAACTCTGCCAAACTCGTCAAACTCTACTGAATCCATTTCTTCCCCTTTTCTTTATTAGGTTCAGTAGGGGAGTCGTATTGTTTCCGCCCCTTGCAAGTTATAGGCGTTCAGGTGACCAGCGACTTTCCCCCTACTGAATACCCTAAGTATAACCAAAAGGGGAAGAAAGTCAAGTCCTCTAGGCACGACACGCCAAAGTTATTTGGAAGTTGCCCTCGCAGCGAACGCCGGCGAGCGCAAGTTTTTACTTTTTACTTCTCCCCGTAATACTGAACATTTATGTAAATCGGTGGGGCAGAGTTCGGGTCAAGTTTGGTGGCAATAGTTAGGGCTTGTCTAACCAAAGTCTTAGCCGTAGATAAAGTTCTTTTACGGGTTTCCATAGTTCCAAGTAAAGAACCAAGTGCGTAGGAAGAACCTGTTCCGATAGCGTAGATACCGCTTTCATCTCTAGCCCAAGAGTAGTCGTTGCCTATCTCATAGATAGTCCCGTTGATTACGACCATCACATTACTGTCGTTATCGCTATCTTTGGAGTAAGAGTTTTCCTCAAAACATTTCTTCATTTCAGGGATAAAGGAAGCCGTCATAAATTTGTCTAACCTTAGACCATAGGTTGAGGGGCTAATGATGGGCGGTTTGAATATGTAGCAAAGAATATTTATGGCTCTAACATCTCCAGCCACGCCAATGATGTAGTTCCCGTTCTTGAACATCTTGCCATTATCTTTTGGAAGTGAGTAAATCTTTTCGTTCTCCTCGGTTACCCGTGAGTCATATCCAACGACAGCCCAGTTCTCCCCTTGCACGCCAGCAATAGTCGTCATCTTCTTCTCTCCCGTTACCCTTCAGTTTTTACTTTTTACTACTTCCAGAAGCCGTCCCAGAGTTCTTCTCTAAGTTGTTCATACTTATCGCCGTGATGCCCGTTGTATTTCGCAGAAATATCTTCACCTCTAATGAGATAGTCTAGCGAAAGAACGGCGGTATAGTCAGTATCGCCAAACATAATAACAAGTTTAGCGTCCCCGTCAGAGGGGTCATCTACAATAGCAACAACGAAAGGCTCGCCAGAGCCGTTAGCGTGAAAGTCCTTAGCAATAATATCCATACCCAAAAGGGTAGGGGTTTTTTATACAGGTGATTTGGACAAAAAGAAACCCCTGCCGTTAGACAGGGGCTTCCTAAGTGTTTGCCGTTAGGAAACGGACACCCATTTGTGAGCCGTGCGAAGAACATTAGCGTAGTCGCCAGCCATACTTTCATCAAGGAAGCGGTTGATTTCTTCCTGTGAAACGCTTGCTCGGCGCAGAGCCGTAGCCACTCGTCCCATAATCGCAACGGCGTTGCCGTCTTGACCTGATAGCGCAACTTCTATGTGGTCGTATTTTGCCATTTGGTTTCCCCCTTTCTTTCCTCTAATTTTACTCGCTTGCTATCGTAAGTCAAGAACCGCACTCGGCGTGTCGCCTACAATGAGTCCAGCAAGTTCCGCATACTCCGCAATGGTCTATCTGTGAGCCAACATCATAAGTTGTTTGGCAGTAGTCGCAAGAGCCAATGTCCATTTGTTTCCCCTTTTTGTTTGTAAGAGCAAGTATAGCAAAATAATTTAGAAAGTCAAGAATAGATACACACCGACTTCCCACAAGACAGGGGAAGGGGAAGTCGGCGGAGCAGAGAAGGGTATGTCTGCTCTCATCTAGGCAAGGCAGAAAGGGGAACGCCTCGCACTAGGTGGTTCTATTTTACACCGAAGTTTTTACTTTTTACTTCGGCAAACCGCGTTTAGATTTTATCCACAATGGCTATGGGGACAATGACCTCGGCAGAAATAGTTTCGCCATTACCCGACTTTCGGGCGAACCGCCCTGTGGGGTTATCCAGCATTACAGTAATCTTGCTTCGCCTAATGCCAACAATTTGTGCTGTTTCGCCGACAAGGTATTTAGTTCCGCAACGCTCGTTGATACGAACCTTGTCGCCAACTAGGAAGTCAGAAAGTTTTAGCGAACCGCGCTTCTCCTCAATTCGTTTATCAACCGCTTGACGCAAGATTTGTAAGTGGCTATCAAGTTCTCCACTCTCTATCTTGTCTGTAAGTGAAACAATAAAGTCTAAGTTAGTCGTCGTCATTTTCTATCTCCTCTCCATTTTCATCTACGACACCAATGTCGTTAGATACTTTGGCAACATCAAACCCATAGTATTCTTCCATAAAGATAGAAGCGCAACGAATAGCGAAGTCGTTATCGCTCTCTCCTTCGTTTCGCAATTCATTATGAAGAACGATAGTGGTCATTAGCGTAAAGTAATCGCCAACGAACATTACTGTTCTTGAAAGATTTATCTCGTCCATTAGTTATTTAGCCTACTTATGAACTCGCCAAACTTTTGGTCAAGGTCGTCAGAGGTTGAGCCATCAGGTAAGGTGAAAAACTTTTCACTACCTTGATAAGAGTATGTCCAAGTGCCTGTCTTCTCGTCCCAAATAGTTCCATCAGGAAACCGCACTTCTTCACTCTCAACATCAACCGACCAATGGTTTAGGTTGTCGTCATACTTCACTACGAAATGGTGTTCAGCCATTTTATTTCTCCCTTTCTTTCTTTGACTTATTATTCCACTACCCTAGTGGAAAGTCAAATCCTATTTTGCTAGGACATAAACCTTGTCTTTCATAACCAAAGGTTTGTCGTCCGGCCCCTTTACATAAGGTGCTATCCAAATCCGCTTCTTAGTATTGTCCTTGTAAGGTTGCCATCTCCAATGACCGCCGACTACCCATCTGTGCGACCAATCTATGAAGCGACCATCATCAGACTTTTCTCCACTCTTGTATTCTGTTTTGCGAAGTTGCACAACAACATACTCGCTAGGAAGTTTTGCCTTCTCCATAGACTTTCTAATTCCGCGTTGAGGTGTTTTCTTTTCAGTAGATACAATAGTTTGCGACATCATCAAAAAGTATGCGTGCATAAATCGTGGAAAGTTATCCATACCAACGAAATCGTTTTGATAGTTCTCTTTCCAATAGTCCGCGTCTAACTCAAATTGTTCTTGTCGCTTTTTTCCGCCGACCTTTTCTCCGTGTCCAGCAGACTCAACGGAAGAGAGCAACCACTTACCAACATTTCTACGGAACTCCGCAACACTCTTTCCTGTTGCCTCTGCTGTTCTTTCTAGCATAGGCATAGAGTCGTCAGCCATTACATCAAAATTATTGAATAAGTAATAAACAATTTGTCTATCTTGCATTTCCCAAAGAACGGCGTGGATTATGTATTTGTTTCCTTCTATGTCGTTTGTTTCTACGCCCTTCTCAAAGTAAGCAAAGCCTCTAAGACTAGGGACAAGTTCTAAGTCAAAGGTATCTGTTTCATCTAGTTGATTAGAAGCGAACGCAATTACATCTGTCATTTCGCCTTTTACTAAATAAACATCAGCCTCTTCAGTAATCGTAACCATTTCCTTGACCATAGTTTCGGCAAGGTCAATTTTTGTTTTACCTGTTCTCATAGTCCCTGTTAGAGATAGAGCCTTCTTCTCTGTATCAAAAGTAACCGCAGAACCATACTGCGCTACATTGTTTAGGCAGAATAGTTTTTGTCCATAGAAGAACAACGCACCTTTTTTGCCAGCAAGTTCTGTTTTGTATTTAGCAAAAATATCCCTAACAATTTCATCTTCTTCATCTCTGCACTTTACAGATAGGACATTAGTTAGGACATAACCCGCATTACCTTTTAGGCGCAGGTTTAGGTCGTTGAGTAGCGTAAGCGTTTCATCAGGTCTAATCATTTGTTTCCCCTTTTCATACCCTAAGTATAAAACTATCTTTCCCCAAAGTCAAGTCTATTCTTCGTCCCACTCTTCCGAGTCTTCGTCCGAGTTTTCTTCCTTAGACTTATAGACAACTTCCTCAACAGGCATAAAGTCCAATAAGTCTAAGTCCTGCGTCAAGTCAAGAACTAGACACTCTTCGCACCTCTTGTAGTCAATAGACCTCTCAAAGTGGCGAAGTTCCTCTATGGAAACATCTAAACCACTCTCCATCTTGGCAAGAATAATTCTTGTCCGCAAAGCCCTATGCTCTAACATATTTTGAGCATAGACATAATCTTCGTGGCGAATAAGGTCAGAGTCTTTGATTTGCTTTTCCTGTGTCTTGCAAGTCGGCAACCAAAGTGTGTCTTTATCTATGATTAGTTCGTAACCATCATCAGAAGTTTTAGTTGAGATAGGTTCGTAACTATGTAGAACTTTGCTAGTTAGTGGGTTGTGCGTGTATTTTCTTTTGTTAGTCATAGTGCAACCTTATCAAATAGTTTTTGGTTTTGCAACTTATCTCTCCCCTGCGTGTCGTTTGTGTTTTTACTTTTTACTATCCCTGTTTTGTAAGAAACCCCCCACCCTTTCGGGTGAGGGGCTTCCTCGCAATTACTTGCCTGTCTTGAGAGCCTTGTAAGGGGCTGGAATTGTGAAGTCCTTGAGTAGGGCTTCAACTGTTGGGTGTGTCTTGAAAAGGTTTTCCTTATCAAGTTTTGTAGCGTTGATTGTTGCAACACGCACAACAACATTACCTGCAACTGTTCCTGCTTCCGCAGTTCCTACCCACTCATCATTTACGAGTGTGTATCCGAGTAGTGCATAGAGTTCAGCCTTTAGAGCCTTCTCTGTATCTTGATTGGCTTTGATAGTGTCTTTCACGCTATCAAGTTTTACAAGCAGTTCGCTTGCATTAGTTGCGTCAAGCGCAACTTGCGTTGTAGTAACAGATGTAACAACCTTTGTTGTTACTTCTGTTTCAACTTTGGTTCTAGGCATAAGCCCAATTCCCTTCGTCGTTTTGTATTTTTACTTCATTAGGTATCTGACCTAACAAAGAGAACTTTACCCTTTTGCCAAGCGATAAGCAAATCCAAATGAGCGTGTCGCCAAAAAATCTTTTGTGATTTGGCTCACACCTTTCCCCACGCTCGGGCTTCTGTGTATGGCTCTGCCACAAAGTCAGCCCCTTTGATTAGGTCATAAGGAAAGTCAGCCTTAGCCCTTGCTTCTCCAATGCGCTCGGCTTCGGCTTCGGTTTTGGCTTCTACTTCGTAATAAGCATTTGTTGCGGTTTCATCTTCAGAGAAGTATCCACGCACTATCCACTTTTTACTTTTTACTTTCAATCCAGTTTCTCCACTTCTATCTCGGTTGAGCGTGAGAGGTCGTGTCCATACTCGTTCTCCAACCACTCTCTTGCTTGTGTTTCAGCACCCCGTTGCGTTTCGGAACTCACCTCTGTCCCGAAGTGGGAGATGAAGGTGGCTTTCCAGCGGTTAGTCATTAGGGCTTGCCGTTTCTGCTAATACCTCGTTCGCTAAATCTACGAAGTCTTCGGCAGCAGAACTTTGGAAATACCACTCGCCGTCTTCATACTTGTCGCAGACTTGCTCCCATTGTTCGTCCGTCAAGGTCAAGCCGTCTGCGTATCCTTCAACACACTCTTTGTCCCAGTATGCAACAAGCAACTCGGTTTCAGGTGCGTATGCCGTTAGTTGTTCTATTAGTTTTTTTACTTGCATAGTTTTTACTTTTTACCTTTCTTGGTTATGCGCTCGCCAGTTGTCGGTTAGGTTCGTGCGGTAGTGGAACATCTCCACGCCAATCACAAACCGAGCCGTTGTATGTATCTATCCACATACCAAAATCTTGCTTTACTTCCCAGCCACACTTGCGACAGATATTCACTCTTGCCACCCGCCCGTCATAACTTCCCAACAACTTGGGTGCGTGCCTGTAATCATTTGCTCACGCAACGCCTTATCCATTTCAGGGTAAGCGTCTTGAATAGCACCGCCTAATTGGCGAATAAGAAATCCCTTCATAGGAACTTCAACTGTTCCACCCTTGCCACACATTGTGCAAGTAGGGGTTTCAACTATGTAAGTTGTTTCCTCTACTACCTTTCCGAACTCTGTTTCCATTTGTTTCCCTTTCTAGTTGGTTGGCTAATAATAACAAAATTAAAAGTGGAAGTCAATCGGCACTAGGTATTGGCGTGTCGGGTCTTTCTCCACTCGTTCCCAAAAGAACTCTAGGCTTGCCGAGTGTTCCTTTAGGTCATAAACACCTGTATCAGAACACCAATCATTAGAGAGAAGTCGTCCTAACCGCAGTAAAGACCAAGCGTCCATAGTTGAGCCATAGTTATACTTGTTTGGGTTGTAGTCCTCAACAAGTTGTTCTAGGTTGAAGCCTTCTGTTTTTATTTGTTCTAGGTATCGCAACATTTCTTTTTTACGATAACTAGCAAAGTCTTTGATAATGTCGTTTGCAAGAACGGGGTTCTCTGTGTATGCAAGAACATCTCTGTTCTCTTCCCAGCCTTCAAACAATCCTGACCAGCGACCAGCAAGCCCTTCGTCAAGACCCCCGTGCCAATCTGACCACGCAGGGTATGGAGTTTCTGAATAAGTAATAGTTGTTTTGGCGTAGTCAATAGCGTCCTGTGCGCTATCCGCTTCAATCAACATAATCTGACAAGTGTGCATTTTTACTTTTTACCCTTTCTTTCGTTCTTGGTTGAGAACTATTATCCCATTTTATTTATGCAAAGTCAAGTAGCAACATCTTTTCATTTTCATACTGTTCCTTCACATAGGAACTCGCACTTTGGAGAGCCTCTGAAATACTGTCGCATACCCAATCTAAATGCTCTCCGCGACAATACAAGTCAAACCAGTTGTTGTTGTCCCAGTTCAAGGCGTTCTCGCCATTAGCAAGGCGTAAGTCCTCATCACAATTTATACCTAAGCCATAAAAATCTGACGCAGTTCTAAGGATTGTTTCTGTTGGTTCGTGGATTACACGAACTTCTCCATCTGCATAAACATCTACCTCAAACCCTTTATAGGAAACTTGGCAGATAAATCCATCACCTTCATACCAAAGGCTATCGTCTTGTTTTTCTAAGTTGGGAGCAACTCCAGAAAACATAGAAGCCCAAACAACTTTTGAACCTTCTAATAATTCTTCTACTGTTTTCACTTCTATCCTTTCGTCATTGGTTTTTACTTTTTACTAAGTAGTAAGTGAAACCCCACAAAGGGGGTAAGGGGGCTTCACCTACTTAGGGTGTTGGTTCGCAGGTTCAGTTGTGGTGGAACTGACTTGCGTTGGAAGGACGCACCACACGAACCAACACTTCTTTTAGAACATTAGGCAACCGCCCTCTGTCCAACTCTAGTTAGAGCGTCTGCACACGCCTTGCCAATTACTTCACTTGCTTCCGCAGGATTAGTAATGTCGTCAATAACTTTAGCGTATCCACCGCCTAAATCGTTTGCTCTGTGTCCATTACTGAAAGGCAACCAAACAATTGCAACGCCAGCCTTCTCACATTGAGCCATAGCCCTACGAACATTGGCAGGTTCGTTGCCTGAATAGCAACCATCAGAAACGATTACGAGTAATTTCGCACCACTTCCATTTAGTAAGTTGAGAGAACCTTCTAGTGCTTTGTATGCTCGCTCAAACTTTTCAGTTCCGTCCTCTGCTGAATAAACATTTACTTGTTCTAACTTTTGTCCTGACTTTAGAACAGGGAAAACATCATTACCGAAATAAACCATAGCGCACTCACCTTGAATACGATTTACTGCTGACGACATTACCCAAGCAGTTGTAGCCATTGGGTTCATAGCACTTCCCATTGAACCTGAAATATCAACCATAATTCCAACTTTGAGAGTTGGGTCGTCTGTGTGCTTGCGAACTTTCTTTCGGAAAGGTTCTACCTTTGTATGAATACCGCGAGAGCGTAATGCTTCGCGTTGAATAAGTGCGCGAGTGCGTAAGCGTCCGGGTGGAACTTCACTAGACTTCTCAACAACATCTCGCTCACGATACTTAGCCTTCTCTAACCAGCGACCAATAAGAACTGACGCAGAACGCTCCGCACCTGTTGGGTTGCGAGTTTCAACTAACTTACTATCAGTTCTACTCTTACCCGGCCCTGACGACTTTGAGAAAATCTCTGTTGAGATTTCTTTATTCTCTAAGCGTTCCTGACTTTCCTTAGCCTTTGATTGTGCTTGCTCTTTCCAATCATCTGATTGCTCTGCGTCAGAGAGTTCCCCGAAGTTATTTACTTCTACTGTTGAAGCACCTTCATCTAGTGCCTCAAGAATTTTCTCTAGCATTTCTCTAGGGATAGGGAAGCAACCTTGTGTGCCTTCCTCATCTCCGCGCTCTTTCGCTAACTCACGAACAATTTTTGCCCACTCAATAGCGATAGGGTAAATATCTGTAAGGTCAGTATCGTTAGTGTGGAATTGTGCTTGACGAGCAAGCGAGCGCAACTTCTCAACAACTTCAAGACCAAGTTCCTTCTCAATCATTTCTGTAATCTGACTTACTTCATCTGCGTCAAGAATACCTGCGTCAATGCGACTATGAACAAGACCAACAAGATTAGTAAGTGATTGAGTTGTGCTTGTCTTTTCCGCACCTTCTTTTACATCTCCAATAACAATTTCCATAGCGCAAGCACGAAGGAAAGGACGAGCAGTTGGCATAGCAGTTAGACCGCGATACTCAATGCGACTTTCCTCTAGCAATACAAGTGCTTGGTATTCGTCAGACTTTAGTTCGCTATACGCCTTTGGCATAGACCAACTAGAGAAGCGAGCGTGGAAGGCTTCGTGCATAATCGCACCTATCGCCTTTGGATATTCGTAATGAGTTGAACGATTAGTTAGGTCGCCAATTTGTTCGGGTGTAATACCTTTTCCAAACGCAACTTCAACATTTACTTCAACTTCTGAAAGTGTTGGGTTGTAGCAAGCAGGAGCGATACCACCTGCACCTGCGCCAACATAAGCAACTAAATCTCCGCGATTAGACCACTTGTTAGCAAGTGTTCCTATGTCGCGTCCTACTGATAACCACTCAACAGGCGTATGCGCTGTTCGTGTATCGTCAAACTTTAGATGAGCCATTTCTTTCCCCTTCGTTAGTATCAGGCTTCCGACCTGATAAACCTAGTATCCTCTTTTGTTTTCCTTTTGTCAAATCCTGTCTTTGGCGTGTTGGGGGTAGATAGGGGGAGCGAGCGCACCCAAGAAGGCTCACTCAACCCCTACCCGAACCAAAACCTAGCGACAGGGAAGGGCTAGATTTTGGCTGTCTTACACTCTGCTCCGAAGGAGCGAGAGAGAACATCTGCGACAGTTGCTCTGTCGTTTTCAGGTGCGCCAGCAATCAGATTAGAGATAGCAAACTCTGCTCCGAAAGTTGTTGAAATGTCGCGGAACGCGAGCAACTCACGCATTTGAGGACACCAAGAAACTTCGTTAGAAAGTTGCTTGCGTGAAAGATTTTGTGAAGCAGTAATCAACATAGCAGGAACGCCAAGTTTCTTAGCCAAGTTCCAATCAGTTGTCATTTCAACTTGGAGAGTGAAACGAGAAGTCAATGCTTCGCTAATACGAACTCCGGGTGCGTTTGGATTTGTAGCACTCACCACAAAGAAATCAGGGTGAGCCTTGACAACTCCGCGTTCAGGATTGGCAGATACAAATACTTCTCTGCGTCCGTCCATAGCACCATAAAGGATTGAAAGAACTTTAGGGTCAATCAAACCAATTTCGTCAATAAAATAAACCCAACCATTTTCCATACACTTGACTAAATCTCCGTCCAGCCAATCGTATGTTCCACTTGGTGATTGAATAAAGTTTCCAAGTAAATCAGAAACTTCAATGTCTCCGTGTCCAACGAGTGTTCGCATTTCAGCACCGAAGGTTGCTTCAACCAACGCAGTTTTACCTGTGCCGGGTGCGCCATAAAACATTGGGAACAAAGGCGAACCTTCGTTTGTAAGAACTGATTGCTTAGTTGCTTCTCTCGCATTACGCAGAGCCATTACATCTTGGTGTGTTCCCCACATACGAGCAACATACTTAGAACCATTAGGTCGGAAATAAACATCATCTCCAACTAGAGCGTCAATGCTTGGTAGAGAACTCATCTTAGGTTTTCTTGGCTTTCTATCTGCGCCACTTGCGCGAGCAACATAGCGACCACTTGGGGGAACAACTGCACTAAGTGTAGTTGAAGCAACTTCATTTACTCCCTGTGTGGCAACTTCAATAATCGTATCCCAAAGGCTTGGGGTCAGATTTGGACTTAGTTGAGCATACTGCTCTTTCATTGTTGTCATTTTGTATTTCTCCCTGTCTTTCTTTTTTATACTAATTCAGGAAAGGCGAGAGCCTTCCGAGATAGATGAACACGATAAAGTATCTTATTAGGTGTCTTACCTTTGGCAAGGTCGTCTGCGTCTCCGCGAGATACCTCTACAAGTATTGGAGTCTTTTCTAAAGACCAACCCTGACTAATCACACTATCAAAGTATGAAGTTGCGTGGCGCATACGAAGTTCTGTGAAGTTCTCTTTCGCGCTATCTTGGAGTGTTGAACCACTTTCTACGATTTCCTCTAATTCCTTAGAGCGCAGAACAGAAGTTTTCCATTGTTTGCGTGGAGTGCTTGGTGTAATCACTCGGCGAACAAAGGTCATAGGAACTAAAGTTCCTGCTGTTGTGTAAGCGTCAGGAGTAATAATGACTTGCATTACTTGTCCTGTCTTACGGAACTCGGCATAAACTCCGACTCCCTGAACATCTTTTTCTTTACTTAGCACTTGGGTGTTCCTTTCGTTTAGTTTTGCTAGGTAAGAGAATTATTACCGAACACTTCCCGATTGTCAAGTTCTGACCTTCGGCGTGTCTCCCCCTAATTCTCCCTGCCTGTGGGGGTGGTGTAAGTGTAAAGGTTTGCTAGGCGATTGTCAAATCGTGTCAGGGTCAGGCAAATCCATCAAGAGGTTTCCATACTGCCGAGATACTTCTACTGCCTTACTGCCTCTATCGCTGTCTGTGCAGTTCTCAACTTCTGCCCAGTCTTCCTCTGTCCAAAATTGGGTTTGGCAAAGGACAATCCCATCTGCACTTCCATAATTTCCGTCCATAGCAAAGTAATGGATTTGTGGTTGTGGTGGCATTTTTTCATTTAGTTCTTCTGACATTATTCAGCACCTACTATTTCTATCTCACGAACTTCGTGAAGTTCTATTGGTTTGGTTTTGTTCGGACAATCTTTATACCACTCGTCTTCATCTTCTTCACTAGCGCAACGACAACCATCTACATTATCTCTATCAACATAATCTTTGTGTGAGTCAGGTATGTCGTATTCACTAACAATGCTAGAGCCTTCTTTTGTCCAAAGGATTTCTCCACCCCAGCCTTGTTCTTCTTCATACTCCAAAGTTATTTCTAACTCGGGGTGTTGAACAGATAGTTCCTCAATAACAGGAAGTGGTGGCGACCACGCAGTATCAAAACGATACGAAATGTGTGTAGCAGACTCGCTAGTTATTTCTGTCGCAGACCAATCATTTGGGCTGTCTGATTTAGCGACATCCCACTTAGTTCCCCATTTATTGTTGTTGAAGTTATACCAGTTGTATTCAGTTTCACCAGTAGCCTTACCATCTTCAAATCCGTGAGTCCCGAAGTATTCCTCTAACTTATCTTCAGGTGGAGCAATAATGTTCCAAAACGAAAAGATGGGGTTTGAGTAAATAGTTGGTTCTTTATCTTCGCCATACTGTTTTACAAGTGGCTTGTTTAGTTGAGCCTTTACTTTCGCAATGGCTTCTTCTGTTCCCTCTATTGAAAGATTGTTATAGACATAGTTTGGCATTGGACTTCCTTTCTGTTGGTTGGTGTAAGTCTAACGATTTTTATTTTTCTGTCAAGCGCCGAAACTCGGGAAGTGTGTAGTCGGGAAGTCCGAACAAGAACCCACCGCCATTTCCTTCTTCATCTTGCGATACAACAAGTTCCGTTAGTTGTCCGTTAGCAAGTTTGACGAGGAACATAGGAAATCCTTTTCCACCGAACTCGTCTGTGTCTGTGCGTAGGAACTTCACAATAGTTGCTCCGTTGAGTGCGGAGTAGTATCCAGCGTTCCAGCGTTCTTGTATCGTGTCTTGTTTTGTAGCGGTCATTGTTTTATTCTCCCTGTTCCTCTAATGCACGGCGCTTGTTCTCCAAACGAGTGCGGTTGCGTTTAGTTCTCTTGTCAGCGAACACCTGTGCTTTTTGGTTCAGCACAAAGCGACCTCGCAAGCGAAGCAAGCCGTCAAGAGCGTTTTTCTTTTTCATAGCACCAGTCTAACGCTTGCCGTTGATTTGTCAAGCCCCGTTGCTGAAGACACGCCGACTTCCTAACAACTTCTTTAGCGGGGCTCAGCGCATCTGCTACTTTTTACTTTTTACTCGGTTCGGTATAAGCGCTCGCCGTTTTTACTTTTTACTCTCCAGGCCCTGGCGGTTGGTGCACTTCCAAATAACTTATACAGCGCTGGCAGCAAATGTTTTCTGGTGCACTTCCGAACAACTTCAAGATGTCAAGACGGCGGCGGAAATCTTCAGCGGTTAGATAAAAGAAAAAGCGTGCCAACTCCGTGTCTCGCACGAAATTATTGGCACGCCGTTTGTTGCGTTTGAATTAGTCTTTGGTGTCGGGGCAGACTTCCTCTAGGTTTGAATCATCCTGCTTTACAGCGCAGATGGAACAAATGGTAATCATCCCGAAGCCGTCATCCCTATCGGGAATCTCAACGAATAAGTGGTTCATAGATGTAATCTTACAATAACTCCGCTGGCACTTCAGGCTCGTAGGTGTGTGGAGTGCGCTGTTTCCATCCGCTGTCTCCCACCATCTTGAACTCAAAGATACGCCCTAGAGCATCCGCAACTTGTTCGCTAATGTCTGTCCAGCCCTCGCCCTCTGTATTGAGCGAGCCCGCGTTTGGAATGTTCGGCAAGTCCGAATCCTCTGTGTAATCGCCATAGACAAAACATCTGTCGCCAGCCCAACGAGCCGAGACCGAAGTCATAGGCAAGTCGCCCCCACCGCGATTAGGCGATGCCGTTGTTAGAACATAGAGAGCATCCGAAAGACTTCCATTGAAATCTCCGATGTGTTCCCATTGCTTTAGACCCAAGCCGAGTGCGTGTGGCACTACAACTTCCTTCTTATCGTAATTTACTAAAACGTGATACTGACCCATCCCTTTACCCTTTCACTTCGTAGATACATTCCATACCTACATCTTTTTTTGACTTGATGAGAGATTTTACAAACTCCCCCATCAACTCGCCAGCGCGAACTTCCGCGTCATAGATGTCCGCGTCAGAATCTCCAACGAGTTCATCTAAGTCGTATTCCTTTACAAGGCTTACAACTATCTTTGTCTTTTTTCTTTTTGTCATTCTTCTTCCTCAATACCGAATTCTTGACGAATGGTATCTACTGTCTCCATCCAAACCGCGGCACGAGTCTCATTGAGGACATCATCGTTTTCCCAAAGGTGTAAAAACCTTAGCCATTGTTCGTCTGTAAGTTCAACATCAAGGTCAGACTCAACATCGGACTTTGAATAGACGTTGTAACTAACAATTTCATCTTCTTCAAATTCTTGCGAGACATACTCCGCAAGTGCGCCAGCAGTAATAAACGGGCTTTCTTCTTCTAGTTCTTCTACTTCGTTACTCATTTTAGTTCATACTCCATTTCCCAAGAAGCATCAGGCCAATGCAGGTCGTGTTGCGCTGACTCTATTGCCCCTAGGTCGTCTAGGTGTGCATTTATTTTTTTGTTTGCTTCTGCTTCATTTTTAGCAGAAACATTCCCTGCAAGTTTTATTACGAACGCGTAATTGTTTTGCATAACTTTCCTTTCGTTGGTTGGTGGTGTAAGTCTAATGATTTATTTCTAATTGTCAAGTATCTCTACATACTCGTCATCGCCAACTTCTTTGAGGTTGGTGTAGATAATAATTTGCCCCTCATTGTCTTTGTCTACTGAATAGTTGGGTGCAAATTTTGCAATCGCTGTTCTAAAGTCGTATCCATTCATTTCACAATCTCCGCATACTCGCTAGACATTTCGCTAAGGACATTTGAAAGATGTTGGTCGTGGGGGTCAAGCCCTCCAGAAGATTCCATCTCCTCAACCATTTTGAGCCAGCCCTCGTCTGTGAGAGTCATCTCATCTTCCTCGGGATAATCAAATGTATCTTTTGAATAAATCAAAACAATAACTTCATCTTCAGCATCGTAGTTCGTGGTTACCATTTGGACCAGGTCTTTGACTTTCATACAACTTCCTTTCATTGGTTGGTGTGTCTGGGTAACGGGCTTTTTGGCCTAGGACCTCAACCCTCTTCGTCATCCATCTGGAATTCGCCCCAGACACAAGACGTATCTAAACATACTGAAATCAGGTTGTCAAGTCCTAGGAAATAAAAAAGTCCCCGTGTTCGCTGATGGCGGGGAAACCCATCAAACCAAGTCATAATGCTTAGAACTAGAAAGGTAGATGTCTAAGCGACTTTGCGAATTATAAAGTAACAGCGGTCTTAGTCTCCTGTCAAATCGTGTCGTGCTCTAGCAGTCTCTTCCATCTCATCGGTTACTTCTGTAGTCTTCGGAAGATTGATAATCTCACCCGTTACAGCATCCACAATTTGTCCATTCACAATCTGGAGTTGAGGTCCCTGGTCAAGATGTCTTCCCAACAACTCATCAACGTCAGCGGTTACTTGTATGTATCCCTTTTGCACTTCGCGTTTGAGCAGTGCGTATCCAACCCACGCCGTTATGAGTCCCATCGGTCCCCTCTCAGCGCTTGCCGTTGTTCAACGGTCATGCCTCCCCACACCCCGTATTGCTCGGGGACATTGAGTGCGTGCTCAAGGCACGCCGTTCTCACTGGGCACGCCCCACATACTGCGAGCGCTCTCGATTCGCGGGCCGCTTTCTCGGGGCCCCGTTGACCGTGTTCGAGAAAAAATATTTCAGTGTCTTCATCTTTACACAGGCCGTGTTCTTGCCATGCATAAAAGTCAGCGGTTGGTTTAAGTCTTTCGATAATTTTTGTGTCCATGGCAGCAACGGTACAAGCAGCGCTCGTCGTTGTCAAGTGGTGGTGGTGGTGGCGGAGGTTTCAGTGGCGGCGGGCCGTTTGTCAAAAAGTTATTTGGAAGTTCACTTTCGCATCGGAGATGCGAAAGCAGTCTACTCCCCAGGCAAGCCGTTGTCAAGTTTTTCTAAGCGTGGCTCAGAAGACGGTTGGCCGCCAGGTAGACATCACAACAACTTATTAATTCACGGTTGGTCCCACAAGTCCCGTTGGTCCGACCGGTCCTGGTACCAACATCTCAACAACTTAAATTTTCACAGCAGCATCTGGAGCATCGGTTAATACTCAGTCGGACGTCTGGTCCCTCGACATCTCAATAACTCGAACGGTTCACCTGGCAGCATCACGGTTCGTTCCATCATGTGGGTTGGTCCCACTCGTCACAATAACTTCAGCGGTTGACTACAGCACTGTCGAGGCAGCGGTTAAATATATACAGCGTCCCCATCTACCAGGCCGCTCTTCGTCCAGGCCGCCTTTGAGTTTTTACTTTTTACTAGCGGTTGACTCAACCCAGGAATCTGGAGAAGTAATAAACAGCAGCGAGCATCACGGTCACGCCGCTTATGAGTTTAATCACATCAAGCACGGTTATCCTCCAAGCCGCTCTGTGTATACGGTTAGAACTAAGGGTGTACGAATCTTACGGTTATATGAACGTTACTGCACCGGCGCAGCGGTCAACTTCACAACAACTTCCTTACGCGGGCCGCTCTTCAGCGGCAAGCCGTTCTTCTCTTTTGACTGCACATTGGGGGCACACGGTTAATGACTTGTCATACGCCTCGCCGCACCAGAAGCAATCGGTTAATACGGTTTCCATCTTGGGTCCTTACTTTTTACTTTTTACTTTTTACTCTTACGACACGCCGTCGTTTCGATTTGACATCAATACGTTATCTTAGTAGGCTAGGTTCTTGCCAAGCCTACTTAGATAACTATTTACTTTTTATATGGTTGAACAGTTCAAGGGCTTCGTTAGCGCGAGCCGTTACGCGGATATGTTCTTCCCTGGTCTTTGACAACGGAATATCTTCTTGAAGTCTTTCCGCCAGGCGGGCCGCCAACTCCTCTAAGTTATTTTGTTCCATCGGTTGGCTCCTCGCCGTTTAAATTGTTTGAGTCCTCCATGACCACTTCAGCCTCAATAACTTTTACATCTACAAGGCTGGCCGCTTTCCGTTGGGCAGCATCAGCGAGCCGTTGCAATCTTTCAGCCACGATGTCTTTGGCGGGCCGAACCTCAAGAACTCCACCTACATCAACTTCCACGCCACCTCTTACACCAGCACGGTCAAGTATCTCGGTTGAGGCTTTAAGGCGGACTGGTTCTGACTGAGCGGTATCCATCAACTCTTCAAGAACATCAACGGCTGCGCTCGCAGATTGCTTTAACTTCTGGCGTGCCCACTCGACATCTGCTCCTGGCCGACGGTTAGTTCGTAGATGGATGCGACACAAGCCGTCATCCTTTGGACGCCCGCTCGACCATAACATACAGCGGATGCCGTCGGTCTTGACAATTCGGCATCGGTGAGGTAGACTGGAAGGTGCACGGTTTTTACTTTTTACTACCTTGCCGTTTTCCTCGTCAACGAATAGACGGGTTGCACCAAGTACCCAAGGTGGTGTAACCTTGCAAGCAGCCTCATCTACCAAGAGGTCGAGGCCCGTTAAGAAGTCTGAGTTGTTTTTAGTTGGGTCGGTTAGAAGTGCTCGCTTCTCGGAAAGGCTTTGGAGGCGACGCTCTTTCAGTGCTTCCTGGGAACGCCCTGCAATCAAACCCGTTGGTCGTCCTAGTTGGTCATAAACTGTGTCCCACTGCAAGCCCGCGGCGCGAAGCGCTCTGCGGTTATCTGCTGTGTCTTCGACGATGCCGCGTTCGTGCTCAAGGAGTCCGAGGGCTGAGAGGTCGGGTCGGTAATCATATGGGGTATCGAGGTCAGGAAGTTTAGAGGTTGGGTCTTCCTCTTCGCGCTCGCCAAATAGGTCAATCTCGGTTGCCATTAGTTTTTACTTTTTACTTTCGGTTAAGGACGAACAGCCCTCAGAATATATATTTGAATATTTTTTATCTGAGGGCTGTCGCCACATCTTGAAGAAGTTGTTTACTTCTTCTTTGGGGCCGCGGTCTTTTTCTTCGCTGCTGCCTTTACAATTTTTTTCGATACGTCGGCTGCTGCTGCTTCTGCGATGCGGCCAAACGCTGGGTCCTTCTTGTTGACAAATCGCAATGCGACTGGTACAAGGGACGCCCATAGAGCGTTTGCTACGAGTAGCCACTCACTAGAACCGAAGTCTAGAGGGGTTGAAATTCCTGAAGTTTGTGTGACAATAATCACAGCGCCAATAACTTGACCTGCAAGGTTTCTGACGTATGACTCAATCATTGCTTTATTCATCTTTGTGTTTCTCCTCGCGGAGGATTTTGGAAGGACTCCGCATTACATCACAATGTAGCATATATGATGGCAAAAGATTTTTTGGAAAACGGTGTTATATAGTCACCCTTGTATAAACAAGGAACTGATTTGAGCGTAAAATCCTAGGTAAAACTATAGTTCTATTGTATAGAAAATATTATTCCGACACGCCCGAAAAACTGTTTCCTGATAGGTGTTTTTCATAGTTCTCTTTGGACTCTTCGGCACAGGGTTGGCAGATAACTCCGTGGGTCACGAAATTGTCAGCGGTCTTGGTGACCATACAACGACAACAAGTTCTAGGATTTTTTGAAATCATCGCTAGTAATCTTTCTCTCAATATCACGATAGTCTTTTTCGTCAAGTGGTTTATGGTCGTTTTCTCGGATTAAATCTATAGCATGACGAAGTCCTAAACTATAGAGATTTTCATTGGTGCCATCAAAGGCTTCTTCCCAATTCTTGACTTTATCCATCAGTTCATTAACTTTGGTTTCCTGCCAAGTATCAAGTGCTTCTACAATGAACTTCATTAAATCAGGGACAGCATTAGGTTCAATCTCTCGACTCATCATCATTGACTGAAGTTGGCTGGCAATAACATCTTCAAGTTGTTTTCTGTTCATCATAACTCCTTAGTTCCTTCTCGGCAGTCTTGGCAGAGTAGTGCATGGTAGATAGGCTTTGGCGGTTCACCAGGTCTACGCTCTGGAATTCCATCATAGATAATTCCTTCAGGGCTAACAACACAGGGTGCAGTTGGACCCTCTTCTTTACAGCGAGCACAGACACTTGGGACAGTCCACTCAACGGTGGCTCCCTTTTCTATTGCACTTTGCATTCCAAGAATCAAGGCGTGACGCTTTCCATTTCCAATAGTCTTTCGGACAAATGGTCTGGTATCTGTTGACTTGATAACTTCAACAAGTTTTTTACACTCACAGTTGAATCTTGGTGGCTGGCAAGTATGGGCTTGCAACTCCTCGGTCCAAGTATGTCGTCCGCTAGCATGACCGCAAATACAGATTTTGTCGTTCTTCTGTCGGGTCTGCTTTAGAGCGGCATTTAGTTCTGCCAACTCCTTCAGGTCTAACCCCGTTCTCTCTAGGGGATTACTCATCGTCTTCTCCCATCTCTTTGCGTAACCGTTTGGTTATGTCTTTAAAATCTTCTTCGGTCTTAATCTGTTCAGTCACATGGTCTATGAACATATCAACCATTGCTCGACGCTTCTGCCGTTCTCTATAGTTTTTGATATAGATAGCATTAAGTGTCCCCACTACTGCCATCAAATAAATTACAATAAAATCTAAAACTGTCAATGAGAACTTTAGAGTCACTTCTTCTCCTCAGTTAGAATCCCTGAATCTACAAAATGCTCAACCACAGCAGTCGCATCTGCCACAGAGATTTCAACCCACTTCAAATAATCTTCACCTGTAGGTAAACGATTTGGGAACCATCTCTTCATCAGAGCATAAGCGGCTTCCTCAACCAACTGTCGCTTTAAGGTTTCAGGAAAACCCCCACCTTCAATAACTTGTAACTCAGTTGTCATCTGTCTCTCCTTCTCTATCTATTCTTTCCGACCATTCGTCAATTGCATCTGGTGGAGTTCCTATACTTAGTTTTGCTTTACACGAATAACAAAATCCTTTTGTTCCCCACATTGAAATTGTGTAAGTATCTGGGTTGAGTTTTATTGGAGCCATCAACCAATCACAACCACATCTAGGGCAGACAGAAGTTGGTATCCCTCTGGCATCAAGATAGTCGTCAGTCACATTGTCTCTCCTTCATTTGACTTCATTCTATATCCCTCAAATCTAATCTGTCTATTCCTCAATAGTATAACATAACTAATTTTTATACACTATACACAATACAACAAAAACAAACTAATAAAGCGTGACGCGTATGTATATTTTTTCCGCGGTGTAGTATTTATTAATATGTATTAATATATTTATGTATTGTATTTTAGTGGACCTAGCAAGAAATATCTACCTCAAAGTATAAAATCCTTGTTAGTAACCTATCATATAAGTTCATATATAAGCCGTCTAATGTAGACCATTTTTGACATAAAGAAACCCCTAAAAAAGGAGATACTAGCAAGATTTTTAGGGGGATACTAGCAAGAAAAAACTAGTCGGCTCTGTAAACAATTTCCTTGTTATGGCCTACTCGGACTAGGGGGTCAACCCAAATTTTGAATCCAGCCTTCTGCGCTTTGACACACCAAGAGTAGTCTTCCCCATAGTTGACGACCATTCCGTTCTCCATCACAAAACTTTCAGCCCCAAACCAAGGTCGGTCAATTTTCTCAAAGACCCCTGCTTTCATAGCCACAAATCCGAATCCTACACCAGATACCTCAAGTGGCAAGGTATGTAGCATAAACTCGACCTTGTTCACCCTAGTTGGTAATCCGTTTTCGTTAGGGTAGGAAACTGCCACACTTCCAGCAAGGTCGGTGGCGTAGATGCCAGAAACAATTTCTAACTCACTTACATATATCTTTAGGAAGTCTTCAGGGTTCCAGCCCATATCTGAATCAATCCAGAAAATCTTATTATATGAGACTCCCTTATAAATCTCATTTGAATCCCAGACGTGACTTCCCTGACCTAAAGCAGTGAACTCTCTTGCATGGGGAACATAACTGGAGTAGGCATTTGAAAGCACAAAACTAATACCCTCACGGTTTAACATTTCAACTGTTCGCATCAAACTATCAACATAAGAAGCGTGCATTGAATGACCAGGGGTTGCAATAATTACATCATAATGTTTTCTCATAGCCGTTTTAGTCTACCTTACCTGTTAGGATTTTCCTATGTTTGACTTGAATCTGAAGTGTAGTTGGGACGACTGCCCAAAGCACTTCCGCACACAGGTCAACGGAGAAGGAACAATTGTACTGACTTGGTCGAAGAAAGTCTATTACTTCTACGCCACAGACTGCCTTGCATTTTGGGCAGCCAACTTCCCAATGAATCACATATTAGTAGGAAAGGCATCCGATGAGTAAAGATAGTAGTAACCCAATGTTCCCAGACCTCAACGGCATTGTTGAAGAGTTGATGACTCTTAACGGTTGGAATGTTGACGACAACCCCATTGAATTTGATAAGAACAGAGACGACTCACAGATTTCTATTCTGCAAGATGAAGTAGCGCAGATACTCAAAGTCATTGAAAAACACTATAAAGTTGAGCCTATCGAGTGTCTAGAGTGTGGCGGTAAAGATGTTTTGGTTGTCGCTCACACCTGTACAATAGACTTAGCAATTCAGTCAGAAGACTAAATAAGGAGAATATATGGCCGCCGCTCAAGGTACCGCAGCCCGTTTTATTGAGGTTGCAACAGCAGAAGTCGGAACTATCGAAGGTCCGAAAGATAATCAAACAAAGTATGGCGCTTTTACAAAAGCAAATTTCCAAGCATGGTGCGGAAGTTTCGTAATGTGGTGCGCTAACGAATCTGGCGTAAAGGTTCCAAACACAGTTTATACACCAGCAGGTGCAGACGGTTTTAAAAAGATGAAGCGTTGGTATGACAATGACGGAACAAATGTTCCAGAGCCAGGCGATGTCATTTATTTTGATTTCCCAGGAGACGGCGTTGACCGGATTAGTCACGTTGGTATTGTTGCAAAGGTAGATGCAAAGGCTGGAATTGCCATCTGTATTGAAGGAAATACCGCAGGAAACCCAAAGGGAGACCAGCGAAATGGCGGAGAGTGTTGCAAGAAAGAACGCGCATTCCGCAAGAACAATGCAAAGAAACTTCTTAATGGAGTTGTCGGTTGGGGTCGTCCAGACTTCGCTGCATCATCTGCAAATCCAGTAGAACCAAAGGTTGCTAAAGCACCTGTTACTGACCCACTTGTTTATCCTGGCGAAACTATTGACCCAGGCGAATCAGGTGTTCACGTCAAAACAGTTCAGCAAAAACTTCAGGTTCCAAAGCCAGATGGTGTTTATGGTCCTGTTACTAAGAAAGCAGTAATTGCATTCCAGAAAGCAAATCCAAAACTTGGTGCTGCTGATGGCGTTGTTGGTCCAAAAACTTGGGCCGCTATTATTAAACTAAAGTAAATAGAGTTATAGAGTAGTGGGTTGTTTTTTCCTCAACCGTTTCTTCAACCCACTACTTTATACATTGAGGACACAATGATTTATTTGTCAGGACCTATGACTGGTTATCCAGAATTTAATTACCCTGCATTTAGAAAAGCAGCAAAAGTTTTACGCAATTATGGTTTTAAAGTTTTTGACCCATCAGAATGTTTTGGTGGTGACATAAATCTTCCTAAAGAAGTTTATATGAAAACAGATATCAAGGCTGTTCTTGAAGCAGACCTTGTAGTTACACTTGAAGGGTGGCAAGACTCCTCTGGGGCTAAACTAGAGGTTGAGGTTGCACAAGCGTGCGGAATCCCTGTAACTACATATGATATGTTCATCACTTCAACTGAAGAGTATTCACGAAGGGGCTAACAATGGAAAGTGATTACACATCTATTTCTTGGAGCACTTATGAACAAGAACGCTCTAGAATTGAATATGAAACGCGACTTAAAATTGCTGAAGGTATACAAAGGAAAGTTAACATTGTGCGTGAGAGTGGGCTCTCAAGAGATTTGTTATATGGACTTGAGATAGCAAAGACAATCGTGTTAGATATAAACACCTCAGACAACGACGCGACAGAACAACCTACACTCCTGTAAGTTGCTGTAAGATTTGTTTCTAGGGTTTAACACCGTAGGACGAAATACAAATTATTAATCAACTTTATTAAAGGGAGTCTTTATATGTCTGTCTCATTTTCTTTCAAACTTTCCGAAGAATTCGTAGGCGGGTATAAAGAAAGAAAAGCCCCATTCGGTTATCGAGATGCAGCGGGGAATTCTGTTGGAGAAATTACTTTTCTTCGCACATACTCTCGTTTAAAAGAAGATGGCACAAAAGAAACATGGACAGATGTTTGTGAGCGCGTAATCAATGGAATGTATTCAATCCAGAAAGACCACGCTAAATCACAGCGACTTCCTTGGAATGACTCTAAGGCTCAGGCATCTGCTAAAGAAGCATTCGAGCGTTTGTATGAATTAAAGTGGTCACCCCCAGGGCGCGGGCTTTGGGTTATGGGAACACCACTTGTTAATACACAACGCAACTCTGCTGCATTACAAAATTGTGCATTTGTTTCAACAAAAGAAATGACAAAGAACGACCCTGCTAAACCTTTTACTTTCCTTATGGAAGCATCAATGCTTGGTGTTGGTGTTGGCTTTGATGACAAGGGTGCCGACAAAGAATTTACAATTTATGCGCCACAAGGAGAAGAGACATATGTCGTTCCAGACACTAGAGAAGGGTGGGTCAAAACACTTGAACTCATCATCAATGCTTACCTACGACCAGATACGAAGGCTCCAATATTTGATTACTCAGAAGTCCGTCCAGAGGGAACGCCAATTAAAACTTTTGGTGGAACAGCAGCAGGACCAGAACCGTTAGAGCGTCTTGTAAACCACATTACTAAGTTGTTCTCAGGTCGCGCAGGAGAGAAAGTAACTCGTCGTGATATTGCAGACATTGGAAATATGATTGGTGTTTGCGTTGTATCAGGCAACGTTCGTCGCTCTGCTGAACTTCTTATTGGTCGCATTGATGACCCAGATTTTCTTAACTTGAAGAATCCAGAGATTTATCCAGAACGTAACTCTTATGACCCAAAGAATCCAGGCTGGGCTTGGATGTCTAACAACTCTGTAGAGGCTTATGTTGGTGCAAACCTTGACCCTATTGTTGATGGCATTGCTCGTAACGGGGAGCCAGGAGTTATTTGGTTAGATGTATCTCGTCAATATGGTCGCTTGGTTGACCCACCTAACAACAAAGATTATCGCGTTGAAGGTTACAACCCTTGCGCCGAGCAATCACTAGAGTCTTATGAAATGTGCACACTTGTTGAAACATACCTCAACCGTCACGAAACTCTTGAGGATTACAAGCGCACACTCAAGTTTGCATATCTTTATGCCAAGACTGTGACACTTTTGCCTACCCACTGGGCGGAGACAAATGCAATTATGCAGCGTAATCGTCGCATTGGGACTTCAATGTCAGGCGTAGCAAACTTTGCAGATAACCGTGGACTCCCAAAGTTGCGTGAATGGATGGATAAAGGATACGAGACAATTAAGTATTACGATACTAATTACTCTGAATGGCTTGGAATCCGTGAATCTATCAAGACAACAACCATTAAGCCTTCTGGCACAGTTTCTATTCTCGCTGGTGAAAGTCCTGGCGTACATTGGACTCCTGGCGGTAAGTATTTTATGCGTACCATTCGCTTTGCTAATTCGGACCCTATGCTTCCGTTATTTAAGATGGCGAACTACAAAGTTGAACCAGCATCGGAATCACCAAACACTACATCGGTTGTTTATTTTCCAATCAAGTCTGAGTCCAAGAGGGCTGAGAAAGATGTCTCAATCTACGAAAAGATGGCGCTAGCAGCATACGCACAGCGCTACTGGTCAGATAACTCTGTATCAGTAACTATCTCTTTCAATCCTGAAACAGAATCAGAAGCGGTTGGAACTGTTCTCCATCTTTATGATGGTCAACTTAAGACTGTTTCATTCCTACCTTCAGGTAACTTTACCTATCCTCAAATGCCTTACACACAAATAACAGAGGCAGACTACGAGGAAGAAGGCGTGATGAAGTTGTTCCCAATTGATTTCTCTGGTGTCTATGCAGGAATGGCTGCCGATGCAATTGGTGAGGCTTATTGCACTACAGACGCTTGTGAGGTAAAGTTGATTAGCGAGAACATTAAGTAATGGAATCCTTAGCCATCCTTGCTATTGGAGTCTATCTTCTCCTACCTATTTTAATTGTGACCGCTCTGGTAGTATTCATGTTCAGAACGGTGAAGAAAATGGAGAAAAAATGAGCGTTCAACATAAGCACATACTTATCAACGCACAAATCACTAACCCACTAAATACCTACCAAGAGGCTATTGATTTTCTTGATGACCTTATTGAGTCTATTGGGATGAAGAAGTTAATGGGTCCATTAGCAGAATATGTAAAAACTCCAGGAAATCAAGGAGTAACTGCAATTGTTGGTATTGAAACTAGCCACATTGCTTTTCATATCTGGGATGAGAATATGCCAGCACGTCTTCAGTTCGACCTTTACACCTGTGGACCTTTAGATAAAGCATTGGTATTAGATAAGGTAATTAAGCGTTTTGATGTTATTGGCGGAGATTATCGTATATATGACCGTGAAACAGGCTTTCTTTTGCTTGAAGAGGGCAAACTCTAAAAGCCATTCTCACTACGTCCTTCTACCCGTAAAATAGTAGGTATGTTTAATTCTTTGATTATGTTTATAAAATATATTGGTGGCGCTTGTCTAGTAGGTTATCTTTTGGCTCAAGCAATTATTCTTTTTACAAAGGATGATGAGTAGCCAAAGTGCTACCCTACTCTTATGTGTAGCGATAGTTGGTTAGCCATATTCCTTCCATTTCTTGGAATGGCTTGCGGAATGACGGTTATGTATATTTGGATGAAATACAGTAAGTAATGGCAACATACGAATACGAATGCGACGAAGGACATTACAACATTCAAGAGCGTCCTATGGCTGAAGAACAAACAATTCACACTTGTTCTGCTCCAGAATGTAATGCCAATCTAAAACGTATTTATAATTCTCCTCCAGCAATGTTTAAAGGTCGTGGCTTCTACTCAACCGGAGGGTAAGTGGACTACTACGAAGCAGAGAAGAAAAGATTGAAGCAGTGGCAATGTTTCTACTGCAAAAAAATGTTTGTTGTGCCAGACTTAGCACGTCAGTGCGAGTCAAAGCACGAAGCGAACGATGACCTGTAACTCAGTTGGCAGAGTGAGCGACTGTTAATCGCTATGTCGGAGGTTCGAGCCCTCCCAGGTCAGCAAGTTGTTACTACTTAGTGTTTGGAACACGCACCATCTTGTGACGCCCACGGCGCTCGTCAAAGACCATAGTCTTAATAAACTTTTTATATGCCTTCCCGTTGGGACGGTTAGCACCTGTCTGCGCTTTTGCGGGAGTCGCTGCTCCACCTTTTCCTTTAGCCATGAAATAATCCTACCTCATTTTTTGTTATACTAGGTGAACCACAGCCAAACGGTGTGGGAATAAACCGCTATCGCCTAACGGGGTAGCAGAAAGTAGGCACAACCATGTCTAAAGAAGTAAGTAATTATCAGACATACATCACATCCCCTTCAGTAACAACAACCACGGTCAACTCTTCATTTGACAACTGGCTCCCAAAAATCAACAACTGGGCCATTGGATTTGACCGCCACTGGGATATGTTAAACAACTTCCACAACTCAGTAACAACAACCTCTTATCCTCCATACAACATTATCAAGGTTGATGAGGATGATTACACAATCGAGATGGCAGTTGCTGGTTTTTCAAAGAACGATATTGAAATTGTTCAACAGGAACAGACATTGACCATTGAAGGTAAAAAGGACAAAGAGGACACAAGCAACTATGTCCACCGAGGAATTGCTGCTAGAGACTTTAAACATACTTTTGCTTTGGCAGATTATGTAGAAGTAGAGTCAGCAAAATTTACAGACGGAATTCTCTCTGTCAAGATTAAAAGAGAAGTTCCCGAAGAGAAGAAACCTCGCACCATTACTGTAAAGTAAGTCTTAAGTGCTGAGGGGGATTCCCTCTCCTATAGAGGATTTCCCTAACGTGCCTCAGCCTTACGACCTGAGCAAGTCGTAAAACTGCTCCAACGCGAGTGTTGCATAATGGTAGTGCATCTGCCTTCCAAGCAGATAGTGCCAGTTCGATTCTGGTCACTCGCTCACAGCCACTTTTTTCTTTGTTCTAACATAGACTACAAACATGATTAATAATCCATACGAAGGTGTCTCTGAAGAGATTAAAGAGACGTTAGACTCTCTTATTTCTTCTAAAGATTTCTACCATAACACCCATAGGCGTCGTATGGCAAGGACCCTGCAAGTTCTCCTAGACCAAAACCCTAAAGGTTCCATACTTGAAATAGGAACATCTCACTTAATGCCTCTAGCACTAGAGCGTCTTCTCCCAGAGTTAGAAGTCTTTGTTACTGACTTTGATTTAGATAAAGAGACTGTGGGGGACATAACTATCTCTCTTAACGGTTTTTCAAAAGTAGTCCACTGCGCTCGTGTAAATATTGAAAATGAGCCTCTACCATTTTTAGACAACAGTTTTGATTATGTCCTCTGCTCCGAAGTCCTTGAGCATATGGAAGTGGACCCTATGTATATGCTTGCTGAACTTAATCGAGTGACAAAAGAATTAGGGACTCTAATTCTTACCACCCCTAATGCAGTGAGCACTTGGTCTATTACAAAAATGCTTAGAGGTGTTGAGCCTTATTTTTATATGCAGTATCGCCGTGACGGTTCTCCAAACCGACACAACTACGAATACAGCATTCATAGTACTATGCAAGTTGTTAAAGCAGCAGGTTTTGATGGAACCATTTGGACAGAGAATTCTTTTGAAGAACCTAATTACACCGACATCCACAAACTACAAGCAGCGGGCTATCAACTCAATCACTTGGGGGATAACATATTTACCATCGCTCATAAGAAGAGTGGCGTTGTTGACAGATACCCGAAAGTGATATACGCAGACTAATGAAATACACATACCCAACCTTTGAAGAATTAGGCGGAAGGATTAAAGACCTTCGTCGCTTTGTTAAAGCAGATGACAAGTTTTGGTCCGCCACCAACCCCTCCATAGGTAAGTCTGGTCGTAAGGGATACGCTCTTTCAATTCGTTCAAGTAACTATGTAATTACTCCAAATGGAGCCTACACAGTAACAACTTCTACAGGAACTATTAAAAGTAACTTTTGGTTTGCTGACTTAGATAAAAACTTTGATATAAAAGACTTGCGTCAGATTGATACATCTAAGTTGGATATTGCTGTTGTTCGTGGTTTAGAGGACCCTAAACTTATCTGGGACAAAGACCACTGGAAATTTACTGCCGTTATGATGGAAGCGCATACCCCTGTGGCACGGATGGTTATAGGTCATCTTGATAAGAAAGCAACTAAAGTTGTTTCAGTAGAGAAGTTTCCAGGCATTGATGTGAAACGCCCAGAGAAGAACTGGATGGCACCACCTGAACTAAACCCTAACTTTGATTTTATCTATGGCCCTAACGCAACTATTAAAGATGGCGTTCTTTCTACTTGGATGACCGACCACCCAGACATATCTGCTCTGCGTGGAAACACTAATCTTTTACAGTTAGATGATGGAACATACTTAGCGGTTGTTCATCGTATGTGGGGAAAAACAGAGAACTTATTCTCGCGTCAAACTTTTAGCACTGTGAGTAGTCATCATAGAAACTATGCACATCACTTTGCACAATACGACCAAAAAGGTCACATTATTGCTTTATCTGCTGGCTTTCACTTTTTTCAATCAGGAGTCGAGTTTGCTGCTGGAATAGTAGCAACTGATAAAGAGTTTGTCATCTCTTACGGAAGTAAAGATGTTTCATCACATCTAGCATTTATGTCTAAAGAATTAGTTCTCAAATCACTAGTAGCGATTACATACTAAAATTGGCTATGAGCAAAATGGCCTACGAGACCGACACAGACACTCGCGTAGATACAGATAGCGGTGACCATGACCGTTTTGCTCACTACGTTGATAAGGACGAAGTCACAGAGGCGTTGATAAATGGTTACCCAGTTATCGCCCTCTGCGGCAAAGTCTGGGTTCCGTCCCGTGACCCCGAGAAGTATCCAATCTGTCCAGTCTGCAAAGAGGAATATGAAAAGATGGGAAACCTATAGTGGTTGCTGTAATCCAAGAAGAGAAAGTTCTATCTCCTAAAGACCGTTGCGATAGGTGCATTGCACAAGCAAAGTTTTTAGTATTTCTTTCATCAGGTGAACTTTACTTTTGTGGACACCACTTCTACGAACACGAGACTGCTCTAGTAGACATTGCCTCTGACATCTTTGATGAGACAGATGTTATTCCAGCGGACCCTTTGGATACGGAAGAACCTGATACCGAAGTTTCCTAACTAACTCTTTGCGTCTTGTCTTACTGCAATTAAAGTAGATATATCGGTGCTTACGAGGTCGGTCTACAAAGTAAACATTCTCTGCCCCAAACTTCTCAATAACTTCTGCATTTGTTAATCCGTTGGCGTATGTAGCATGGTGCTGATTTTCTTTACCCTTTACCTTCGGGTCACGAAACTTTGACGACAATCCTGTGTATAAGAAGTTTGCTGCTTGATAAATAATGCCAACGTGCCCTTGAGATGTATCTGCAAAAGAAACAATAATTTCTTTGTTGAGCCTTTTCATACTGTTGGAGACTAAGTAACTCTCCCCGTTCTTAGGGACTTTATCATCCACCCATAAGCGGTTGAGTTCATAGACATTCTGGTATTCCTCTGGACCACATATTCCTCTGAGAAGAGTAGAAGATGGACTAACTCCATAAGTAACAACACCACAACATTCACTACTATCCCCAACCTTGAATAGCCCAAAGGCATGACTAACAGGGCATTTACGATGTAAGTAATGTTTTTCTACAACTATTTCCATAGCAAACTGGTAAGAAATAGGTAGGACTTCGTATTCCTCTTTGAAACCCATGAGGAACTTCTTAACTATCTGAGTCGTCGTTTACCATTGAGAAACCAAATTTTTCACATTGAAGCATAAAAGAAAAATTCTGCCCTAAAATTTCAATACTTGCATTATCAATGCTTACAAATTTGTTTTCTTTATCAACATCAAAATATGAAGGCTCTGCGTATGTTGAGGATAGTTGATTAATAAAGTGATTTACAAAAAACTCAGGAGAAAGACCCATGTCATCTGGCATAGGAGGATTAGATGCAATAGACATCCGTCCAGCAATAACTAATACCCACTCATTCTTCCGACCAGCCACATAAATATGTAGATTCCCAGTACTCGTATCAACACTCGCAATACTGGACCCCTGGAGTTCTTCATTAATCTGCTGCCAGATTTTTTGTGTTTGCTCATAACCCGCTATCATTCCTCAACTCTATCACTATACTTATATTATGAACCCTCTTGAGGAAGATAGCAATTTTAAGAAGATTGTCTATGACAACGGTTTCATTTCGTCTGACCCTGCTTTTATAGGGGAGATTCTCGATGGTATGTATAAATATATCCACGAAAAGACGAAAATCCCACATAAGGAACTTTCTTTTTATCTACACAAACTAGAGGAACTTCTAGGCTCAGAAGATATGCAATCTTTTGGGCTTGATGACATTTGCGATTGGCTGCTTACATTGAGTCAACATCCAAACAACTTATCTTAAAGTCAGGTAAGTAGTTTACAACTTGCATCCCTATGTCTAAATGTGATGTAATACATACACGACGGAAAGACATACTTCCCTGAAAGGAAAAGAAAAAATGACTAGCCCTTACTACAAGAGCAACATCACCCTACCAAAGGATGTAGTTGCAGCATTTAAAAAGATTGATGACGATGTCATCAAGCGAAATGAATATATTAAAGCCCTACGGAAAAACTCGTGGAGCCTTCAAGCCATTGCTGATGCAGCAGGTGGATTGACCCGTGAGCGAGTCCGACAGATTATTAATAATGACTACGAGAACGCAGATAAGTTACGAGCATCTGTCTCAGGACTTCCGATGCCACTACCCCCTCTTAAGCCTGTAAAGGTTCCAAGAGTTGTAATCAACCCGTCTGCCAAGACTATTTCACGATTACTCGAACTTCAGCCACAAGCGCAGAAAGTTCGCTCGCACTCCCCTAAGTATCGTAAGCAAGCAGAGGAATACACATCTCTTATTAATTACGCACTTACTGTTGAGAAAGTCAATCTTAGTAACTTGGCTCGACATCTAGGAGTAACACATGGTTCACTACGATTCCGTTTGGCACGCTATGGATATTTGAAGAACCATAACTCAGATAGCACTTGCTACAAGCCAATCTTAAAAAAGAATCGTTATGTCCTCCAGTCCTAATGAACACTCACTCAAACCTAAGTTTGGTTGGGGTCACGAAGAAGCGCTACGCAATCAAAAAGAAGCGATTGCTGTGCAAGTTGAGCAACTTGAAGTTGATTCATCTTGGCGCCCAAACGAAGTAATTAGGTATGTAGCACGACTAATTCGTAATCTTTAGTCCATCCGTCAACGAGAAAGGCTCCCTTCGGGGGGCCTTTCTTACTATAAACTGCATATATGGAACGACTAGACCACGAAGCGATAAAAGAAGCGCAAGAACAACGAGAGCAACTTGATAAGTTAGATGTTAAAGAGTTGTGGAAAAAATTAGATTTATTAATTCCAAAGGACCTAACTCAGGATTTGACAGCCTAAACAAAGAAAGGTAGCCTAGGGACAATGACAAAAAAGACCTATGAAAAGTGCTCACACTGCTCTAAAAAATTAGAGCGCACACCCTACGGAAACCCCGAGGATACTCTTCTAGTAAAACTAGATGGAGGCTACGCATCGTTTGTTGACACCATTGTTTGTAGCAGACAAGAACTTGCCACTTGGCCATTTACTCACCATCTCTGCCACGAGTGCGCCCACGAACTTATGGTGTGGCTCAATGTTCCACTCAACAAAATCAAACGCTGGCATCAAAAACAACCTGACGCTGATTACTGCGATGGTTGGTAACTAACTGCTCCCGAACATGGACTCGAACCACAATTCACCGCTCCAGAGGCGGTTGTCTTGCCATTAGACGATTCGGGAATGGAGCGGTTGACGGGGTTCGAACCCGCGACCTGAACCTTGGCAAGGTTCCGCGCTACCAACTGCGCTACAACCGCGTATTTAAATATCTCCTTTGTTATTCTTAAAATTCTCTTTGCCTTTTTCTGTCGGGTAAAAGTGCGCTTCTAAGTTTTCATCATATTCTACAGAAATTAAACCTTCTTCGTATAAACTAAGAAGTGCTTGATTTGTGTCTGACATCATTAGTTCATATAACTCAAAGTTTTTTTCTTTCATCATTTTATAATTACAGATGTAAACAATATCGCCATCTTCATCAAAGCCATCTTCTTCTAATATACCCTCTTCAATAAGATAGTCAATGTAGTCATACATATCGTCTTCATCTTCAAAGTCTCGGCCAAAAGCGTGCATACCTAATACTATCCTCTATACTAGGGATATGACCTACGCGAAGATGTTTAAAGATGACGTAAATGTCTACCCTCATACCAACGGCGGAGTTGTCTGCGCCATGTGTTATTTCTGTGACGACACAGAGCCTTACTACAAAGCAGAGTCAACTCAAGAAATGATTGACCATCTCAAGGCGCATCAGAAAATTGGGCACAAGATGCCAGATGATATTTTTGAACGTCTCTTACAAGACGACCAGCAAAACTATCCTAATCAAAAACCTAAAGAGTAACTAAATCTTTATGCTAACCCAAGTGTAGTAATTGTTCCTGAAGAGCCTCTGTATTTAAGGGCTCCTGCTTCTACATAGATAATGCCACCACCTGAAAGACTTGCAGTGGGGGCTGTTCCATTTTGCATAAGAAGTCTATCGGCGTTGATGTATTGGAAGTAGTCAATAGAACCTGTAGAACCACCAGTGCCTGAGAGGGCAACTAGGGTTGAGTTTGGTTTGTCATAAACACAGTCAATAATTGAGTAGAACCCAGAGAGACTTACTCTTGCAACGTTTGCTCCAGATGGAATAAGAATGTTTAAGTTAGATAAAGTAACAACTGTTCCAGCACTGGTAGTAACAGCATTTCCAGTAGTAGTTGATGGGAATACTAGAGAGTTAGACATTGCTAAAGTTCCAGCAGTTACAGTAGCAACTAAGACCTGTGGAGAGTTTCTTACGATTACAGTAGCAGAAGCATTACTTACAACAAGGCCCCAGATTGAGGTAGCGTTAAAAATAACTCCTGTTGCAGTAGCACCACTGATTGTTACGCCACTAGCGCATTGTAAGGAGCAACCTGTTACTTCTAGATAGCCAGTATTAGTAACAGTCATTTGAGTATCTACTGTTGAGTTGTACAGATAAACTGGTTGTGTTGTATTTACAACTAAGTTAGTCATCTTTATGCCAGTAAAGCGAGCAGTAGCAGTAACTGTTACAGTTCCAGCAATCGCTGTGTTAGCACCAAGAGCACCTGGAGCAATAATATAAACGCCCGTAGATACAGCCACGTTTTCCGTATAAGTACCTGGGTGAACAATAATTGTTCGTCTATCGGATACGCCAACGGCTGCCACAGCAATTTCCATGGCTTTAGTAATAGATGCAACTGGGTTTAACATATCTCCGTTACCAGTAGTGTTGTTTCCGTCTACTTGGCTAACATGAATCTCATAGTCATAGCCAGCAAAATTTGTTCCAGTCGCACCAGTCGCACCCGTCGGACCAGCAGGTCCAGTATCACCAGTAGAGCCGCCAGGACCAGTTGCACCCGTCGGACCTTGCGGACCAGCCACAGTGCTTGCTAACCCTCTAGGACCTGTCGGCCCTTGCGACCCCTGTGGACCAGCAACGCCTAAAGAAACTACAACATCTGAACTATCTATTTGAACTGTTACTTCGTTATTATTTGTAGTCATCGAGTCACCTCTGGTGTAACAATAAACTTTCCTTCAAGTAATCTTGTTACTTCCCCTGTTGTATTAATAAGTTCTAAATCATAAACGTGGCTTCCAGCAGGAAACCCTGCTGTAGTTACTGCACTAATAGAAATTGAAATAGTCCCAGCAGTTCCACCAAGAGTTATACCACTGCCACTCGTGAGGCTTACCAAAGTAGAATCTGATTCGTAGCGCTCTCTAACCTGCATTCTGGCAGTCCACCCCGTGATATTGACAGTATTTTTGCCAATTCTATATGTCAGGGTTCGCTGAAAAGTCGAGCCTCGCGGGCACACAAGATTTGCAATACCAGGTTTCATTGGCTCTCTTCCAAAAAAATAACGGAAACTTCCCCAATTTTACCCCACTACCCACCCTCCTACTTTCTTCTTCCGCCGTTTATAACGGAAAGGGAGCGCGAAAAAAAGCAGTTTGTATTGTATAAAACTACTTATTTTGTTCGTAATAGGTAAAAGGCTCTGATGTATAAATGTCATTTATTGCAGCAATCTCAAGAGCATCTAAGTAACTAGCCCCAGCGTAGAGAGCGCCGATGGCATACTTAGAGCCACTACCAATTCCATAGATTCCATCATCTCTCATCGAGACGGTGTTTGAATTATCTATTTCGTAAATGACTCCACGGATAGCAATAAGGAAAAGATAGCCAGCATCCTTATCATTTTTGTCCTGCTCGTAGTCGCCATCTTCAAGGCACTGACGCAGACTCGGGGATACTACTGTCACCATAAAGTTGAAAAGGTTATTCTCTCTATTAGCCCTACTTTTCTTAGGAGGCACAGGCGGGTCCCAAACGTGCTGAATGATGTCGCAAGCATCGGCGTCCCCAGAACCAGCAATTAGGTATTCACCACGCTCGGTAATTTTCTCAACCCACTTGTGGTGGTAGGGGCGACCAGTCTCACCAGTTGTTCGGCTATCAGAGGCTAGCCAACATCCCGTTTCAAACTGCATACCAATTATTGTTGTCATAGTGGTATTTCGTTTACTTTTTCTTTTGACCAGTGAATGTAGGAGCGGATGTAGACAATGGCATATGCCAGCGCCGAAAAGATAAAGCCATATTGGTCAGTAATCAAGGCATAGGCAATCCATAGGCACTCGTTAAAAAGCAGAACAAGCCAGCCCCAGATGGTCTTACGACCAACAAAGTAAATCCCGCCCACGCCAATTACAGCCAACAGCCAAGACCCATACTCCATTACCATCCCCCCATCCTACACCCCTCCCCCTCTTTTTTGCCTCTTCCTCTTATAACGGAAAGGGAGCGCAAAAAGTTGAACTTTTTATTGTATAAGTGCTACGATTTGAATATGGCGCATAAACGAATAACAGATAAAGAGTTACGCAAAAGAGGTTATATGACCTCTGACGAATTTGTAGACACACTGGTTCCAGGACTTAAGGAATACCTTTCTAAGAATTGGGGGGTTCACAACAAGAATGAACTTCACCATCCAGAGGACCTCATCTCAAATGTCTCTATTTATATAGAAGCGGCGTATCACATTATTGTTGATTTTGGTGTTGCTCCAATAGAAGAAAAAGAGGATGAAAATTGATTACGATAACTTGTATATTTCTTACTTGGTATTTGACCAAGGTTTACTACACTCGCTCTCTTACTATAAAAACTAATACTTCTTTAGAAAAGCGCGGGCTGGTAGAGGCTAAATGTTCTAAGTGCTCTCAGGTAATTGTTACCAAAGAAGAGAACCTTCGCACACCATTTTATTGCTCTGTATGTAAGTAGGAGTCGAGATGACACACGAACACGACTTTATTAAAGACCTAGACGGACAAGTAACCTGCTCTTTATGCGGAGCAATGGATGATAAAAGAACAGATATGTTTGAGAAGCAAGTGGACTTTGAATAATGGCTGACCCTAATCAGACCTCCGAACGAGGCGACTGGGTTTGTCCCTGCTCTGGATGTCAGAAGGCACGCAAAACAGCCTTTGCCGAGGTGCTAGCCCTACTCAATGCCACAGGCGACATTATGTATAACGTCCACGCTGTCAGGGAACTTATCACCCCCAAACCACCCAAACCTCGCACCTAACCTCCCCCCTTCCCCTCCTTTTTTCCGCTTCCTCCTATAACGGAAAGAGAGCGCGAAAAGTTGCACTTTTCATTGTATAGACTTACCATATTCTCAAGACAAATGACGAAAGGACTTAAAAATGGAAACACTACAAGACATCATTACAAACAAAACCTGTAAAAGCACAATTGCTGGCTGGGTTTGGTATTGCGATAGTTGCGATACCCACGGAAACGCAAACTCAAGTGGTGAAGCAGAGTATCTAGCAAAGTCACACGCAAAGTACTACTCATGGATTGATGACAATGATGAAGATTTAGACCCTCCTTCATTTACAGAGATGGATGTCTCTGAAAGAGAAAAAGAGCATAACTGGTCTTACGAATGTTTAGGCGCTACTTACATTATTGATGTAACTGAGAACATTACTTATAACTATGGAGATGACTACGAAGATAAAACTCCAAACAAACCTTATGATGTAGATAAGGCAATGTGGCTTAAAAAATACTTTGGCGTTGAGTAGTGATTGTTCGGATACCCCAAAGAGAGTTAGAAGTCTGCTACGACTTAGCAAAACATCGCTGGCTTGAAAAACGCGGAGGCACTAATCGCCCCAATTATCAAGCAGGTCTTGAAAACGGAAAGTTAGAACACGAACTTCTTGCCACCATAAGAACTATGGTCGCAGAGGTGGCAGTTGCTTATGTCACTGACCAAAAGTGGAGTGTTCCTGTCTACAGTAAGCGCTTTCACAAAGAACGAGGCAAATTCTCTGATGTTGGCGACAACATTGAAGTCCGAACAGTTCGCACCAAGGACCACGTTCCAATTTGGGAGAAAGACGCTGGCAAGGTCATCTTTGCCTGTAAAGTCCTAGACCCAGACTTCTTCTCCGAGGTGGAGGTTTACGGCTACATCCCAGCAGATGTCGCCATGCAACACGCCGAATACTTTGACTCCAGCCCAGAGATGAACGGCTGGCGTTACCCCCTCACAGCCCTCTCCGCCATTGAACCCTTCCCTCCCATTCGGGTCGCCCTCATTGACTAACGGACCCAGAGCGCAGAGGATTTGACTTTCTATTCTATAACTGCTAAACTTGTTTTTGGAGGTAAATAAGTGGCAAAAGAAAAAGACATATATGACATACAAAGATATTTTCCAAAAGATATTCCAGCAGATGTCTCTGATGTCTTAGAGATAGAAGGTGTCAGACCCATAAAGGCTGGCAATAAGTTCAAGGCTCACAATGAACGGGGATTGTTTACCTTTCTATATGTCCAAGCAGGGCAGATAACCTGCTTCGACCCTCAAGGGCAGTTCAGAGCCCTACCTATCAGTAAGGTCAAAAGGTCGGTCAATCCCTCAAAAAGAGAGAAAGCGACTAAAAATATAAAGAAAGCCAAAGTTTGACATTCTATTCTAGAGGTTTTATAATTGGGGCAACAACTACGAAAGGACGGCTATGGCCTTCATAGATACAACAGAGTTTTACGAGATTGCAGATGAAACTTGGATTCACTGCGATGCATCACAGTTTAAGTATTACTGCAAAGCACACAACGAACTAATGGGTTGCTACTACTGCGAGTTCGACTACGACAAACCTTGTGGTTGCGATGAGTAGCAATGTCTCAGCCAATCGCAGAGTAATCTGCCCTGAGTGCAAGAAAGAGATTGAAGTTCGCTCTGGCTTTGCACACTTCACACTAGTTAGACATATGAAAGAGCATAAAGAATGATTATGTTCCTATTAGGTGGTCTAACTGCCACAATTCTTATCTTTACGCTCATTTGGATAGCGTTAGGGTAAAAATCGTCCAATATGAAGGTTATGAATAGGCACCATATGTGCTTATATTCTGTATACACTTAGGTCTAAGCGTATACATATGGTAGGCTCAAACAAGCGTAAATTACGCTAGAAAAGAGGAAATGATGAATATAAACTGGAAAGCACCATTCGAGTTGGCTTTTGAACTAGGTATGTATGTTCTTGGTAGCGCTTTGCTACTAATCGTTGCTTTTGTTGGTTTGGCTTTGCTAGTTGCCTTTGGTCAAGCCTTTCTTAACTTGTTTAGAAGTGGAAAGAACAAAAAGTCAACTAAGGAGATTTTCAAGGTTGTTAAGTGACAGAAAAGAAAATCGCCTATTGCTATGCCCGAGTCTCCACCCAGATGCAGGTGGATGACGGGGTAAGCCTTGATGCCCAAGAAAAGCAACTTCGTTATGCAGCGGAGTCGCAAGGGTATGAAGTGGAGATGCTTCGTGAAGAGGGTCGTTCTGGAAAGAACATCACTGGTCGTCCTGTCTTAAAGAAAGCCTTGGATGATTTAGATGCTGGAAGAGCAGAAGCCCTCTTTGTCACTCGTCTTGACCGCCTTGCTCGCTCTACTCGTGACTTTCTTAGCATTGTTGACCGTTCACATAAATACAACTGGCGTCTAGCACTTCTTGATTTAGGTTTAGATACTGCAACTTATCAAGGACGCTTTGTTGTAACAATTATGTCTGCAATGGCAGAGATGGAACGCGGAATGATTTCGCTTCGTCAGAAAGATGTTCACCAAGATAGACGTAATAATGGCAAAGTTTGGGGAGTTGATTTGGGACCACTACCTCTTGTAAATGAAACAGTTCTTACAAGAATACAAAATGAAAGAAGTCTTGGTTTATCATATAAATTAATTGCAGATAACCTTAACAGAGACGCCATACCTACCGTTTTAAGCGGGGAAAAGTGGTATCCAGCAACAGTAAGAAAAGTTTACTTGCGTATTTCTAAGTAGTTTCTAAATATTGATAGTGTAAAATAAGCATATAAATACAGCGATTGCTGTGTGGAATAAACCTGTGGTGGGGGTATTTCCGATTGCGTAAACGCATCGTCAAAGTAAAAAGTAAACTGGCTGCCAAGAAACTTCTGGTCAGTCTTTTTGGTGCGCCAATACTTGCATTTATTATTGCAATCCTTGCTCCAGGACAAGCATATGCAGATGAACCCCCAGCACCAGCAGAACAGGTAGTAGTAAGCCCAGCACAGCAAGCAGTAAATACCGCTATAGCAACAGCAACAACAGAGGTAGCGCAAGCGACAGCGGCTAGTGATACAGCAACAGCAACTATAGCCACAGCAGTAGCAGCAGTTTCTGCTTCAAATGCAGCAGTGGACACAGCGACAGCAACAGTTGCAACAGCAGTAGCAGCCGTAGCAGAAGTATCAAATGTATCTTCTGCCGTGGAGACAGCAACTGCGGTTACTCAAACAATTACATCCACCGTGGCATCAGTTACACAAGCAGTTGCTGCGATTCCAGTAAATGCAACAACTCAAACGCCAGAGGTTGCGGCGGCGCAAACAATAGTAACGCAAGGCGTTACTACCGTAGATTCTGCAACTGCAACAGTTATAGCAACAGCAACTCCATTAATGACAGAAACGCCAACCACTGTTGCTCAGGTGGCCACTGCAATTGCGGTAGAAGTTGCACAATCAGAGACAGCATCTACATTAATTCAAGTAGCGCAAGCAGCGATAGATACGTCTACAGCAACAATAGCAACAGCAACCACAGCAGTAGCAGCAGTAACACCTGCAAGAACAGAAGCACAGACACAATTAACTCAAGCAAACGTAGCAATTAATAATGCTCAAGATGCAGTTAACGCCCTTGCAGCAACTATTGGAACAACAACAAACGTTCTTGCAAATGTAGATGACGTTGGCATTCGTATGAATCTTCCCTTTAATCTACAAATGGGCGGTGTTACTTATAACAATGTCTATGTGGGTTCTAATGCAACTATTACCTTTGGAGTAAATCAAGGCAGCACTTACCACACTACTCCTAGCGCACCGTCTATCTCTATTGCAGGATATGACTGGACTACATGGAGCGCTGGCTCTGGAGTTACATACTCAACAACTACCAACACTCTTTCTGTTGCCTGGGATGTTCGCGTCTTTCCTCTTAGAACTGCCGATACTCAGATGACACAGATTAGATTTAATGCAGATGTAAACCCAGCAGATGGCGCTTGGGCAGCAGAT